TGTGAAAGGCTGGATACAATTGAGGGATCGTTTTTATTATCCTGTTATGAAAGAAGTGCATTTAAAATTCCTGACAGCTGGGAAAAGTATCAGATAAAAACAGTTAAATCGGCGGGGTTTAATAGATGTAAAAGTATAGAAACTGTATATAGAAAAGTAAGTAAGAAGGTGATGGAGCAGGGGTTATTGTTTACATAAATCAGTAAAAAAGGGATAATAAGTGGATAATAAAATACCTTTGAGTTATTATGGTGGGAAGTATAAAATATCTAAGAAACTAATTGAATTATTCCCCCCTCATACAACTTATTGTGAGCCTTTTTGTGGCGGAGCTTCTGTTTTCTGGAATAAACCAAAAAGTAAAATTGAGGCGCTTAATGATCATGATGAACGTCTGATAATTTTTTATAGATGTTTACAAGGGGGTTCTGAGGAGTTTTTAAGAAAAATTGAATATACCCCTTATAGTGAAGTCGAATATAGAAAAGCAAATCAAATTTTAAAGAATCATAAACAACACACACAAGTAGATGTTGCGTGGGCTATTTTTGTAAGCATGAATCAAGGTTTTTCAGGTATAGCAGGAGGGGGATGGGGCAGAAGCAAAAAAGATGAACGTAATGCATTAAATTTCTTAAACAAGAAAAAAATGTTGCAACAATTTATTAAAAGATTAGAAAAAGTTTATATTAGTTGTAGTGATGTAATTCAGTGTATAGATTATTGGGACTTTGAGGATACACTTTTTTATCTAGACCCGCCTTATCCCGAGACTGATCAAGGTCATTATTCTGGATATTTAATGCAGGATTTTAATATATTGTGTGAGAAGTTGAATACTATTAAAGGTTCTTTTTTATTATCCTGTTATGAAAAAGCAGCGATGAAAGTTCCTGATAATTGGGAGAAATATCAGATAAAAACAGTTAAATCGGTGGGGCCAAACAGATGTAAAAGTATAGAGACTGTATATAGAAAAGTAAATGAAAAGATGAAAAGACAAATTTTCTTTATATAGAAACAACAATAGATAGGAGGGAAAACATGTTTAAAAAATGGAAAGATATTGAAAATAGTTGTAAAGAGAAAATGATTAAAAAATTTTTTAATACGTATACTTTTGAAGATGAAATTTTTCAAGTGACAGAAAAAATTCATGGTAGTAATCTGTCAATTATCTTTTACCCTGACGGGCATAGAGAATATGCTAGACGTAGCGGAGTATTAAAAGATGAAAACTTTTATAATTATAAAGAAGCCTTTAAAAAAGAAAACAATCCTGACCTTTATATTTTTCTTAATGCGATTCAACAATTTGCAATAAAAAATGGACAGATAATACAACTTATAGGAGAGCTTTTTGGTAAAGGAGTACAAAAGGGAATTTATTATGGAGAGGGAATTTATTGGCGCTGGTTCGGTACATACGCAAACGAAGAATTTCTAGCAGTAGAAGATGAGGAGCTTTTGTTGAGTAAAATCGAGGATTTAGGATTTGATGTGTATCCGGATAAAATTAGAGTGCCGCTTCTCTGTTTATTTTCTAATATAAGTTCAGCTAAAGATTTTATAGATCAAGTAAAACAAATAGACTTGGAGAAAGATAGTTTATTAACTCCTCCAGGATATAACAAAAAGAACATAGCTGAAGGTGTTGTTATACGACCTTATAATCGAAATTATGCGATTAATCATCAATGGTTTCTTTTTAAATATAAGCATCCAAAATTTGAGGAAATTATAATGGGAAAAAATAAAGCAAAGAAGCCTAAAGTTAAGGTTTCAGAGAAAGTACAGAATATAGCTCAAGAAATGTGTAGATATGTAAATGAGAACAGGACAGAGAGCCTCTTTTCAAAAGAAGGAGAAATACAAGATGAAAAACAGATAGGAGAATATATCAAATTATATTTAGAAGATATATATAAAGATTGCCTTTTAGATTTAAAAGATTTAAAAAAAGAAGAAAAAAAGTATATTAATAAACAGATGACAAACTTGATAGTAAAGGAATTGAGAAGATGTTTATAGAAAATCTTACGATTGAGAACTATGGCGCATTAAAAAATGCGATGTTAGAATTTCAAAAAGGATTCAATATTCTTAGTGGTTCTAATGGGGCAGGGAAGTCACATATTATTAGAGCATTAGCATATCTCATTCTTAATCACAATGAAGGTAAAATTGAAGATGATTTAAATTGGCATAGTAATTCTTTTACTATCCAGACTAAGATTAAATATGGTGGGAAAGATTTTATAATTAAGAATCATTATGATGGAAAAAATGTATTGAAAGAGTTAATAATTTCCTCTAATGGAAATAAACAGCAGTACAGCGGAAATAAAGATGTAGTGGACGTACTTTCACAATATTTTGATCCTACTTATTCTAAACCGGCTCTTATAGCTTTTCAGGGTGAAATGGATGTAGTAACAGCAACTCCTGCTAAAAGACGAGAGAGTTTAAAAAATATTTACGATTTGAATTTTCAAAAAGAAATTCAGCAATTAGAAGATGAAAAAACGTCATTAGAATTAAAAGTACAGGAATTGGAAAAGCAGATAGCAATTCTTGAAAGTAAAAGCTATAATTTATATAAAAAAGAAAGACTCCCTTTTAATGAGAATACATATAAAGAAAAAGAAACAGATGTTAAAAAATTACAAAGTAAGAAACAATCTTTAGAAAATGAGATAAACGATTTTGAATCAAAATTACAAAATGTTAATCGATTTAAAAGTTTTTATGAAAGTAAAGAAAGAGAAATTAAAGAATTATTGGACAAGAAAGATATTTTGCAAAGTAAGATAAACGAATTAAAAAATGTTATAACTAATCCCAATTATAATGTAGTAGATAAATTAAAAAAACAAATAGATGATATTAAACTCGAAAGGATTAAAGAGGATTTCGATATAAATGTTCTTAATTCTAAAAAAGAAAAACTTTATGAAGAAAAAAATGAGCTTAAGAATATAAAAAAGAATATAGAATTGGTGGAAATGGGTAAGTGCCCGACTTGTGGAGCGGATTTTTCTAATGTCGATATAAATGATTATAAGAGACGTTATGAAGAAAAAGAAGAAATAGTAAGCGCCATTAATAAAGAAATAGAGGCTATTGAGAAAGATTATAAAACTTGGCAGGAGAAAAAGAAAAAAAACGATAGAAAGAAGGAATTAAAAAATAATTTAATTAATCAACTTAAATATGAAGAAAAGAAAATAGAAGATGTTATTAACAGTAGTAAAGAAAGTTTAGAAGAAAGAAGTAATGAATTAGTTAATGTTAATAAAAAAATAGAAGATTATGCCGAGGAAAAGGAAGTTTTAAAAAAAGATTTACAAAAGGAGCTTGATCAACTACCAGATGAAGCAGATATAGAATCTAAGAATAAGCAAATTGAGGATATAAAAAACAAAATTGATTTAATAAGCCGGGAAATTGAAGAATATAGAACAGTTCTTAATAAGAATAAATGGATAGAGGAAGAAAATAAAAAGATACTGAAACAAAAAGATGAGGATGAAAAATTAAAGCAAAAGATTAATAAAGATCATGATCATTTATTGAAAGAAGTAAACGAATATAAAAAATCTGTAGATATTCTAAAAAAGGATTTTCCTAATTATATAATAAACGAACTTAAAAGCGATATAGAAACAGGAATGAATGAAATACTGGATAAAGCATATAACGGAAGATATCATGTACAAATAAAAGAAAATCGCAGTGGACTTTCTATTGTATATGGAAACGATAAAGAAATAAAACTTGCAAGCGGAGCAGAAAAAAATTTATTTACCATAGGATTTAAGAATGCATTTACGAGGCTGGCAGGATTAAAGGTACTTTTGTTGGATGAATGCGATAACTTCATGGATGAAGATATAGCGAAAAAGACCTTTGATGTTCTTCAGAATCTTATAGAACAAGAAGCACTTAATCAGGTTATTCTTATTACTCATAAGCAGAGTGTTAAAGAATTACTGGAGGGTGATTATAGAGCTAGAGTTTTTGAAGTAAAAAATGGTGGGGCATTTTTACTTGAATGACAAATTTTTAAAATAACGATTCCGATAATACTCTTATGCTATATAGTGAATTTTTTAAAAAAAGTATATTTTTTTATTAAAAATTTGGATAAAGAAATATATATTAGACATATAAACGAATAAATTAAAGGAAGAAATGGTGAATATTAAAAAGCAAAAGTTGATAATGTTGAAAGGGCTCCCCGCATCTGGAAAAACTACTTGGGCAAAGGAACAAATTTTAAAAGCCAATGGATCAATAAAAAGAGTTAATAAAGACGATTTAAGAAAGATGATCGATATATCTCAATGGAGTAAAGAAAAAGAATTACATATCCTAAGGATTAGAGACACGATTATATATTATTACCTCAGTAACGGGTATTCAGTAATTGTAGATGATACAAATTTGAATCCATATCATGAACAACGACTCAGACGAATTGTAAGCGAGTATAATAGTAATGTCAGAGAGCATTCTGTTGAGTTTGAAGTTAATGATTCTTTCTGTGATGTTGATTATCGAGAATGTATTAAAAGAGATTTGATAAGAGGAAAAGAAGCGGTGGGAGAAAAGGTTATCATTAATATGTATAGAAAATATTTACATAAGGCACCCGTTCTTATTCCTTATAAAGTTGAATTACCCGACTGTATTTTAGTGGATGTTGATTGGACTCTTGCTATTCATGAATACCGTGATCCTTTTGATTATTATAAATGCACAGAAGATAAATTAAATACACCAATTGCATCTTTAATAAACGATATTCAAAATCGACATTCACTATCGTATACAATGATTGTAACAGGTAGAGAGAATATAAAGTATGAATCGGGAGTAACAGTTTGGGATTTAACAAGTGAATGGCTTAATAAAAATCATATTCGTTATGATAGAATTTTTATTAGAGAAGAAGGAGATCATAGACCTGATTGGATGGTAAAAAAAGAAATGTTTGAAAAGCATATTAAGGATAAATATAACGTGTTATATGTTATAGACGACAGAAGGCAAACTATAGACATGTGGCGTAAAGAGGGATTGACAGTACTTGATGTAGCTGGTCACGATTTTTAAATGAGGAAAAAAAATGAATCTATATTTACAGAATTTTTTAATTGAGCATCCCAACGATTGGAAGGAAATATTAAAAGAAAAACCTTATGCATTTAAAGTTATAGAGAAAGACGATTTAGTATTATTTAAATATAATCAGATAGACAGTGATTTTAATATTCCTTTAGTACAGGAGGCACGAGGAATTGTATTTGATAAAAGCGATTGGAGTGTTATTAAGCACCCTTTCCATAAATTTTTTAACTATGGAGAATCTAACGCAGCCGTTATCGATTGGGGATCAGCTAGTATACAAGAAAAAATTGATGGCTCTCTTATCGCATGTTATTTTTATAAAAATGAATGGATGATATCGACTAACGGAACTATCGATGCACGAGATGCAAGTTTACAGTTTCCCGTTCAATTAAATAAAAAGAAAAAAATAAACTCATTTTACGATCTTGTAGTTTATACACTAGAACAAATGTTTGGACGTGATTATATTTTTGGAGTTTTCCAGAATATAGATAAAAAGTCAACGCATCTTTTTGAAATAGCAACCCCAATTAATAGGATAGTTGTCCCCTATAAGGATTTTAAAATTTATTACTTATGTTCAAAGGTAAATAGTACAGGTATCGAATATTACAGTAAACCATTACTTGATAGATTCCCAATTCCGAAAGTATATTCATTTAATTCATTGGAAGATTGTGTTAAAGCAGCTAAAGAATTACAATATGATAGTGAGGGCTATGTAATAGTGGATAAAAACTGGAATCGTATTAAAATTAAGAGTCCAGCATATATAGCTGCGCATCATTTAAGAGGTGAAGATGTCGTAACAGATAAAAAATTACTCAATCTTATTCTTGCTAATGAAGGGAATGAATTTCTTACGTATTTCCCCGAGTTTAAAGATGCCTATAATAATTTATATAATAGACTTTTACAGTTAAAAACAAGAATGGGGGCGGATGCAAAAAAGCTTGAAGAGATGCAGAAAGGGAATAAATCAAGAAAAGAAATAGCTTTATGGGCTAATAAAGAGTGCGTTATACCTGCGTTTATATTTCAATTGCTTGATAAGAAAATTGAAAACATTGATAATTTTATATATAATAAATGTAAAGTAGAAAAACTTTTAGAGTATATAAAATAATATCTTATAGAGGGGGGGATATAAGATGAGAATATTTAATGACAGGGTATACGGATTAGAAACTTCTATTGTTGCTAGTGGATATCCGATGCGAGATGTAGTAAAAGAATTTACTCCTGTTCTTTTAGTTAAAGATTCTATAAGGGCTAGAAAACTTGGAAGATCTAAAAGTAATAGTGGGCATGACTGCTATTTAAAAGGTATCGTAGTGCAAGCCGATATAGAGTTTCCTCTGTATTGGCTTAAACAGTTTCAGCGATATCATTTCGTTGATATAGTATCAAGTCAATCAACAATGCATCGGATTCTTAGTATGAACATAAAAGAACATTGCAATAAGTGGGTAGATGAAGAAGTAATAGATATAGTGAACAAATGGATAACATTATACAATGATTTTGATAATAAATTACAAGAAATTAATAATAATGAAAGATTAACATTTAAAGAAGCATCTAATATACGCCCTCAAGATAAAATTTATATAGAGGACAAAAAAAAAGGGGGGGGGGTGATTGGTATTCTAAAGAAGATATTTATATGAAAATAATATCAAATTTGCCTAGCGGATTCCAGATGGTTATGCGTATTACTACTAATTATTTACAATTAAAAACTATTTACCGGCAGAGAAAAAATCACAAATTACCAGAATGGCGTATATTCTGTGATTGGATTTTATCATTGCCGGAATTTAAAGAATTAACAGGAGTTCCTTGATGTGGATACATAAATTTGTTTGGTATAAAATAACTTGTATTTTTAAAGAAGTAAAATGGTTTTTTCAAAAGTTGCTTAGGGGGTATGATGATTTGTACTTGCGGAATTTTTATTCTTCTTTTGTAAAAGAAGTATATCCTAAATTTAAAGCCTTTGCAGAAATGGAAAAACGGGGAATAGCAACATGTTATTTTGAAAATCCTAAAGAGACATGTCATGATGACGAGAGTTTTAAAATAGCTTTTAAAAATTATAATAGTGTATTGAAGAAAATACTATTTGCTTTTGAATGGGTATTATATGATAATGAGTTGTGTGATAAAAAATTTAAGAAATATTTTGAAGAGAAGTATGGTAATCCGTATGAAAAGATTGAATCAAATCGACATGAACCGTTAACATATACATTAATAAGTAATGATGGTACACGAAGGAAAGAGTATCTTTTTGATGATAAACCGTTTTATTATAATAGAAAAATGATAAAAGATTTTAATGATAAAGCTGAAGAGGGATTTAAACTTTTTGGAGAATATTTATTTACCTTTTGGGATTAAAAAATTTATAAAGGCGGTATACTGATGAATCAAAAAAACAGTGTAAAATTATTTAAGAGATTTACATTTTTTCATCCTGAAAAGAGGTTGACTGAAAGTCTTATGGCATTTGGATTTGAATGTGGGGATGGGTGGTTTAATATTATTTGGAATTTATGTGAGAAAATAGAAGAGGAACTTAAGAATCATTCAAGATTAGATGATTTTGTAGTGTTGCAAGTAAAAGAAAAATTTGGCATGTTACGATTTTATACAAATTTTGAAATTGGAAAAATGAGGAAATATATTGAAGAAGCTGAAAAAGAATCTGCTAATACATGTGAAATTTGTGGGAAAAAAGGAAAATTGAGAGATGATTTAGGCTGGATAGTTACGCTGTGCGATAAGCATTATAGTGAGAAATTAAACAAATGCTAAGAATTGTGGTATATGTTAATAAAGATAAAATAGACGAAATACGAATTCGTAATACAATGATTAAGAATGATAAAGGCGAAAATAAGTACATTTTAACTATGCCAAAAGGATACGGGAGTATTGAAGTATGGCATGATAGAATTAAGCCTTGGCATATACTTGTAGAAAAAGTGCTTTATGAATTGAATAAGACAAATTATAATAATATTATAAATAGAACGGCAGATAAAATAATTCGATATGTCAGGTATCAAGAAAACAATAAAAAAAATAAAGGGAATTGATATATTTACTAATATTTTGTGAATAAAGAAATTTATGAATATTTGTCTCCATACCTATCAGATGATAGTAGTATACTTTTAAAAGAAGGCTATCTAGATGATAATATTAATGATATTCTTGATTATTTACAAGTATTGCTTACAGATACGTCAATTCCTGATAACGTTAAAGCCTATAAACTTAGGAATCTATGGCAATTATTCTACAGGATAAGACCTCCTACGGTAGAAGAGTTTCTTACTCCAAAGTGGATAGGCGTAATCGCAGACAAGATATATCCACAAGTAAAGGAGGCATTTAAACAGTACATGCAGCCATTAAATGGAAAAAGGGTATTGGCGTTAAGCACCTGTATTGGATGGGGAAAAACGACCCTGTCTACACTTATAGCAACATATATTGTTGTTCATTTGCATTATATGAAAAATCCGAAACGATTTTTTAATCTCAATGAAATAGGGGCTATTGTAATTGCTCTTATGAGCTTCACACAAAGGAAGGTAAACCAGTTATTACTCCAGCCATTTTATACCTTGTTGAAATCTTCTCCAATGTTTGAAAGGGTATGGAGGGAGGACAGACTTGAAATTAAACAGAAAGAAATCGGTGATAAAAAAATAGCCTATACAAGTGCGGGTAGAATGGGCGCTTTCCAATTTAGTAGAGATATTCATATAACAATTGCAAGCAGTAGAGAAGATTTGCTCGGTATGAATATTATCTTAGGAATTGTTTCAGAAATTTCCTTTTGGATTAATCGTGGAATAGCTATTGAGGAGATTTGGGGGGCGTTTTCGGATATGAGAGAAAGAGTTAACTCACGATTTGCTCATCGATATTTAAGTGGAGTTATATTAGACAGCTCCCCATTAGATCTTTCTACATCCCCTATTGATAAGTGGATTTATGAGGGGGACGCTCAAACCGATCCTGAAGTACTCATCATAAATGCTAAGCATTGGGATATGTTTCCTGAAAAATACCCAAAGTGGCAGAAAACAAATCAAACTATTCCGGTTTTTAAAGGAGATGCAGCGAGGCCTCCAAAAGTATTAAATGATGAAGAGTATGAACGATATGCAAAAGAAGAGATAATAGAATTCCCGATTGATATGGTGGAAGCATTGAAAAACTCAACGGGGTTAAAAAGAGTAGTAGCTGATTTTGCAGGATGGCCTGCAGGAAGTCTTCCAAAGTTGATAGATGATAAAAGAGTGGTTGAAAATATTTTTACAAATAAACTTAATAATGTTTATACCTCTATTGTAGCGCCGGACGATAAAGACCCTGAAAAATTAATATGGTACAAAGTAAGGGACTTGTTCTTTATTAAATCAGGACGTTGTTATGAGTTTTATAGGGCCCCTCATGCATTACGTACAATTCATATTGATTTAGCTGAAAGCGGTGATATGGCTTGTATAAGCATGTGCCATTTAGAGATTGATATTGATTCGGGTTCAAATATTGTAGTAGGAGATTTTACGATACCAATATCCCCCGAAAAGTCTAAAATAAATCTTGACGCTGTATGCAATTTTATACTCGATTTAAAAAAAGAAGGGCATATAAGTTTTTATAAAGTTACTGCAGATCAATATCAAAGTAGTGCTCTTTTACAAAGATTAAAACGGAATAATATAGAAGTTGACAAATTATCAGTTGATAGAGATACCACTCCCTACAGAGTGGTTATTAGTTGGATATATAATAATAGAATCAGAATTGGAAGAAATGTTATTCTTAAGAATAATTTACTTTCACTTGTTGAAGTAAAAAATGAAAGGGGGAGAACAAAAATAGATCATACTAATGGTCGAATGGTGTATGAAGATAACGGTGATTGGAACAGATCATTAATGGGAATAAATGCAAAAGATGCAAGTGACAGTTTTGTTGGTAGTGCTTATACTCTTATAGCAGAACTTGAAAATTCTATTCCACAATACACTTGGAGAGATGAACAATCTTTACAAAGTGATCAAAATGATGAAGATGTAGTTGATATGCCTATATTAGAAGAGTTACGTAAGAAGTTTAATTATATTTACTCTGATAATTAAATTTTTTTATAAAAAAATTTATATTTTATATACGGGAGAGTTATGAAAGTAAATAAAGAAGGTAAAGAAATATTAGAAAGAATACATTTAATATCGGGAGTTAAAAAAGATGATGTAATTAGTGTATTGGAATCGTTATCGATTCTTATTGTTTTAAACTATCTTAATAATGATGATACTTATATCCCATTTATTGGAAATTGTCATTTAGAATATAAAGGTGATAAAGTAATAGATGGGAAAGCAGAAGCTGTAGTAAAATGTATCTTTAGTGTAGATGATTTTCTTCTCCGTAACATCGGCCAAATAGAAGATGGTATTTCGGTTGATGCAGAAAAAATTCTTAAAAGGAAGATTTACTCTACATTAGGCGAATATCTAAACAAGGAGTAATAATTAAAAATTTTTAAAGAAAAAGAGATACTTTTGAAAAATGAAACTACCGAAATTTAGACCTTGTGTAAAGTGTGATAACGGATACATATATAGTACAAATTCATTTAATGAACCTGTAGTTACAATTTGCTCATGTTTACAGAAATATCAGTATCAAATAAATCTGTTACAGAAATTAGAAAAAGCCAATATATTTCCTTCTCAATTTCTCTTGAAATATGATATAGATAACGATTATATCGGGCCTGATAAACAAGGTAATATACCAAAATTGAAAAAATTTATAAGGGAATTTAAGGACACTTTTTATGATAAAACTCTGTATATATACGGAAAAGTTGGAACTCAAAAAACAACAGTTGCTAATTGGATAGCAAAAGAGTTGATAGAGAAAGGCGTAAGTGTTTATTTTACTTTTTTAAATGATTTAATAAAAGAATTGCAAGAAAATACTTTTAGTGAACTTGATTTGGAAGATAAATACTATGATTGTGATTGTCTTATTATAGACAGAGCTTTTGGTAGGGATAAAGTTACCATTTATAAAAGTGGATATCAAATTCCGTTCTTAGATAATTTCCTTCGTAGAAGAATAGATCAATTAAATAAAGCAACTATTATTATATCAAATGATGCAATAGAGAATATATCTAAGAATGGATTTAACGAGGATATTCAAAGTTTGATCGAAAGAAAAACGAAACCGATTAAGTCAGTTTTTCTTTTTGAAGATTATTATGGAATTAAAGATGATTTTGGAACATTAAAGTTATGGGAATAATATGAACGAAAAAAGTATTGTTTATCTTGAACAAAATATATTATCGTGTTGTATTGAAAATCCTAGATATATTTTTGATATTGATAGTAAGTTTTTTTTATCCGAAGAAGGGGCTGAGTTATTTAAAACATTTAAGAATCTTTATATTCGGGATTTACCAATTAATAAAAGAAATATTTTAATTGATTTAAGCAAAAAAAATAAATCAATACAAGAAACTATTATTGATAGTTTATTTGATCTTAATGTTGAAAAAGATGAGTCAAATTTTCAAAAATACCTTAAAGATTTAAAAGAGCAACGATTTAAGTTTAATGTTATAAAACAAATAATTCCTAGTATGCTTAAAGAAAGCTCTAAAGCAGAGGTTTCAATTGGCGAAATAACCGAACTTGTTCAAAGTATACAAGAAGAACTTTATGAATTAAATAAGAAAGAAACAAAGTTGTATACTCCTGATCGTATGTTTAGTGATTATGAATTAACTTTGTATTCAAGGCAGGATACTGTATTTGATTATAGTACAGGCGATAGTTATTTAGATAGCATGCTATTAGAAAAATTCCAACCAGGAAGAATAACAACAATATTTGGCCCTAGCGGAGTGGGTAAAAGTGCTTTTGCCTTATTTCTTGTAAATAGACAGATGCATAAGATGATTCCTAGTATGTATTTCACTCTTGAAATGACGTACGAATCTACTATGGATAGATTAGTTGCACAAATATTAAATATTCCTGTAAAAGAACTATACCCACAAATATATAGTAGAGATAACATTGAAGAGGTAAATCATTCAATTATTCAACAGGTAAGAGAGTTAAAAGAAAGATTTAAAGATTCGCAATTTTTTGAGCTTATTGAAGAGGATTCTTTGTACATTCATAATATTGAATCACTGATACGGGATTTTAAAGTTAAAAGTAAAGTTGATTATGTAATCGTAACGATTGATTTGTTAACTATGTTAAAAGAATTTAACGAGGGAAGTAAAAGTAAAGCGGATAAATATGAAGATGCTATGAATTTATTACATGAGATGGCAAGAAGAAATAATGTTCATATAGTGGGGGTAGTGCAGGGAAGAAGACAGAATGAAAGAGTTAATATTACAAGCATAGATCAATTAGAAAGATTTAGACCCCAATCACAAGAAATAAAAAATTCGGGGGCTATTTATGAAAGATCACGAACAATATTGGGCATATTTAGAAAGAAGCACTTTGCTAATTTATATCTTCCAAATGATCCTAATACATCTATAATGCCAGATATAATGGAAATTGATATTTTAAAACAGAACATGGGGGCAACAGGACGTATAAACTATTTGTTTGAACCTGAAACATATAGATTTATGAAAATTGTAGATAATGTAGAAGAGATAGAAAATTCAGGAGAGGGAAATGAAGATATTAGTTAAAAAATTTTTAAAAAAAATTTATATTATAATTAAAGAAAAATCTTTTTAAGGAGTGTAAAAATGAATAATTTTAATTCTGTACAAGGACTTGATCTTAATCAAGTCAAACAAAGTATAGCGTTTCCTATTTCACGTATGGATTTAGTAACAGAAAATCCACATGAGGAAACAAAATTTCAACTAGTACGGAGGGAAGATACGGGGAGGAAGTTAGGTATTATTAGAAAAAATCATCCCACTATTCCATATCCGGATGTTATGGATTGGCTTACTGCTGAATTTGATAACGCTGAAGTAGTATATAAACTTCGAGATTCGGTAGTAAAAAATGATGGGTCATTATTTCAAGAATATCTTTTTGATTACAATATTGAACCGCCAGATGGTGAGGATATCTCCCCTCTTGTTATAGTAAAATCAAGTTACGTAGGCCCCCCGCTTGATATATACTTCGGCACCTATCGATTTGTGTGTAGTAATGGAGTAATAACAGGGGAAACAATTGAAAAAATTCACATTAATGCACGATCCTCCGATATTCTTAATTCATCTATTCGAGATGATATAAGAGTGTCCTTAGATAAATTTGAAAGAGTAGCGGGGCTGTATAAAAATCTTACTCATGAAAAATTTAATCCATATCTTAATGCAGTCATTGCCAATATGTATATTTCAACTGGAGTTAAGAAAGTAATTCTTAAAGAACTTCAAAAACAAGGCAGTGTTGAATTATTAAAAGAAAAAATTAAAGCTGAAGACTTTAATGAAAATTTTAGAGAAAATCTATTCAATATAATAAATGAAATTACCGCATGGGAATTTTACAATATTGTAACTAATATTGCCACAAGAAAGAGTAATACTGTAGCGGCTCGATTAGGAAATTACATAAATATTTCTAAGGTATTTAGAATTTAAATAGAATTGGGGATGCAATTGGTTCGACTGTTAAAATAACACGGGGAGAGATACGATGCTCTCCCCGTGCTTTAAAAGACGACTTTAACTAGGACGAGGGTTCAAGGCCCTCCATCTCCAAAAGTAGAGAAGTAATATGGTGTGTTTAGAGGATAAAGATAAAGATACTGCACTTACAAAAGTGGCGATAGGATTTACTCAAGCCGGCAATACTTTAGGAACTACTTCAGATATGGAGGAGTTAACATTGGAGGTGGAAAGTCAGTATGGCGATATTTCTAAGGGGGGACTTTTTTTTGTTCTAAGAACTAATACAGGATGGAGTTTTGATAATATTAACGATATTGAACAAACGATAAGAAAATTATGGAGTAAATTAAAAAATATAAAAATTTAAATTTTTAAATAAAAAATTGAACCACATACTAATATATTGTAAAAGGTGGTTTTTATGCTTAAGGCGATTGTAACAGGATCAAAAAATTTTAGTGATTATAAATTTCTCGAGGATATAATTGATGAAGTTTTATTTGAGATATACGTTTTTTCAAAAGGATTTAATTATGTTGAAATAGTGTCAGGAACATCTTCTAAAGGGGTTGACAGTCTTAGTGTACAGTATGCAAAGAGTAGAAATTATCAAATTAAACAATTTCCAGTACAATGGGATTTATATGGTAGAAGAGCGGGAATATTACGCAACAATGAAATGGCAAAGTATTTATACAGAAATATATACGAGCACAAAGGGCTTGGAATTTGTATATGTTTTTGGGATGAAAAAAGTAAAGGCACTGCCAATATGATTGATACTGCAAAGCAGTATAATATTCCTACTTATGTAATAAATTATAATTCCCTAGAATGGGATGAGGAGGAAATATAATGGGAGATAAGGTGAAACTTAATGAAAAAGAAATAACTCGAGAAGAATTAGAAAAAAAGAAAGAAGAGATCGCAAACATGTCAGGAGCTCGAATAGTTGAAGTCCGACCCGGAGAATTCAAGATTAGACTTTACGATTAATTTTTTTTTAAAAAGGAAATCAGAAAACATGGAAAAAAAAGAAGAAAAAAATAGAATAAAAAAATTTGAAAATGATCCGCCTAAAAATTTATATTCTAGACTTGCATATCGATACCTTTTTAATAGATTAAAGACGTATATTCGAATTGTTATGGTGCATAAAAAAACTGAAGAAGAAGCAAAAGCTGAAATATATCGACATCTTGTTCGCTATATGCTTAAAATACAAGAATGTATAGATCAATTTGAAAAGGATTTAGAAAATTTATTAGAGGATGGCGACAGAGTTTATTTTCCATTAGAAGAGGAATGTATAGAAAAGACGAATGGCAAAATTCAAATAGTTTCAGTTGGAAAAGATCAAATTCATAAATGGGTAAAAACTTATAAAAAAAATGAACAATAATAAAAAATTATCATAAAATGTATATATTAATATTAAAAATAAAACGGGGGTATCTAGAAATGAAAAGAACGTTAAATGAAATAACCGCAATCATTAAATTAAAGACCGATTTTGAAAAACTTAAAGCATTATTTATATTGTTGAATATCGATTTTGAAGTTGCTGGCAATAGTCTGCGCATAGAAAATAGAAGATTTGATTTTGGACCAAAAACTGGAGATTTAACTAATATTGAAGATTGTGAATGAAAAAAAGAAAGATAGGAGTTAAAATAATATGAAAAATAAAATTATCATATTCGGTGATGATCATATTCGATATGATGAGCCTTTCTTTAGCGCTAAAAAAGATTATTTTCAATGGGTAATACAGCAAGATTTTAATAATAAAGATAATATAGCAATTCATGTTGGGGATTTGTTTCATAGTAATCATCCAACTCCTCGTGAGTATGATTTAGCGTATTGGTTTTTACAAAAGTTAAGATTTTCTAAAGTATTTATTCTCTCGGGAAATGGTATACATGAATATAACAGAGTAAAAGAGACGTATGCTATAAAACCTCTTGATAGAATAGATAATGTAGAAATTATTATTAAACCACAGGAATCGAAGTTAGGTAATCTTAATATTTTATTCCTTCCATGGATTCCAAGTCGTTATTATAATGACATGACTATGAGGGAGTGGTATGAAGGTCTTCCAGAGAAAGAGTACGATTATATATTTGGACATTTTGCTCACAAAGAATTTTACGGAACTGAAATTGATATTTCCCAATTAAAAGGGAAAAAAAGAATGGGGCATATCCATGTGCCTGATGATGAGTATGTTGGAGTAAATACAATTACAAGAGCAGATGAAAAAGGAATACATTGCAGGCTTAATTGTATTGATATGTTTACAGGAGAGGAAGAACTTATCGAAATTCCCAAATTTTTAGACTATTATGAAGTAGAATACCCAAATAAATTGCCGGATAATATAGAAGCTCGATATTCGATATGGACGGTTACTAATGCTCCATCAAAAGAAAAAGCTGAACAGAAGTACAGTTACATTTATATAAAGAATATTGTTCTAGATAATAAAAGTTTGTCCAGGAGCAATAATAAAAATACTAATATAACAGGAAAAAAAGCGTCAATAAGGGAATATTTTGATTTCTTTATACAGGACTATGGAATAAGTAAAGAAATAGAAAAAAAATTAAGGAGTGTTATATGATTGACATAAAAATAAGAGACGTGGAATTAGAGTTAACAGAGAAAGAGGCCTGGAATTTATATGATAATTTAAGTAAATTTTTTAAGGAAAAAGAAATGGGAAGTTATAAAAATTTATCGGATACTTCAAAAGATAATGAATTAAAGGTGGATTTGGAATGTTGGGGAAGCTCGAAAAGTCCATCTGTAAATTTGTATATTAAATAGCAACTATTAAGAGGGGAGGCATTAAAAGTTATTTATGAAAGTATGTAGAGATTTTGAAGTAGGAAAGACAGCATATAGCTATAAATGTAAAATATGTGGATTAAACGAAGACCTTTACTATCACATGGACGAGGAAAGACCAAAGAGCTATCAATGTCCTATGTGTAAAACTAAAAATTCAATGTACAGAGTATATGGGAATAATAAAATTATTATTCCATTTCAATGGGGGACTACAGATAACGAGATAAAATTTGATAAAAGGCCGAGTAGAAGGAAACAATATTTTTGATAATTACTAATATGGTATGTATTAAGATTTAGTAAAAAAAAGAGGAAATATGGCAAATAATAGCATAATTGATAAGCTAAAAAGTATATTTAATATTTCCAGTGTAAAGACAAATAGTGGCAATCAGAAAAGGGTGCATCCAGGATATAGAGATGTTAAAACTGGGAAAATAAAACCGGTTAAGTTCCCCGACGACATATTACGTCTTTATGATTATTGGTTAAAGGATACATTTGAAACTTCATCTTCACTTAAAAATAGACTTGAAAGGTATGCGGCTTTATCTTATGCTTATTATAATAACACTATTTTTTCAAAAGCTGTTAATCTTTATGCCGATGAAACTGTACAAAGTGATGTAAATGATGAAATATTAAGCGTAGAGGCTGATAAAAAAGTAAAAAATTATATATATGATTTTCTAGATAAGTTGGGAGTTAGAGAAGGGCAGAAATTGTATGACGTGGCCCATAATTTGGTATTATATGGCGACTCCTTTTGGATAAACTCAATTGATTATAGAAAAGGAAGCGGTTATACAGATAGTACTCCTGTAAATGTAGAGGATATATCAGATAGAATTGAATTTAATGCATCTAATGTAGCAAAAGATCAGAGAAGAAACAATAAGTTTCTTATTCATATTCAAAAAGATACTCGTCTTAATATTATTTATAAAATGCTGCAAGATACGAAAGAAAATAATGATTATTCTCAATTTTTTAAATCTTATCTATTTGGTTTTTGGTTATCAAATAAAGTTTATTTGCCTCCTTGGAATGTTAGCCATTTTAGAATGTTTACTACTATGAATGAATTTGCTCCTTTCGGTAGACCTGTTATGATTAATTGTTTAGGCCCATATAGACAACTTCAAGCCGGGAAAAATCTTATGGCATTAGCAAGACCTTATAATTTCCCAATCAAAAAATTTGAAGTAAAAGTAGATGAAAATATGGATCAAGGAGATATATGGGAGGTTGTTGATGAAGCTAAAAGTGAGTATCACAACCTTGGTTATAGTGAAACTGATAAAGAACAGTTCGCTATGGGTGGTGAAGTGTGGCTTCCTCAAGGCCTTTTAAATATGGATAATATTGAAAGCAGAATGGATCTTGATGCTATTGCAGATATTGAAATGCTGCGAGATGATCTTATCATGGGTACGGATATTCCCAAGGGGTATCTAATAGTAGATAGGGCGAGCTTTGGTACAAGTGGTCAGGCTTTATTACGACAACATAAACCATTTGCACGTTCAGTGTTTAAGATCCAAACAGTTATTCTGGAACAAATTTCACAATTAATCCGTTTACAATTTGTAATTAGTAATGATTTTGATTATGATACGCCTTTTGAATTAAGTATGCCGTTTCCTGAAGTTGAGGAGAGTAGTGATAGATTAAGGATGAAGAGTGATACGCTTAGACTTGCCAAGGACGTACTAGATAACATAGGGGATGCAATAGGTCTTGAACGAGGAGAGGCGCTGCCTCCCGATGTTGTAAAAGCAGTGTTTTCACAAATTTCATTTCTGAATGATGATGATATAATAAAATGGATTGACGATACAATAAAAATGCAACAGCAAAAGCCTGATGAAGGAGAGGAGTCTAAAGACTATATGTTTGAAAGTAAAAAATTTGCAAATAGGAATAAGATACAGGAACGTTTGACTCCGAAAACAATACGTGAATGCTGGAATAAAGCTAGAAAAAATACAAGAATATATGAAAACATTAGTAACGACAGGCATCATTATAGCTCTTATAATATGAACCCCGATCATAGATTACAATTGGAACTTTTATCAATTGATCCTAAAAAATTAAAGGAAAAATATGGTATTAATAAGGAATAATTTTTAAATCTTTATACTAATATAATATATAAAGTATTTAATAGAGAAAAAACATTTTTAGGAGTTGAAATATGAGAGAACAAGATTACTTAGTAAGTACAAATGAATTCGCTTCATTAGATGAGCTTGCTGATGCTACCGTGAAATGGTTTCGGAGATATCGCCCTATGCATAGATTTGTAAATGCCTCTGCTAAATGGGCGAATAAAGAAAAAACCAAAGCGATTGTCTATTGTGGAGATAGCGGTCATGTGCATGAACTTGTTCTTAGAGAAAATCCTGAGATATCTTATGCTGACGCTACATTTTATGCCTGGTACCTAGTGAATGAAAGAGAAAAAGTAAGAAGAAAGAGAAATACAATTATTGAAATTCAAGAAAATATAGAAATTGATCAAGGAGATGAGATTATCATCCTTGAAAAAGGTGATAAAATAAGAATTCTTGATAAAAATAGATAGTTTTCCCCTTTTAAAGGAGTTGTTTTGATAAAAAACAAATTAGTGAGAGGATTAAATATACAATGGAAACACGACAAAAGCTGGTTGAAAGTTATGTAGTTAATGGATCTAATTTAAAAAAGATTCCCTTAACCGAGTCCACTAAAATTATAGAAAAAGATGGTAAAGAATATAAGTGTAGGGCGGCCTATGAATTGCCGGTGTGGCGGTTAGGAGAAAAGAATCTTAATGAACGTATCTACAGTAAAGAACTAGCCGAGAAGCTTATAAAAGAAAATCCCGTTACCTTAGGGTTAGCTAATCATCCTGAAAATGAAGCTGATGTTACTTATACTTTTGCAGTAGAGCGGAATCCGCATATCAAAGAAAATATTTTGTATGTAGATGCATATCTGGTAGGAGATAACGGGGAGTTGGCTAACGAGATTATCGAAGCGGGGGGAAATATTGGACTTAGTTCTAGTGCGTATGGAGATGTTGATAGTGAGGGGAGAGTACAACTTGAGGGATTTGAAATTGAAAGATTTTGCGATTGGGTAGAGATGCCTTCTTATGGAGTATATGCTGGAAAAGAAAATGCTATCGGATCAGAAAAAAATAAGGAAAGTTTTTCAAATTCTAATACTAATATAATAATAGAAAAAGAAGAAAAAGGTAAAAAGGAGAATAAAAATATGAGTACTGAAAATAAAGAAACTTCTAAAACTAAGAGCTTAGAAGAAAAGAATCTTAGATTAGGAGTAAGAAACCTTTTTAAAGAAGCTGAAAACAAGGAATCACTTCAAGAGAAACTCGAAGTTTATAAAGAGGTTATTGACTATTGTGGTGATTCAGAATTTGGTGAAGATTATGTAAAGAAAGCGGCTGAAAAAATTGAAGAAATTCAACAGGAATTATATGAGTTAGCAGATAAAGGAAAGGAAGTTGATGAACTTAAAGAGAACTCCGAAAAAACTCATAAAGAATTAGAAGAGAAAGTAGAAACCCTTGAAAAGGAAAAATCAGATCTTCAAGAACAGTATGAAATGGCAACACAGCTTCTTGATGATATGAAAACAAGAGAATCAAAAATTAAAGAAATGTATGAAATGGCAATAGCAGAGAAGAACGGAATGGTTTCTGCTGAGGAGTATCAAGAATTGGCGGTATATTTAAAAGGTAAAGAGGAGAAATTGGAAGAATTACTTGAGGAAAATAGAAGATTGAAGAAAAGAATAAGATTTTATATGCAGGAAACGATGAATCGTAATCGTGTGAAAGAAGTAAACGGAGATGAAAAAGAAGACGAGGATGAAGAAGATGAGGAAAGAGAGGAAGATAAAGATAAGAAAAAAGAATCTTCATTTGTAAGAAAAAGTAACAGAGAAGCTGACTATCGTTTTGTAAGAGATAATAAACAGGTAAGAGATTATTATGAGGATCTCTTGCTTGAAAATCCTAATGTGGAAAAAATTAAAGAAGAAATTCTTGGATGTGGTACCCTTTTTGAAGCACAGAAAAAGTATCTTAATTTAAAAGATTTGGTAGAGGATATTCCTAATCCAAATTCGATTAAAAGGTTGAGAATGAGCAATATTGAAGAGGAAGATAAGCAATTAAAAAATAGAAAAACGAGACTTACAATAAGAGAGGGGTGGGTATAAGCATGGAGATAAAAATGAAAGAAAAAGATAAGATTGATTTTGAGCAGGAAGTAATTGATGCATACTATGATTACAAAGAATATGAAGATTTAGAACGGGAAGATGCTATTATAGCTACTGCCAGACTTTTATTGATGAAGCCGAGCGATGTAGAAAAGATTCTTATTAAGAATAAAATATATGAAGACAAAAGAATCAGGGCAAAAAAGAAGAAAAGCCGACTTAAAAAAGTTTTGAATGAAGTATCAGATTTCCATGATTTTAAATCAAGAGTGTGGATAGAAGGTAAAAAATCTTTAGATTATTATGGAGATCTGGGAGACGTTTTAGAAGAAATTTTTAGAGACTTTACAGAAGAGGAAATTCGAAACAGTAGAAAAGAATGGGCTATTCTTTTTAGAGGAAGTGTAGTGGCATATATAGACTTTGAAGAAGTGCTAGATGCACTTGAATAATTAGAGAAATTAAATTATAAAAAATGAAACGAAAAAATTATACTTTTAATTTTTATTTACTAATACAATATATAGAGAAGAGAATAAAAGAAGGAGAATAAAAGTATGAGTATGGTAACAACTTCTGTAACAAACGGTGTTTCAATGGGATATGTCCATACGGTAACTGCTGCCGATGCAGCGAGTGGCGAAATTATATTTGATTTTCAGACAGATTATAACTTAGCTGCTGTGTTTATGGTAACAAATCCCGGAACAAGCGATCCTAATCAAAGTGCTCCAGTAGTTGATCTTGGCGATGCTGAAATATCTTACCCTGACGTGGGGCAGGTTAAGATTGCTAATGGTGATTCTACATTTACATTAACTGCTGGATATATGATTCATGTAATAGCTCAAAGACGGTCAAGTGCTGAATAAAAAGGAGGGAGATAAATGAAAGCAATAAAAAGAAAAAACGGCACACATGATACTTTTAAAGCTAAAAGAAAATCTATAATTATCGAAATTGATAAACCGGTTCGTATTCCTGATACTGATATCATTCTCACGAAAGGGGATAAAATAGAAGTACTTCATGAGGGGGTAGAACAAAGTATTTCTATTACAAATGATTGCACCAAAGGAACACTTAGTGTATATGAAAATGACGATGGGGGTCAGTTTGTATCGGGGAATATTGAAATATTTAATTGTCCAAGTGGGGGAAAAATTACCGCTGATGTAGTAAAAAAAGTCCTTGATTCGGTAGTTAGTGGATTGAAACTTCAAGCACCTGAATTTGAACTAGTTAGTGAAAAAAGAAATAATAATAACAGATCGGTTAAAGAATCAATTAGGGGAGATTACATATCATTTGATTATGCCGGGCATTCTTGGCTCTGGCCTGTTGAAGTAGATAAATATGGAGATATAGAACTTTCTCTTAATACAATTTCAAGTGAAGATGATTCGAGTGTTGTCTTGTCAGCAGATGATGTTATTGAATTGACTGACGAATATATTTATTTTGACGATGGAACAAATGTTCCTTATACTCTTGTAAATTTATAAAATTATAAAAAAAAACTTTTTAGAAAATTGTTACTAATATAATGTGGAGGATTAAAAATAATTCTTCACTTAACTATTTTCTTTTAAAAATAAAAGAAAATATAGAACTGTTTCTTTCAAATAAACGTTCAAAGTAAAAATTAAAAATCTCAAAAAAAGAAAGAAGAGGAGAAATTATTATGCGTAGGCAAATGAAGGAAGCCTTTCTCCGGGAGGAGCGAACTGTAGCACTTTCTGAAAGGAAAAGGCATGCAGATAGGCTCTTTGAGAAATGGCAGAAAAAAGCAGATATAGGCAAGAATATGGACAAGCTTATGGATACAAATCCAGAGAAAGCCCGTAACTTAGCCATTATTCTTGAGAATCAGGAGAATCACCTTAAAGCTCTTACTGAGACTCAAATCAGTAATGACTTTCAAACAACTCCTGAAAACGTACTAAGAATTGTACGTCTTGGATATCCGAACAGTATACGTGGAGAGATCTTTTTTGATTATCCTATGATTACTGCTCGTGATTCGATTTATTACCTTAGACCGGTATATTCTTCAACTGCAAGAGGTGCTACCGCTGGTACTGTAACTCACGAGTCTAGCGCTTGGAGATATGCAAATGAAGCTCAGGAGCAGATAATTGACCCTTCTGCGGAAGACTCCGATACTGATTATAGCGCTACTCTTAGCGGTTATCCTGTACGTCCTTATACCGTTATCGTAATGATAGACGATAAGCCAGTTGGTTCTGATGATGGTAGCGGGAATATAACTGGAAGCGGACTTAATCCTGCACTTACAAATAGTATTACCTATTCCACCGGAGCAATTACGTTGAACTTTACCCCTTCTGCTATTACAGGCGGTGAGGAGATCAAGGTGTACTACAGAACTGATACAGAAGATGAGACTAATGGAAGGGATTATATTAAATCTGTTGAGCTTCAGTTAACTGATTATCAGTTTAGAGCGCATCCTTATCCTTTATACGTAAGCTGGACTAAGATGGCAGAGCTTCTTCTTGGAACTACTCTTGATATCGATGCTGAAGAGGCGTTGATAGCAGGGGCTGGTGACGAATTGAAGAAAACATTGGACTTTATGGCTGTTAAGTTCGGATATAGGTACAGCGAGCAGAATGCTATAACTACATTTAATGCTGATTGGGCAACTGGAGGTGCAGATAGCGAAAAAGCTCATGCGCAGTCTCTTACTAAAGTTGCAAAACAAGCTGCTAACCAGATTTATTCTGAATTACAGCGCGGTGGGATTAGTGCATGGGTAGTTGGAAATGATGCATCGGCATTCCTGACTTTACACGATCAGTATACCTCTGATGGTGCACAACCTGAAATAGGTATTTATAGAGTAGGTACATGGATGGGGAAGCCGGTTTATCAAGCACCTACAGATGTTATTCCTACCAATGAAATGCTTGGTGTTTGGAGGAATCCAAATGCTGATGGTGGGGACTACAGTATAATCTTCGGAACACTGATACCGTTGTACCAGACACAGGTTTTAGAATATAAGGAAGGATATAGCGAAACCGGTCTTTTCCATTATGGAGATTGGAAAGCTATTAATCCTAAGTATCTAACTAGAGTTCAACTTCAAAATTTATAAAAGTTTAAAGCTTATTTGGGCACTCCTTAATAAAGCCTGTTCATTCGATTGGACAGGCTTTTTTTTTATTTTTTTTAAATTTTTAAGAAAAATTTCTTATATTAATATAAGGAGCTAATAAAATGAAGAATAAAAAAGAATGGCTTAACGAAGAAAATTTATATAACGATTTAAAATTTATATTATAGTATATCATATATTATTAACTCTCATATTTATAATGAATGTAAGAAAATATAAATTAAAGAAAGGATATATTAAAAATGATACCGATAAAAGATAAAGATAATAAAATCAAAAATATAAATCCCGATCGAGTTAAATGGTTTGGAACAGAAGTAAAGAGAGTATATAAAAAAGACGGAGATTTTAAACGGTTTGAATCACTCACATGGATTCAAACTTATAAAGGTGATAGATTTTACACCGATTTAAGTATTGGAAAATTAAAGAAACAGTTTAAATTCTTTCAAAGTGATAAAAAAGTTATTAAAGAATTAAAAAAAGGAAAGTTTGTGAAAGCGATTGAGTGGTGTTGTGAAACAGTAAAAGAGAGAGGAACAAAAATTCGAAATGATGAAATGAAACAAATACTTGAATCAATACGCCGGCATAGACCTTTCACATTAGATGGTAAATATCTATATTATTATATAGATGGAAGAGTATTTAAGGACTCTAGAAATGGGCGGCTGGTTTATGTAGATATTAAGAAAAATATACTTGTTAATGTGAATATAGATGGTAAACTCACCGCTAACAAAATAGAAGAGTGGATAATTAAATATAACAGTAAAAAATAACTCCTTTAATACTAATATAGTAAAGGAGTTTGTTAAATATGGCCATACTTTCAATTCCCGATAATATTTATGAAAGAATTTTAACTTGTATTGGGTATCCGATTATAAGTGAATCGGATATGGGGCTTACTAAAGATCAGATTTTAGACTTACTTATTCTCCCCCCTTTAAAAAATGTTTACTATAAATGGTTTCCAATACTTGAGAGAGAGGATTATAGCACTTCTGCTTCTTTTGAAATAGATTTTCCAGATGAACAAACCTTTGGGGTAGTTGATATTCGTCTTGTATGGCAAGGAGTTGGAGGAGCGGGTAGAACGGGTAATCCGCTTCTTGACCAATTTAATATCAGAATAAAAGGGCAAACTCGTAATAAATGGAATACAGGAAACGATTACGGGTATACTCAAGTTTATTACGCTGAACAGGCGTATAGCAGAGCAAGAATTCAAAATGTTAAAGCTTTAAAACAATGGGTAGATTATACAAATAGAAAAGTGAAGGGGTATACGAATGCTATCGGAAAAATATCTATTACCTGGGCTAAATGGGCAAATGATTGGAGCGGTGTACAATTCAAATTTGAAGAAGATGTTATCAAACTTTGTCAATCTTATGTACTTGGATATTTTGGAAGATTATTAAATCAAGGAACCGGTGATTTACCGACTGAGCTTACTGGAGATGATATGATAAGCAGGAGTGAAGATTTAGAAGAACAAATTATAGAAAAATTTAAACAATATAGCAAGGTTGTTATTTTGAGAGGATAGTGTGATAAGAATACTTGAAGTTAAGACAAACAGAGTAATTTTAAATTATTAAAATTAGAGAAAAAAGTTAGTTGATATGGGAGATTATACTATTAAAGAAGTACTTCAAATTACAGATAAATATTATCCAAATAGATTTACATATAAAGAACGTGATGTAGTAAAACGTATTGTTATAAAAGAAGTGAAAGAAGTACAACGACATGATATTCCTGGAGGCCCGAGAGTATATACGAAATATGTTATTGAAAGCAAATCATGGCCACAGTATTATCCTTATTTTACTAGAACAGATAGCAGAGGTAGACGTAGACGCTATCAAAGAAGTGTAGCTCATTATTATGATGTAATATTCGAAACGGATAGATTGAGCTTAAATACTAAGAAATGGGTGGGTAGAGTTGGCAGTGGAAAAAAGTGGAATGCTAGACCGCCACAATCGCAAATAAAAAGTTTATATCCTGAAACAAGGGAAAAATTTAGAAGAAGGGCTAGAGGTAATCAACAAGAATATAAGAGACTTGTAGAAAGACATAAAAGAAGTGCACCGTATCTTGATGTAGGCGATTATAATAGTAGAGTAAATGGAATTATGGGGGATTTTTGTTTTAGACAAGCTTGGGCATATTACACTCATGGCCATCTATTTGGAAGACAATATTATGGTAACGTACCTTCTTCAATTACAAATCCTAACGCTATTGTTTTTTTCGATAAACATCAATTAAATGTAATTGACCAACTTATGAGAAGAGGGATCTTAAAAGATGATTAAGATTATAAATTTTAAAGAAAAGATTTATGGAAATATGGCAATAGTTTTCCATAGAACTAGCGTTTCAGATTTAGTAAATAAAGTTTTTACAAGTGGATTTAAACCTGGTACAGGAGATAAATATGGAAGAGGATTTTATGCTACTTATGAACTTGAGTCACAAGAGCGACCAGAAATGAAGAAATATGGAACCTGGAAAAATGGAACTTGGAGAAATGGAGTCTGAAAAGACGGAACCTGGAAAAAAGGAATCTGGAAAGATGGGATTTGGGAAGACGGAGCTTGGGAAGGCGGGCAATGGGAAAAAGGAGTTTGGAAAAAAGGTACCTGGGAAAATGGGATTTGGGAGTATGGAACTTGGGAAAATGGAGATTGGAAAGATGGAATTTGGGAAAGTGGGGTGTGGAAAGGTGGAAAGATATGGAACCCTCAAACAAAAAAATATCAGTATAGTGACAAAAACCCTTATGATTGCGAATGGAGCTTGAGTTATTATAAAAGATAATAATATTTATGACATAAGGAGGGAGAGTAAAACGTGATTAAAATATTTAAAAACCTGAACCTTCTTGAAAAGAAAGATCACATTATAAGAAAAATGCCCAATTTGACTAGTGAGCAGAAGGAAGAACTAATAAACTTTTTCAATAGACACCCAAATTATGAAAATAGGGTCGATTGGAATAAGTGGAGAACTTTAACATACGAAGATTTTAAAGACATTCTTGAAATTGAATCCAAAACTCAAAGGAAGAAATCCGTTAAGACAAGAGGAATAAAAGGACTAAAAGAGGGTAAGGATTATATTCAATTGAAGAATTTGCCCGACGATATACAAGGATATATTCCTTTGAATTACGAGGCATCAAAATTTATTGCTTCTAGATATGTAGGAGGCATTGAAGGAAAATGGTGTACTGCATATCAAAAAACCGATAAATATTGGGAAGAATATAAAAGCTACGGGGTAATTTTTATATATTTAATCAAAGACAATGAAAAATATGCAATAGCTGTTTATCTCGACAATAAAACTTATGAAATTTATAATAAAGATGACGATAAAATTTCTTTTATAGAAGGCATTAATATTAAATCAGATATATTAAATGATCGAAATGTTTCTCTTTTTGAAAAAGTAAGAAAAGAAATCGGTTTTGAACATTGGATTACCAAAGCTGAAATATCAAAGGATGCTAAGTTTGAATATGGCGAATTTAGGCAAATAGTTTGGTTAGATGGGGCGTGGTATAAAGGGACTTGGTATAACGGAATTTGGAAAAATGGAATTTGGAAAAATGGAACTTGGGAAGATGGTTCTTGGAAGAGTGGAACTTGGAAGAGTGGAACTTGGAAGTTTGGAACTTGGGAAGATGGAATATGGGAAAATGGAAATTGGATAATGGGATTATGGGAAGATGGAATTTGGAAAGACGGAACTTGGAAAGATGGAACTTGGGAGGATGGAACATGGAAAAGTGGAATTTGGAACAAAGGGGGATGGACAAAAGGGATATGGGAAGACGGAATATGGAAAAATGGAATTTGGGGTGGAGGAACCTGGGAAAGTGGAATTTGGAAGGATGGATCTTGGATTAAGGGGACGTGGATTAATGGAACTTGGGAATTTGGAACTTGGTATAACGGAATTTGGAAAAACGGAACTTGGAAAGATGGAACTTGGATTGATGGGGAATGGAAAGACGGAATCTGGAAAGATGGAGTATGGAAAGGTGGAAAAATATGGGATCCTCAAATAGAAAAATATCAATATAGTGACAAAAACCCCTATGATTGTGAATGGAGCTTAAGTTATTACAAAGAACAATAGTATTTATATTATAAAGATGGTGGTTGAGGGGCATGATCAAAATATTTAAAAATTTAAACTTACTTGAAAAAAAAGATCATATTATAAGAAAAATACCTAATTTGACTAATGAGCAGAAGGAGGAGCTGATAAACTTTTTCGATAAACACCCAAATTACGAAAATAGAATTGATTGGAACAGGTGGAGGACTTTAACATACGAAGATTTTAAGGGTATTCTTGAAATTGAATCAAAGACTCAGAAAAAAAAATCCGTTAAGATAAGTGGAATAAAAGGACTAAAAGAGGGTGAGGATTATATTCAACTGAAAGGGTTGCCCGATGATACGCAAGGATACATACCTCTAAATTACGAGGCTTCAAAATTTATTGCTTCTAGATATGTAGGGGGTATCGAGGGGAGATGGTGTACAGCATATCAAAAAACTAGGGAATATTGGGAAAAATATACAAGTGAGAATATAATCTTAATTTATTTGATTAATAATAATACAAAATATGCAATAGCCGTTTATCCAAATAATAAAACTCATAAAATTTATGATAGTGATGACAACAAAATTTCTTATATTCCCGGTATTGATATTAACCGAGATATATTAAATAAAAGAAACATTTCTATTTTTGAAAAAATAAGAAGAGAAGTTGAAGACTATAAGCATTGGATTCATAAAGCTGAAATATCAAGAGACGCTAGATTCGAAATTGATAAAACAAATCAAGTAATTTGGTACAAAGGGACTTGGGTAGATGGGGTATGGGAAAGGGGAACTTGGATTAATGGGATTTGGTTTGATGGTTATTGGGCAAAAGGAGCTTGGAAGAATGGAATTTGGAGAGGGGGAACTTGGGAAAAAGGAACTTGGGAAGACGGAACCTGGGAAAAAGGAATTTGGTATGGCGGGACTTGGAAAGATGGAATTTGGGAACATGGAACTTGGAAAGATGGAACTTGGAAATATGGAACCTGGAAAAATGGAGTTTGGGAAAGTGGAACTTGGAAAGATGGAGTCTGGAAAAGCGGAACCTGGAAAAATGGAGCCTGGGAAAGCGGAACTTGGAAAGATGGAACCTGGAAGCTTGGAATCTGGGAACTTGGGACTTGGATTAATGGAACCTGGGAGTCTGGAACTTGGGAATATGGAACCTGGAAAGATGGAGTCTGGGAAGGTGGGGATTGGGACGATGGAAATTGGGAAAAGGGAGTATGGAAAGGTGGAAGGATATGGAATCCAGAAACAGGAAAATATCAATATAGCGATAAGAACCCAAACGAATGTGAATGGAGCTTAAGTTATTACAAAAGATAATAATATGGGGGAGTAAAACGTGATTAAAATATTTAAAAATCTGAACCTTCTTGAAAAAAAAGATCACATTATAAGAAAAATACCTAATTTGACTAGTGAACAGAAGGAGGAGCTAATAAATTTTTTCAATAAACACCCAAATTACGAGAACAGAATTGATTGGAATAAGTGGAAAACTTTAACATACGAAGATTTTAAAGACATTCTAGGGATTGAATCTAAGACTCAAAGGAAAAAATCCGTTAAGATAAGTGGAATAAAAGGATTAAAAGAGGGCGAGGATTATATTCAATTGAAGAATTTGCCTGACGATACGCAAGGATATATCCCTTTGAATTACGAGGCTTCAAAATTTATTGCTTCTAGATATGTAGGGGGTATCGAGGGGAAATGGTGTACAGCATACCAAAAAACTAGGGAATATTGGGAAGAATATAAAAGTGATAGGATAATTTTTATATATTTAATCAAAGACAATGAAAAATATGCAATAGCCGTTTATCCTGACAATAGAACTTATGAAGTTTATGATAAAAATGATAACAAAATTTCTTATATTCCCGGTATTGATATTAAACGAGATATATTAAATAAAAAAAATATTTCTATTTTTGAAAAAATAAAAAGAGAAGTTGAAGACTACAAGCATTGGATTTATAAAGTTAAAATATCAAAAGACGCTAGATTTGAAATTGATAAGACGAATCGGGTATTTTGGTATGAAGGGACTTGGATAGATGAGGTATGGGAAAGTGGAACCTGGAAAGATGGAACTTGGCTTGATGGTTATTGGACAGATGGAACTTGGGAGAATGGAACCTGGGAAAATGGTACTTGGGAATATGGAATCTGGGAAAATGGGGTTTGGAAAGACGGAATTTGGAAAGATGGAACTTGGTTGAAGGGGGTTTGGAAAGAGGGAATTTGGAAAAATGGAGTTTGGGAAAATGGAACTTGGGAAGATGGGACATGGGAGGATGGGTTTTGGGAAAATGGAATCTGGAAAGATGGAACTTGGAAAGATGGAACTTGGAAGGATGGAATCTGGAAAGACGGAGTGTGGAAAGGTGGAAAGATATGGAACCCTCAAACAAAAAAATATCAGTATAGTAACAAAAACCCCTATGATTGTGAATGGGGTTTAAGCTATTACAAGAAATAATAATACTTATATTATAAAAATGGGGGGTTGAGGGGCATGATCAAAATATTTAAAAATTTGAACCTTCTTGAAAAAAAAGATCACATTATAAGAAAAATGCCCAATTTAACTAGTGAACAGAAGGAAGAAATAATAAATTTTTTTAATAAGTGTCCAAATTACGAGAATGGAATTGATTGGAACGAGTGGGAAACTTTAATATATGAAGATTTTAAGAATATTCTTAAAATTGATCCCAGAATTCAAGGAAGGGAATTTGTTAAAATAAGCGGAATAAAAGAATTAAAGAGGGGTGATGATTATATTCAATTGAAGAAAGCCCCTAATAATGTGCAAGAATACACCCCCTTAGATTATAAAGCGTCAAAATTTATTATTTCTGAAAAAGAAATCGGTTTTGAGCATTGGATTACCAAAGCTGAAATATTAAAGGAGGCTAAATTTAAATTTGATGGGCCTACACAAATAATTTGGTTAAGTGGAACTTGGAAAAACGGAACTTGGAAAAACGGAACTTGGAAGGATGGGATTTGGGAAAACGGAACCTGGCAAACTGGAACTTGGGAAAATGGAACTTGGAAAAACGGAACTTGGGAAGACGGAATTTGGAAAAATGGAACTTGGAAATTTGGAACTTGGAAAGGTGGGGTTTGGAATGATGGGATTTGGGTAATGGGAATTTGGAAAGATGGAAATTGGAAAGATGGAGCATGGAAAGGCGGGGAGATATGGAATCTAGAAACAAGAAAATATGAATATAGCGATAAAAACCCATACGAATGTGAATGGAGTTTAAGTTATAGAAAGTTTCCATATCAATATTAAAAAGAGGTGTGTTGTGGAAATAATAAATGAAGAAGAATTTAGAATAGATTATAGCAATTTTTATATAGCATATAATAAAACTCAAGATTTATGGTATGCACGACATGAGAATGAAGATTTATATGAAGAAGATGTTATTATTGATATAGAAAATTTAAAAGATGAACCGGTGGAGCTATTTGATGGCTTTATACTTGATATACAAGAATTTAAAGAAATAGAGGGGCTAAAAAATACGATCATTTAGTACTAAGATATGAAAAGATAGATTAAGATGATGCTTGGTTAGAAAAATGATTACAATTTTTGAATTTTAAGAAAAAACTTATAGAGTTTAAGTTATAATAAAAAATAGATTAGAGAGATATGCGGTATAAAAGATGGTTAGAATATTCAAAAATTTAAATTTACTCGAAAAGAAAGATCATATTATAAGAAAAATGCCCAATTTGACTAGTGAACAAAAAGAAGAGCTGATAAATTTCTTTAGTAGGCATCCTAACTATGAAAATAGAATTGATTGGAATAAGTGGAAAACTTTAACATACGAAGATTTTAAAGACATTCTAGGAATTGAATCAAAGACTCAAAGAAAGAAATCTGTTAAGATAAGTGGAATAAAAGGATTAAAAGAGGGCAAGGATTATATTCAACTGAAAGGGTTGCCTGACGATATGCAAGGATACATTCCTTTAAACTATGAGGCATCAAAATTTATTGCCTCTAAATATGTAGGAGGCATCAAAGGAAAATGGTGCACAGCATATCGAAAAAGTAAGGAATATTGGGAAAAATATACAAGTAAGAGTATAATCTTAATTTATTTGATTGGTAATAATACAAAATATGCAATATCCGTTTATCTAGATAATAGAACTTATGAAATTTATGATAGTAAGGATAACAAAATTTCTTATATTCCCGGTATTGATATTAAACGAGATATATTAAATAAAAGAAATATTTTTATTTTTGAAAAAATAAGAAGAGAAGTTGAAGACTACAAGCATTGGATTTATAAAGTTAAAATATTAAAAGGCGCTAGATTTGAAATTGATAAGACAAATCAAGTAATTTGGTATAAAGGAATTTGGATAGATGGAGTATGGGAAAGGGGAACTTGGGTTAATGGAGTTTGGCTTGATGGTTATTGGACAGATGGAACTTGGGAAGACGGAACTTGGAAAGAGGGGACTTGGGAAAAGGGAACCTGGAAAGACGGAACCTGGGAAAAAGGAATTTGGTATGGCGGGATTTGGAAAGATGGGATCTGGGAATTTGGAACTTGGAAAGATGGAACTTGGAAAGGGGGGACTTGGGAAAAGGGTACTTGGGAAGACGGAACTTGGGAAGATGGCTTCTGGGAAAACGGAACTTGGGAAGATGGGACTTGGCTGGAGGGGGTTTGGAAAGATGGAACTTGGGAAGACGGAACTTGGGAAGATGGAACTTGGAAATATGGAGTCTGGGAAGGTGGAGTTTGGAAAGATGGAATTTGGGAAAGTGGAGTGTGGGAAGGTGGAAAGATATGGAACCTGAAAACAAAAAAATATAAATATAGCGATAAGAACCCATACGAATGTGAATGGAGTTTGAGTTATTACAAAAGATAATAATATTTATGGCGTAAAAAGGGAGAATAAAAGATGATTAGAATATTTAAAAATTTAAACTTACTTGAAAAAAAAGATCATATTATAAGAAAGATGCCCAATTTGACTAGTGAGCAGAAGGAAGAGCTAATAAACTTTTTCAACAAACATCCAAATTATGAAAACAGGATTGATTGGAACAAATGGAAAACTTTAACTTATGATGATTTTAAAAATGTTCTAGGGATTGAATCTAAAACTCAGAGAAAAAAATCTGTCAAAACAAAAGGAATACGGGGATTAAAGGAAGGCGAGGATTATGTTCAATTAAAAGAACTTCCAAATAATGTAGAGGCATATATTCCTTTAAATTATGAGGCTTCAAAATTTATTGCCTCCAAATATGTAGGGGGTATCGAGGGAAAATGGTGTACTGCATATCAAAAAACCGATGAGTATTGGAAGAAATATACAAATGAGAGTATAATCTTAATTTATTTAATTAGTAATGATACAAAATATGCAATAGCCGTTTATCCAAATAATAAAACTCATAAAATTTATGATAGTGATGATAACAAAATTTCTTATATCCCTGATATTTATATTAACCGAGATATATTAAATAAAAGAAACATTTCTATTTTTGAAAAAATAAGAAGAGAAGTTGAAGATTATAAGCATTGGGTTCATAAAGCTGAAATATCGAAAGACGCCAAATTCGAAATTGATAAGACAAATCAAGTAATTTGGTACAAAGGGGTTTGGATAGATGGATTATGGGAAAGGGGAACCTGGAAAGATGGAACTTGGGAATATGGAATCTGGAAAGATGGTATCTGGGAAAAAGGAATCTGGAAAGATGGTATTTGGGAAGACGGAACTTGGAAATTTGGAACTTGGGTATACGGAATTTGGATAGATGGAACTTGGGAAAACGGAACTTGGAAGAAGGGAACCTGGGAAGATGGAGTCTGGGAAACCGGAACTTGGGCGAAAGGAACTTGGGAAGATGGAATCTGGAAAGATGGGGTTTGGAAAGATGGAACCTGGGAGTCTGGAACTTGGGAATATGGAACCTGGAAAGATGGCATCTGGGAAGGTGGGGATTGGGACGATGGAAATTGGGAAAAGGGAGTATGGAAAGGTGGAAGGATATGGAGTTCAAAAACAGAAAGATATGAATATAGTGTAAAAAATCCTTATGACTGTAAATGGAGTTTAAGCTATAAAAAACGTTAGATTGTAAATAATTAAAGTTTTATTTGCTTAATTACTAATATAATAGAACGAATGGGAAATAGTATGGAAAATAAAAAGATAATAGAAGAATTCAACAGGCTTCTTAAAGTAAGACTCTATAAGCAAGGAGAAAATCAGTGGCGCCTTGTACCGGTGCAAAAACGTGATGGTACACAAATTAGAAGAGGAGAAATTATATTCAGAGGAGATGAAGAAAAGCTTAAATTACTTCTCCGTAGATTAAAAGCTAAAGATAATGAAACCGATCCGCCGTCGGTAAAGAATAGAACATATCAACAAATGATAGACGGAGCAAAGGATAAAAGCGATCCGTGGATTTGGATCGAACTAAAAGATTGGAATAAATATAGAAATAATAATAAGATAACTACTATGGAAAATTATAAAACTTTAAATCTTGAAATTAATAAACCGGTAAAAATAGAACAGAAAGACGGGGCTCTTATTTTAGAGAGAGGGGATAAAATACGTATATTACAATAAAACAGAATACATAGGTGGATAATATTAATAATGAAAGCTATATTTAAAGTTTATGAACAAGAGACATTGGAGAATTATTTTAAAAAAGAACTAACATGGACTCTTTCAGAAAAGTTAGAATATAATATTGCTATACAGAATCAAACAAAAATCATAAATTTTAGCGATATTGATAATATAAAACTTATACTTTTTTCAAGTACAAATAATGAAATATTTAAAGTAAGAATTAGCACTTCTACAGATACTATAACATTTACAGTAGATGATATATTCTTATTTACCCCGACCGACTTAATGATAAATAGTATAACAGAAATAGCATTGGTTGAGGAATTGGGCAATGAAGTAGAGGTAAAAACGATATTTTATGGAGAATTACAAGAAAGCTAAATTATAAAAAAGGATTATAATATGACAGATATTGAAATTTTTTTACAAAGAAACATGGACAGGATGGATAGGGACACGTTGATAGGGGTGATGGCCGATAAATTTAATTTGAGCTTGGAACAAGCAGAAGAAATAATTATGGAAAGGGAAAAAATAAGAAAAAAAGAATCCCTTATAACAGTAACAAGATCTTTTTTAATAGAGACGAATAATATAGTTTTTGCTTTAGAAAAAGGGGATAAAATTAATATATTACATAGAGTTGAGTAATGCCATTACCAGAACCAAGAAAAGATGAAAGTAAACAAGATTTTATTAGTAGATGTGCAGGAGACAGCACAATGAATAGTGAGTTTCCTGATCAAAAACAAAGACTTGCGGTTTGTTATAGTCAATGGAAAAAACAAAAAAAAGAAGAAATTATAAAACAAATAGAAAAGAAAAAAGAGAATGTAATTGAAATAACTAGACCGGTGAAAATAGAACAAAAAAATAAGATTATTTTCTTAGAAAAAGGGGATAAGATTACACTATTAGAAGTGTCTCCTTTAAGAGAGTTTAATAATTTTTTTATAGAAGCAAGTATTTCAAGTGATGCAATAATCGAATGGGATCAAAGGAATGATACCCCAACCTGGAAGAGGGGAATTTGGGGAAGTGGAACATGGAAAGAAGGAGATTGGGAAAATGGAACTTGGAAAGATGGAACTTGGAAAGATGGAACTTGGGAACTTGGAATTTGGGAGAGGGGGACTTGGGAAGATGGTATTTGGGAAAGCGGTATTTGGAAAAGTGGGACTTGGAAAGATGGTACTTGGAAAGGTGGAACTTGGATAAAAGGAACCTGGGAATTCGGAACTTGGATAGAAGGAACCTGGAGAAAGGGTACTTGGAAAAATGGAGTTTGGAAGTATGGAACTTGGTATGGTGGGATTTGGGAAGATGGAATTTGGATGTATGGAGTTTGGAATGATGGAATCTGGAAAAATGGGACTTGGAAAGATGGAACCTGGGAAAATGGAACTTGGTTATACGGAACATGGGAAAGCGGAACTTGGAAAGATGGAACTTGGGAAAATGGAACTTGGAAAGATGGAACTTGGATCGACGGGGTATGGATAGACGGAATTTGGGAAGGTGGAGTATGGAAAGGTGGGAAAATATGGAATCCTAAAATAAGAAATTATGAATATAGCAACAAAAATCCATACGAATGTGAATGGAGTTTAAGTTATATGAAGAGGTGATTGTTATTATGAATAAGAAAATAAAAAAAATTTCTCCATACGTACAAGAACTCGTAAAATTGACTGGCAAAAAGGTAAGTGAAATAGAAAAACTTTGGGATAAAGCAAAAAAAATTGCAAAAGATATGTACGGAATCGAAGAAAAAGATTTTAAAGAAACGCATTATAGATTTATGGTTGATACAGTAAAAAACATGCTGGGATTTAATGAAAATAAGTCTCTTGTTGTTGAATTTATAAATTCAGAAAAATCAGCTAAAGAATTTATTCAAGAAGCTATTACTACAACAAGTGATTTTCCCCAACTTTGGAAAAGCCATATTAAATCGGAAGAAGATGAAGATGATGAAATAAATGTTGGTGAAGAAATAGATAAAATTGTTAAACAAACAGAAATCGAAGATAATTATAATGACGGGTCAAATAAAAAAATAGTGTATGATATAGAACAATTAAAGAAATTTCCTATTGAGGAAGTATATAAAATAGAGGAAGGTATCACGATGGAAATTAAGCTGCCCAATGGAAAGCGAAAATATATTAAAGCGGAGTCGATAGAAAAAGCAAAAGAAGAAGGATGGTGTATAGGGGATTAGTTTAAAAAAATGTAAAAAAAGTATATATTAATAATATGAAAAACACACTTGAAAAATATGTAGAATTTGTACAAGAGCAAATTCAAAAGTATCACAGATACTCCCAACTTATAAATTATGATGCCGGGGAAATAAATCCTGAAGCAATTAATACAGCACTTGCTCAATATAATGACATATTACTTATGCTTATCTCAGAATACAATAGATTAAAAGCGGATGCGCATGATGTTGAGGTTGAATATCAAATATGGTGGGATGATAAATTTACTTCTATGCGTAGGCAATTAAACCCACCGGATATTGTTGCCTCTAAATGGCTTTCTAAGAGTGAAATAGAATCAGAAACTCGAGCTCAGTATTCTAAAGAATATAGAGAATGGCAAGATAAATTATTTCAAGCACAACAGAAGAAAGCTTTTTTAGGACAATTATTGGACTCATGGAAAAAAATGGATTCAATTCTTATCACAATTAGTACAAATCTAAGAGCAGAAATGCGTTCTCTATCACTTGATAATAGACTGATGTATAAAAAAGAAGAATTAGCGAGCTCTTCCACTCCAATAAGACGGGAAAAAATCATTAAAAAATAATTGTAAACCTATTACTAATATACTATAGACATTAGAAATAGGTTAGCTTAGTGGGGTATCAAGATAAAATTTCCTCTACATTTGCGCAATGGACTCGCAATATAAACGATTATAAAATCCAGCAAAGTGGATTTGAAGGTCAAGTTATTCGTCTTAAGACAACAGCAAACATGTACGGGGACGAAACAGAGTGGGAAATAGTTTCTCATGACATTGTAACTGTTTCACTTTCTATTCCAGGTGAGATTCCTTTAACAAGATTGCGAAAGGACGTAACTGAAGAAGTTCCAGAAATTAAAAATGTTTTTCTTTACGATATATTGCCTATTACAGGCAGTTCACGTTTTGAAGATAATATAGAGAAAGATGATTTACTTATACATAAAATATATACTGAAAGGGAAAAAGATTCATACTATCTTGTACTTAAAGTATCTGAAATTCAAGGGAATATATCAATTAAGCAACTTATTAGAAAATCTTTTTCTTGTGCTCCATATAATGGATCCCTTCCACAAAAGGTACAAGATATTATCGATAGTTATATAGAAGATGAGGATAAAATATAATGACTACAGGGGAAAAATTAAAAAAAAATTTAGGTCTTGAAAAATTAAAATATGTTAAAATAAGTAGGGCAGTTTTGTCTTCGTATAGAATTTTATTTGTTTGGTACGATAGTTACAGGCCTACAATGCCTATAACCAATCACAGAATAAAAAAGTTTCCGTGGATAGCTCATATTTTTCATGGAACCGACTTATACCACAATACAAATAAAATAACAGTTTTTACTCCAGCTATTAATATAGAGGATTATAATGGTGCTATTAGAGGGTCACTAATTATTCCTGTTAATCTAGCGGGGGATAGATTTATTAATAAGAAACAATTTACAAAAATTTTTGAAAGTAAATTGAATGAGAAGTTTGTTGATTATATCAAAAGCGTATTCAATAATAAAGAGTATACAATTTATGTAAACCCCACTGCTAAAGAAGTAAAAGAAATACATAAAGAAGACCCTGATAATCCGGGAATGCGGGGCATATTCCTTTCAAATATTAATAAAGTATTCGTTGCTAATTCAAATTTGTTACATAAAAGTATAAAAAACTATTTAGAAAAGCTTTATTCTCCTCTTAATCTTAATGAATATGGATTATATTTCACAACTGATAGCAGAATAGAAACAATAATAATAGAATGTATAAGCGATGACGCATTTAAAGAATTTGTATCTAGTGATTTTTATAATAAATTTCTTTTAAATTATGAAATCGAGTTAAAAGAAGTGCTACTTGAGAAACAATCTATATTACTTGGAGAGAGGGCTTTAAAAGAATTTGTAACACTTAATGATTTAAAAAGTGTTGATACTATTAGTAATTTTACACAAGTATGGAGAAAAGATAGGAATCGAGTTATGGGCGCAGAGAATATAACTGCTAAACTTATTGATTGTGTTATAGATGAAGCTGATAGAAGTGTTACATTTCAATTTCTTACTGAAGCGACAGAATTGGGGAATAAAGAACCAAACGATAATATAAATAGCCCATACAGATTTTATCCGGGGCCTAAAGGGGAAGTTGATCCCGAGACTTTTAAAATAAAGCGTAATAGAAGCAGAACGTATGAAATACAAATTAAAATACTTGAATTTTTTGATTGGCTAGATGCATTTGAAGGTGAAAAAATAGGACGAAAAGAAATAAATGAAATTTTAGAAGTAAGTAATGTACAAATATTTAGTACAAGCCCATCTTTTCATTGGCAAGGGATGAATTATAATCTTTCTCAAATAGATGCAAGTATATATCCAACTGACATTCCAAATTCAGTATGGGGGCCACGACATGGCGATCCTAGTGGATATTTTCTTGACAAACACACTTATGGATTACTAAGACAAATTTCATTTTTTGCACAACAAATGGGAAGTATGTTAACTGGTAAACTTCAAAGAAGAGGGCTAATATAATATTTTAAGATTTTTTTACTAAAATATCATAGGAATATAATATTTAAAATTGTTATAATAGAGAGGATAAGAATAATGATCAATATTATAAGAGAAATTAGATTTAGCAAATACTTTCCTTTTGTGGTTAATAAAGATTCGTTGAAACATTTTCAAGCAAATTTTAAACTAGATCCGTCTATTGTACAGATACAAAATGACGAAGGCGAATGGGTGAGCTTAGATACTATAATAGATAAAGAAAAAGGGCTGAAATATACTGTAGATATTAAAAAGGTGTCTGGAGGCAAACGAGTACCGGTTAATCGAGGTAATATTATAGACGAGATAAAAGTTTTTGTACATGTAGTTACTTTTTCAAATGATTTTACAACTATGAGGAATTTAAAAGGCAATTTTGGCATTATGGTTTTTTCAACTGTTGCCAGAATTTTAATAGAGTTTCAAAAGAGGTATTCAACGCAATTTCAATGTTTTACATTTACTCCAGCACATCCTAAATTAGAAGGTGTTTATGAAATATTAGCTAGAGAATCCGAAAAACAAGGAGACCTGGTATATATAAATAGTAATATTGGAAGATCATCAAAAAAATGGTATTTATTAAATAAGAAACTTTGGAAAAAATATACACAAATTAAAGGAGTTTAATTATGAGATTTATAACACGAGAGATAAGATCTCTAGCGAAGATTCATCCTAGAAGGATTGATGAAGCTTTTCAAGTTCATTCGTTAAAAAAAGCAGCTAAGAATATATTCAGTTATCTAGGTAAAAAGGTAGGTTGGCGAGAACTTGTTGGTATATCTGAAGATATAATGGTTCCAACATATTATTCGTTAACAGGTATAGGTAATTTTGTAGGATTTGAAGCATATCTTACTTCTGGTGGAAAAATAAGATTGGATTTTTCTATTAAAGATGGATCAGGAAAAGTATATTCAGTATCGTGGTTTGAAAAACCTGCTAGAAAAGCAACTAAATATATTAAAATTCCCCCGCAATTTAACATAGTTGAAGTGTTAGATCATGTAATTGTCGCATTAACTGGTGAATATAGTCAATTGTTTTCAGAATCTATTTCTTTCAGAGAAAGAGTTAGAAAATTTGATTTTGTAAGAGAGTGGTTGACGAACACTCCAGATAAAGGACGAATCTATAGTGAAATTAAGAGAAGAGGAACCGATTGGGACGGTTTATTAGTTCAATATTATGAATATCACGAGTCTAAAGGGCAACCGCGTTCTAAAGTGAGCTTAAATAAAGTAACTTTTCAAGTTTATTGTAGTAAAATTTTCAAGGAGGAGGGGCAAGAAAATTTAAGTAATAGTATACCTCATGTAAATGTTTCGGCTGGGGTAGAAGAACAAGCGGTTAGTAGCGATGTTGAGTCAGAAAACCTATTCCAAAATGAGCTTTTAGAAAATGAGCATATTGAAAAATTTGAGTATTTAAAATTTCAATTATATAATATTAAAAACGGGGATCCGAATACGTTATCTTTATATATTTATGGGAGAGGTGGAATTGGAAAAAGCTACTGGGCAAAAAAGATATTAGGCGATTTACCCAATACTTATTATACTAAAGGCAAGATAAAAGGATATCAAGGCCTTCTTCAATTGCTCTACGATCATAAAGATAATGAAATATTGATATTAGATGATATAATTAGCAAAGAGGATATGAAAAATACCACAATTGAAAACATTTTAAAAGCTGTACTAGATCCAGAACCTCCTAGACGAGTAAAAGTTGAAAGAAGGATACCTAGTTCAGAAATAAGTTCTGCAGAAGCTCCGATATCAGGTGAAGAGGACATAGTTGATTTTACATCTGAACAAGGAATAATTGTTGAAGATAATTTATATAATTTTGAATTTAATTCAAGAGTAGTTTTTATTACAAATTATCCTGAAAAACCGCAAGCCTTTGGTGACCGTGTTTTAAGTATATCTATGTTATTTTCTGATACGCAAGTGGCCGATATTATAAAAAACGTTTTGGATAAAATTGAACCCGTAGATGTAGGAATAGAGAATAAACAATTTATTCTAAATTGGTTGCAAGAAAGATATAGAGGAAGACGTAAATTACAACAATTGAGTTTTCGTGTTTTTCAAAAGGTGTTGAGCATATATATGGGTGCTAAACATCTGGGTGGGAATAAATGGCAGAAATGGGCTTTTTATGAATTAGCTTCATAAAATCAAAGAGAAAAAAAGTGAAAAGAAAATTAGAAATTTATATGTATAGTAACAACTGGGTTTTTGATGAACCAGGGGTTTGTGAAAAAGAACCGTTTGTTATGGGCAGTTCAGAAATTATAACAAATGTAGCAAAGAAAAAAGGTATTAAAAATTTACGAGAGAAAGTTTTGTTACTTATATTTAGCGATTCTCCTTTTCAAGGGGCAGATTGTAAATTATTTTGGGATGGTGAATCTTTAAATGGTAATTGGTATGTCAACTCTGAAACAAATGAAAAAGGATGGCTATGTCCGGTGTTATTATATTATTTTAATAAAGCACCAGAGAATATTTATTTTTCTGTAGAAGAAAAAATAAATTGTTATTAGCAAACAAGGGGATTGATTGATGATCATTATAAGAAAATTAAATGAATATTTATCAGGATTTGATTATCGTCTTCCTGATGACCCCGAATTGATTTTATACGATTTCTATTTCTTAACTACTTACGGGAACGATATAGAAACAAATATGCCTGAGGCGGACTTCGCAATAAAGGAGGCTTCTGATAAAATTGTAGAGAGTCTTCATGCCCACATGTTAAAGGCAGTAAAATATGCGCTATGTAGTGAAATTAGACATATTTTCGATGGATTAAGAGATATTGAATCTCTTGAAGAATTAGCAAAAATGGATAAAAAAATAAATAGATTTGTTAATTCATATTCTAGAAATTATGAATTAAGTACTGGTATTGATCTTACGAATCGAGAACTTCGAGGTGTACTTACAAAAGAAACAGAATCAAGCAGACTAGCCTCTTATGAAGCTATTATTGAAACACAAAAAGAATTAAATATGACAAATATGGAATTGGCTAAAATTTTTAGTAGCCTGTTTTTAGAATTAGATTGGAAACGTGATTACGGGGGAAGAGCTTGGGATATGATAGTTGATGGATATAAAATGCTTCTGAAAGCTAAGAGGAAAAATGAAAAAATCATTGCCATCGATCACACTTATGATTTACAGCATAATACTGATACGGTTTTTAATAAACTGCAGATATACTATAAAGATAGCTCTGGATATGGGTGGATTAGAAGAGCGTTAAATTGGAAAAAGGATGTAGAAGATATTCGTTTTTTTTATGAAAAAGTATCACCTCAACTACGGAGAATAGTAGCTTTTATAGCGTATAATGTGTACGGACTTACAATGGAAGATAAATCTTATCAGCATAGAGTTTGGACAGGCGGAATTTGGGCGGGGGGAACTTGGAATGATGGAATTTGGAAAAATGGGATTTGGAAAGATGGAACTTGGAATGACGGGGCTTGGATTAACGGAACCTGGGAGAAAGGAGCCTGGAGAAATGGAATTTGGAAAAATGGAATATGGCAAAATGGAACCTGGGAGCTTGGAACCTGGGAAAATGGTACTTGGGAATATGGAATTTGGGAAAACGGTACTTGGAAATATGGAACTTGGTTTTACGGAACTTGGAAAAATGGAACTTGGGAAGACGGGGAATGGAAAGATGGGGTCTGGGAATATGGAGTTTGGAAAAATGGAGTTTGGAAGTATGGAACTTGGTATAATGGAACCTGGGAAAACGGGACTCGAGAAAGTGGAACATGGCTAGAAGGGGTTTGGAAAAATGGAGTTTGGGAAGATGGTACTTGGTTGTATGGAGTTTGGAAAGATGGGGTTTGGAATGATGGAATCTGGGAAAATGGGATTTGGGAAGATGGAATTTGGAGAAACGGAGCTTGGGAGGGTGGCAAAATATGGAATCCTAAAACAAGAGAATATGAATATAGTAATAAAAACCCATACAAGTGTGAATGGAGTTTAAGCTATAGAAAAGAGCGATAAAACAAAGGTCTGTCAGCAATGATTAAAATAATTCGAGTAAAGCCAAAAATAAAAGAAATCTTCTCAAACTTTGTATACAGAATGCCTGATGATCCTGAGTTGATTTTATACGATTTTTATTTCTTAACTACTTACGGAAAAAATATAGAAACAAACATGCCCGAAGCAGATTTTGCGATAAACGAAGCGGTCGAACAGATTATTGAAAATCTTCATGCACACATGTTAAAGGCTGTAAAATATGCTCTATGCGCTGAGATTCGTCATATTTTTGATTCTACAGCAGCTGAATCATTAAAGCAATTAGTTGAAAAAAACAAGAACATTGGAACCTTTATCAAGACATATTATAAAAAATATATCACTTTTACAGAAATAAGTAGAACACCGCTTGATTTCTTACTTGATGATAGATCGGGGGAGGCTGACAGATTAAGAAACGTTCTTTCTAAAGAGACAGATTCAAAAAGAAAAAGCTCATACAGGGCAGTTACAGAGACACAAAAAGATTTAAAGATAACAAACTCTGAACTGTCAAAAATATTTGAATACGTATTCTTAAAGCTTGTTTGGCAACCACAATTCGGAGGCCCAGCATGGGCCGATATTGCCAAAGCTTATTATAGACTTCTAAGGGCTAAGAGGAAAAACGAAAAAATCATTGCCATTGACCATGCCTATGATTTACAGCATAACACCGATACGGTTTTTAATAAGTTGCAGATATACTATAAAGATGGTTATAGTTGGATTAAAGATGCTTTGGATTGGAAAAGAGATGTAAAGGATATTCGATCTTTTTACAATAAAGTTTCTCCTCAATTAAGGAGAATAGTAGCCTTCATAGCATACAATGTATATGGGCTTACAATGGAGGGAGGAACTCCTCGTTCAGTTGATCAAGATAAAATCTGGACGAGGGGGCTCTGGAAGGGGGGAACCTGGACAGGAGAAATTTGGAAATATGGAATTTGGGAGAAAGGAACTTGGAAAGGCGGGACTTGGAAAGATGGAATTTGGAAAGACGGAACTTGGGAAGATGGAATTTGGAAAGACGGAATTTGGAAAAATGGAACTTGGAAAAATGGAACTTGGAAGGGTGGAACTTGGGAAAGTGGAAGTTGGAGAAATGGAATTTGGGAAGATGGGATTTGGAAAGAAGGTGATTGGGAAAATGGAACTTGGAAAGATGGATTCTGGATGTACGGATATTGGAAAAATGGTACCTGGAAGAGCGGAACTTGGAAAGATGGGATTTGGAAAAGTGGAACCTGGAAAAATGGAACTTGGAGATATGGAACTTGGAAAAGTGGAACTTGGAAAAATGGAACCTGGAGGGATGGGATCTGGGAAAATGGAACTTGGGAAGATGGAACTTGGTTTAAAGGGGTTTGGAAAAATGGAACTTGGAAAAATGGAACTTGGGAAAATGGATTTTGGAAAGATGGGGTTTGGGAAGGCGGAATATGGAAGAGTGGGGAGATATGGAATCCGGAGACAGATGAATATGAATATAGTGATAGAAATCCATACGAATGTGAATGGAGTTTAAGTTATAGAAAAGGATAATTATTATTAGAAAGTTATAAAAAGGGAAGTAATAATAATGATTAAAATAGTTCGAGTAAAACCGAAAATAAAAGAAATTTTCTCAAACTTTGTATATAGGATGCCTAAAGATCCCGAGTTAATTCTGTACGATTTTTATTTTTTGACTACTTACGGGAAAGATATAGAAACAAATATGCCTGAGGCTGACTTTGCAATAAAGGAGGCTTCTGATGAAATTGTAGAATCCCTTCATACCCACATGCTAAAGGCAGTAAAATATGCCCTGTGTGCCGAGATTCGTCATATTTTTGATGCTATAGCAACCGAATCATTGAAACGATTGGTTGGGGAAAACAAGAATATAGGGGCATTTATTAAAGTGTACTATAGAAAATATCTTGCCTTTATAGAAATAGGTAAAGTACCGCTTGACTTTTTACTCGATGATAGATCGGAGGAGGCTGGCAGATTAAGAAACGTTCTCTCTAAAGAAACTGATTTGAAAAGGAAAAGCTCATATAGAGCGATTGCAGAAACGCAAAAAGAGTTGAAGATAACAAATTCGGAACTGTCAAAAATATTTGAATATTTATTCTTAAATCTTATTTGGTATTCACAATTCGGAGGTTTTGCATGGGCCGATATTGCCGAAGCTTATTATAGACTTTTAAAGGCTAAGAGGAAAAATGAAAAAATCATTGCTATAGATCATGCCTATGATTTGCAACACAATACCGATATAGTTTTCAATAAATTACGGCTATATTACAAAGATGGTTATAGTTGGATTAAAAGAGCACTGGATTGGAAAAAGAATGTGAAGGATATTCGATCTTTTTACAAAAAAGTTTCTCCTCAATTAAAGAGAATAGTAGCCTTCATAGCATACAATGTATACGGGCTTACAATGGAGGGGGGAACTCCTCGTTCAGTTGATCAAGATAGAATCCGGACAGGAAGATCCTGGGAGGGAGGAACCTGGACAGGGGGAATCTGGGAAAACGGGACTTGGGAAAAAGGAACCTGGGAAAACGGAACCTGGAAAAACGGAACTTGGAAACTTGGAATCTGGGAACTTGGGACTTGGGAAAATGGAACTTGGGAGTCTGGGACTTGGGAATATGGAACCTGGAAAAATGGAGTCTGGAAAGACGGAGATTGGGAAGATGGAATTTGGAAGGGAGGAATTTGGGAATATGGAACTTGGATGAGTGGAGTCTGGAAATTTGGAACTTGGAAAGACGGAACATGGGAAAATGGGGTTTGGGAAAAAGGAATTTGGGAAAAAGGAACTTGGAAAAGTGGAGCTTGGAAGAACGGGGTTTGGAAAAATGGAACTTGGAAAGATGGAAGATGGGAAGATGGAATCTGGAAAGATGGAACTTGGGAAGACGGGGTTTGGAAAAATGGAACTTGGGAAAATGGGACTTGGGAAAATGGAATTTGGTTAGAAGGGATCTGGAAAAATGGAACTTGGAAAAACGGAACTTGGGAATATGGATTCTGGAAAAATGGGGTTTGGAAAGATGGAACTTGGGAAGATGGAACATGGGGAGAGGGGGTCTGGAAAGAAGGAATTTGGAAGGGAGGAATTTGGGAATACGGAACTTGGAATAATGGAATTTGGAAATTCGGAACCTGGAATAATGGAATTTGGAATAATGGGATTTGGGAAGATGGAGTGTGGAAAGATGGGGTTTGGAAAGATGGAGCATGGAAAGGTGGGGAAATATGGAATCCAAAGACAAATGAATATGAATATAGTAATAAAAACCCATACGAATGTGAGTGGGGTTTAAGTTATAGAAAAGAGCAATAAAATAAGGAGCTATCAGCAATGATTAAAATAATTCAAGTAAAATCAAAAATGAAAGAAATTTTCTCAAATTTTGTATACAGGATGCCCAAAGATCCTGAGTTAATTTTGTACGATTTTTATTTCTTGACTACTTACGGGAACGATATAGAAACAAATATGCCTGAGGCTGATTTTGCAATAAAAGAGGCTTCTGATGAAATTGTTGAAAATCTTCATGCACACATGCTAAAGGCAGTAAAATATGCCCTGTGTGCCGAGATTCGTCATATTTTTGATGCTACAGCAATTGAATCATTAAAACAATTGGTTGAGAAAAACAAGAACATTGGGGCTTTTATTAAAATGTACTATAAAAAATATCTCACCTTTACAGATGTAGGTAAGGCCCCACTTGATTTTTTACTTGATGATAGATCGGGCGAGGCTGACAGATTAAGAAATGTTCTCTCTAAAGAAACCGATTTAAGAAGAAAATGCTCATACAGAGCAGTTACAGAGACACAAAAAGAGTTGAGGATAACAAACTCTGAACTGTCAAAAATATTTGAATACCTATTTTTGAATCTTGTCTGGCAATCACAATTCGGTGGTTCAGCATGGGCTGATATTGCCAAATCTTATTATATGCTTTTAAAAGCCAAGAGGAAAAATGAAAAAATCATCGCTATTGATCATGCTTACGATTTGCAACATAATACCGATACGGTTTTCAATAAATTACAGTTATATTATAAAGACGGTTATAGTTGGATTAGAAATGCTTTAGATTGGAAAAGGGATGTAGATGATATTCGTTCTTTTTATGAAAAAGTTTCCCCCCAGCTAAGGAGAATAGTGGCATTTATAGCATACAATGTATATGGGATTACGATGGAGGGGTGGCTTTCCCATTCAGTTGATCAAGATAAAATTTGGACAGGGGGGTCCTGGAAAGGAGGAACTTGGACAGGAGGGACTTGGGAAAATGGGACATGGGAAAAAGGAATTTGGGAAAACGGTATTTGGGCGGGTGGAACTTGGGTAAGTGGGGCCTGGAAAGATGGAGTTTGGGAAAGTGGAACTTGGAAATTCGGAACTTGGACGGATGGGACTTGGGAAAATGGAACTTGGGAAAATGGGATTTGGGAATATGGAACTTGGAAAGATGGAACTTGGATATATGGAATTTGGAAAAACGGAACTTGGTTATTTGGAACTTGGTATGACGGGATTTGGAAAAAGGGGGTCTGGATATATGGAACTTGGAAAAATGGAACTTGGGAAGATGGAACTTGGAAAAATGGAACCTGGAAAGATGGAACTTGGAGAAATGGAGTCTGGAAAGATGGAACCTGGAAAAATGGAGTCTGGGAACTTGGAACCTGGAAAGATGGAGTTTGGGAAAGTGGAATTTGGAAATATGGAACTTGGAAGCTTGGAATCTGGGAACTTGGGACTTGGGAAAATGGAATTTGGGAAGATGGGGATTGGGAAGATGGAACCTGGAAAAATGGAATTTGGAAAGGTGGGGATTGGGAAGATGGAACCTGGAAAGACGGGATCTGGGAACTTGGAACTTGGAAAGATGGAGTTTGGAAAAGTGGAACTTGGGAGGATGGAGTTTGGAAAAGTGGAACTTGGGAAAATGGAGCCTGGACAATGGGGACTTGGGAAGATGGGATCTGGGAAAATGGAACTTGGAAAGAAGGAACCTGGAAAGACGGGATATGGAAAGGTGGGGGGATATGGAATCCAGAAACAAAAGAATATGAATATAGTAATAAAAACCCATACGAGTGTGAGTGGAGTTTAAGCTATAGAAAGAGATAACAAAATAATAAAATTATAGAAAAAAGGGGTTGCCAGCAATGATTAAAATAATTCGAGTAAAACCAAAAATAAAAGAAATTTTCTCAAATTTTGTATACAGGATGCCTGATGATCCTGAGTTAATTCTGTATGATTTCTATTTCTTGACTACTTATGGGAAAGATATAGAAACAAACATGCCTGAGGCTGATTTTGCGATAAACGAAGCGGTCGAACAGATTATTGAAAATCTTCATACCCACATGTTGAAGGCAGTAAAATATGCCTTGTGTGCCGAGATTCGTCATATTTTTGATGCTACAGCAACCGAATCATTAAAACAATTAGTTGAAAAAAATAAGAACATTAGAACCTTTATCAAGACATATTATAAAAAATATATCACTTTTACAGAAATAAGTAGAACACCGCTTGACTTTTTACTCGATGATAGATCGGGCGGGGCTGATAGATTAAGAAACGTTCTTTCTAAAGAAACAGATTCAAAAAGAAAAAGCTCATACAGGGCAATTACAGAGACACAAAAAGAGTTAAAGATAACAAACTTGGAACTGTCAAAAATATTTGAATACCTATTTTTGAATCTTGTCTGGCAATCACAATTCGGTGGTTCAGCATGGGCTGATATTGCTAAATCTTATTACATGCTTTTAAAAGCCAAAAGGAAAAATGAAAAAATCATTGCCATTGATCATGCCTATGATTTGCAGCATAATACTGATACGGTTTTTAATAAGTTGCAGATATACTATAAAGATGGTTATAGTTGGATTAGAGATGCTTTGGATTGGAAAAGGGATGTAGAAGATATTCGATTTTTTTACAATAAAGTATCGCCTCAACTACGGAGAATAGTAGCTTTTATAGCGTACAATGTATATGGGATTACGATGGAGGATAAACTTTATCAACATGGAGTTTGGACAGGGGGAGCTTGGAAAGGTGGAATTTGGACAGGAGGGACTTGGAAAAAAGGTACTTGGATATATGGAACATGGGAAAATGGTATTTGGGAAGACGGAACTTGGGAAAGTGGAACTTGGAAAAACGGAACTTGGAAAAACGGAACTTGGAAATTCGGAACTTGGGTAGACGGAACTTGGAAAAGAGGTACTTGGGAAAACGGGGTTTGGCAAAATGGAACATGGAAAGATGGAACTTGGATATATGGAATTTGGAAAAGTGGAATTTGGAAAAATGGATTCTGGGAGGACGGAATTTGGGAACTTGGAACTTGGGAAAATGGAGATTGGAAGAACGGAACTTGGAGGGATGGGATTTGGAAAGATGGAATTTGGAAAAATGGAATATGGCAAAATGGAACCTGGGAAAAAGGAGTTTGGAAAGATGGAGTTTGGAAAGATGGAATTTGGAAAAACGGCAAAATATGGAACTCAGAGACAAGAGAATATGAATATAGTAATAAAAACCCATACGAGTGTGAGTGGAGTTTAAGTTATGGTAAAAAATAAACTATTTAAATTTAATATTAAAAAATTATTTGATTAAAAGGTAAAAAAGGTGATAAGATTATACTCTCCGGTAAAATTAAATAAAATTAAACTTCAAAAACTACCTTCAAACTTATATTTTTCTTCTAAACCTCATGTTCTTGATATTGAAGACTTTATAGAAACTCTCAAAAAATACAATATTTTTGATGTTGTTGTCCTTATGACACGAGAAGAAATAACAGATTATTATTTCTATAATTTATTTTCTTTTTATGAAAAAAATAATATAAACTTTATTCATTATCCAATCGAAGATTTGGGAATACCAAAGAGCTTAAAAAGTTTTGATCTAGTTATACATAGAATAATCGATCTGTTAAATAAAGGTAGAAATGTTATAATTCATTGTAGTGGAGGAGTAGGAAGAAGCGGTCTAGTAATTGTTGGGGTATTAATGAATATACTTAAAAAACCCCCTAATGTTATTCTAGATGTAATAAGAGATCAAAAATTTATTGTAGAGACTAGAGAACAAGAAATCTTTTTATCTAATTATTATAAAATGATAAAGGCATCAACTGAACAGTTTAAAGAACAAGAAGATTCAGAGGTTGTTGATCTTAAAAAAGAAATACTTCAAATTGAACAAGATATAATTAAACTTAGGGCACAACAGCTTGAAACTGACGATCCCGACGAGATAGAAGATATTAAACGACAAATTGATGATTTGAACCAACAAAAACAAGATATAAGCGATAAAATAGTAGATATTAAAGAAAGATTATACAATAAAAAATTGAAAAAATTAAAGGAAGAAATTTCTCTTTTACAAGAAGCTAGAATGATTCCTACATTCCCTGGACATGAAATACAAGGGGACGTCTATGATATATGGCAAAATTATAAAAAAGCTATGGAAAAACGCAGACCGGATAGCTATTTGGAATATGACAAATTTGAATATTATCTGGAAACCTCCGCTTCTGTATATAAATATAAGAATAGTTATGTAATTGGACAATATGATGGAAATTTGTTTATTCCAACTCATTTTTCACCTGCCGGGTTAAAGGAAGGTATTGATATAATTAAATCGATGAAAAAATATGATAACATTGTATTTATAGTTACTAAAGATCTAAAAGATATGTTAAATAAGATGGGGTTTAAGACTCTTCCTGTTACGATAATAAGACAATTCAGAGGGGTGGATGTTGAAAAGTCGATAGTCTATTCTAATATATTTTACATAGCTGTTGAGAGAATATGGATGCAATTATTAAGATTGATACAATTTGTAAAAGCTAAATTTAGAAAAGTTACTTTTAATTTAGTAAATAAATTTAAAGATCGATTTGATTTTGAAGACGATTTTATTATTGATGAAAAAACATTGTATGATGATTAAAAAAAACAAATATTCAGAATAGAATTACTAATATAACGGATAAGTAAAAAGAGGGAGATACAAATGGCTGATGTGAAAAAAATCATACAAGACATAGAAAGTAAAGACCTTAGTAGTACAAATAAACAACAAGCTGCTTTTGCTGAAATGATAAAAGGATTAGCTTTTAGTGATGATCCTCTCGCAAACAAATTTATGAAAAAAGTGGATAAAGCAATTACTAAAATTGCTAAAGATGTATTAAGTAAAGAGGAATCCTTTAGTAAATTTATTACTATTTCAAAAAGCGTTCATATTCCAGAATCCAATATTATTCTTACCAAAGGAGATAAAATCAGAATTATAGAACAGGATAAATGGATTCAAAAAGCTGTAAAGCACCCTGGAGCGTTATCTAAAGCCCTTGGTATACCGGAAGAGGAAAATATACCAGCAGCATTACTCAATGCGATTATTAATGCAGAAACCGGAGAGACTATATCAAATCCAACAAAGGTGGGCAAGTCTAGTATCAAAGTAACTACTGAACTTAAAAGAATGGCTAACTTAGCACGTACCTTAAAAGGGATATAACTTAATGAAACAAATTAAAAAAATTTTTCTTTTTATTAAGAAATACTGGTTTGTAGTTGCAACTGTTAGTGGCGTAATAATATTTTTTCTTATTAAATTATTTGCTAATACTTCTGTAAAAAAGAACGAAATAAAGCAAAAAATAGAAGTTATTAAAAAGTCTAATAATGAAACAATTAAAGAAGTAGAAAAAGAAATAAAACAAATGGATGAGGAAATAGAACAGATAAAAAAGAATAGACGGGAGGTTATTAAAAATAAAAAAGAGCGAGATAAAAAAGCAAAAAAATATTTTAAGGGAATTTAAAACAAGAATATTATGAAAAAATTTTTATCATTTTTAATGATTTTATATATCTCATTAAATCATCTTACAGCCGAAGAAGTAAAAATAGACCATCCCAACCCTAATAAAGACCCAATTGTTCTTATTGTCCCCGATACTTACGAGGAGCTTAAAGAAGCCTATATAGAGATGGCAAAATTGTATCTTGGGGAACGATACGATTTGGAACAGTGCTTATCGGATCAAGAAAAACTTTTTAAAAATTATGATAAAATAAAAGAAGAGGTTATTACTCCTCTTATGGATCAACTTAAAAAGAATGAAAAAGCTATTAAAGATATAGCAAATAAAAAAGTAAAAATTGAACCATTTCAATTCGGTATATTTCTTCAAACAGGGATAGAACTTAAAAATGAAACAATTATCCATACATTCTACGGAATGCCGTACATACAATTATTTCAAACAATAAATGTAGGGGTATTTATTGGATATCCTTTACAGTTAGGAATTGGAGCGGGGGTACAATTTTAGATGATTAAGATATTTTCAAAGTATGAAAAATTAAAGGAAATACTTAGTAGATATAATGTCAAAGATTGGAATCGAGTACAGATGCAAATATGGCTTAAATTAGTACAAGATAACATAGTAGAAATGGACGATATGAATAAACTATTCATGTTTGGTCAAATATTTAGTGATTATTTTGATAAATATGGAAAAATAATTCCTTATGATCTAGTAAAGAAAAAATTATCAGAGGTATAAAATTGTGGCTATAACCAGGGGATTCAGAACAGATAGTAGTGGAGTATTTATAACGATGACTTGGGCACATGTACTTGCACATAAAGGGGAGGTATTTGAAGTAAATGATTATGATGTAGATGTAGACATAGCAGGGCCTAAATACTGGCATTTCAAAACAGCAGATGACGATGAAAATGCGGTTCATTTTCGATATGATGTAACTTGTAATGGTGGTGCAATGATAGAGGTCTTTGAAGACTCCACGCTTTCAAACGACGGCACTTCTCTTACTATATTTAACATGAATAGGCAATCTACTAAAACTTCCAGTCTTCTGACTGCATATTATGATCCTGCTGTTAGCAGTGACGGAACAAGACTTACTGTTCATGAAATTGGCAGTACGGGAGGCGGGAGCCGTTTTGCAGGTACAGTACCTGGGTTTCTAGGCGCACTAGAATTTATTCTTAAATCCAATACCTCGTATTTAATAAAGGTAACAGTACGACAAGACGACTCGACTGTGGGCATGAATGTATTCTTTTATGAATATAACTATACAGACTTAACTTCATAATTACTAATATAATATGGCAGTAGTATCATCATATTACTCTGATAAAAATTTTCTGAATATAGCATACGCAATTGATCTTTCTCTAATAAGCCATTTCTCATCTATGTTATTTAATAATGATGTTAACAGGGTACAGTATTCTAGCAATGCATACGCCATGAGAAAAAGAAGCGATAATAATAATGGGCGACTAGATTTACCGTTTTTAAATTTCAAAGCTGTTAGCTATGAACCAGGAGAAAGAGCTTGGTGGAATGCCTCTGCATATACAAAAGGCGTTTATATACCCGAATTATCACAAAAAATAAAAATGGCGCCTGTAACAATTGGATATGAAGCATCTATTTGGCTACATAAAGATAGTGATTTACGATACGCCTTTAGTGAACTTATCTTTGATGCAGATAATAAAACAATTTTAAATGTTCAACAGGCGACATATATAGATATTAATGGACAAACAGTATCTCTTCCTACAGTATTAAATTATACAGGGCTTGATTTTGAACCCGAGTACAATGAACAAGACTGGTTAGAACGGAATAATATTCACAGTGCTAGTTTAGATTTTGAGATAGGTACATTTGCTATAAAATCAAATGATAATATATGTATCCCCGAGAGAGTATTGTTTAACTTTGCTAATACTAAGGATATGAAAAATTATACTTACGATGAAGTATATAACTTTTTAGTTGAAGATTTAAATAGCAAATGATTAACTTTTTAATAGTTCTTTTACTAATATAATGTAATATACGTGAAAAGAAAAGGAGACTAATATATGGCATTATCAAATAGCTGGAGATTAGATGTTCGTGAAATAGATAAATCTAGTACAGTACGCCTTTCTGTGAATACAACGGGTGCAATGGTAATACGAGCATCAAAAGGGCCTACTAAACCCGTTTTTATAAATCCTAATAAAGAACAGAGAATTATTAATCTTTTGGGTAAACCTTCGGTAAGTTATCCTGATGTACAAGAGGTAATAGAATATAATAAGGAAGCCCCGGTGTGGGTTTCAGCTCCCTATGCTGTAAGTGATACTTATGGGGGGGTATTAGTTTCTTCTACTGGAACAGCTCCATTAGAAAGCGGACTTACTGATTCTGACATAGAAAGCTATACTTTTTCTGAAAGTTCACAATATTTTGTTCTTCTTTCAAGAAGTCCTTATAAAACTGATGACCTTGCAGTACTTGTAACTCAAACAATATTAAGGGAAAACGAGGCTAATGAGTTAAAAGCATTTGAAATTGAACTTTATCAAAAAGATAAGGGCCTTTGGGATTTAAAAAAAGAGTATACGGTATGTTTAGATAGCGAGGGAGTAGACGGATTTGGTAGAGGAATATATATAGAAGATGTTCTAGAAAACGACGATTTTCTTAAAGTTATAGTAAATGAAAATTATGATACAACGTTGACATTTAATGACGATTCTGAGAAAGTCGAATTTGCTGGAGGCTCTAGGACAGATCCTACGATTGAAGAGTTGACTGATGGGTGGGATTATTTTAAAAAACCAAGGCAATATGAAGCAAATATTTTTATGGACTGTACAGCTGATGATGGTATTCCATCTATTTTTAATAATTTACGAAATAATTATCAAAAATATGCGCACTATATTATAAAACTCCCTATGAGCGAGAATGTATCCACGGCTATTTCTACTAAACAAGATTACGGAATAGATAACAGGGGATTATCGTTTTCTTGGAATCATGGTAAGGTTAAAAACTTTTATGGCGGATCCTCCTTTTGGACATCTCTTATAGGAAGAGTAGGTAGAAAATATGCTCAAATGGCGCCCATTTTTAATGGTGGAGCTCCTGCATGGATCGATGAGAATGGATATGGAGGTCAATTAGGCCCGGGAATAGAGGAAATGGAATTTGACCCTACTGAAACAGAATTGGAACAACTTGATGAGAATGGTATTAATCCTATAATATTAGATCCGGGAGTTGGGGCTTTAATAGTATCACAGAGAACTGCCCAATCACCGACCAAACTTTCTGACACTTCTTGGATTGCTCATAGCAGATTGTTCGATTTTATACTTAAGAATATAATAGAACAAGTTCTAGTACAACAAATTGTGAAACTTAATGATACACAACATAGGCAAATGGCTAAATCTAAAGGCAACACAATTATGGCTTCTATAGCTGCTGAAAATCTAATATCTGATTATGCTATAATTTGTGATGAAACCAATAACACTGATGAAATGTTAGCGCAAAGATATTTTGTATATGATGTAATTCTTAAAGTAACTCCCTATTCAGAGCAGATAAGGTTTAACTTTGTTAACATAGGACAAACTGTAGAGGTAAGTGAGTTTGTGGGGTAAAATTTCTACTAATATAAAAGAAAGGAGATTTAGAAATTATGAGTATAGAACAGCTATATGATTTAGGAGATGATGCTTTACAGAATTTATTTGAAATGACAATAGCTCCTACTCAATATCTATCAGAACTAGCACCTACTTTATTACGTGTTCAAAATTTAACTATCCCTGCTAGTGGTGCAAATAAATATGAAGTTCATTACAAAACGGTAATGATAGAGAAAATAGGAGGTAAGCCTGATTCTCCTAAAGAGTTTACTTTTGATATACGAATCGACAGAAATTACTTGGTATATAAAGGTCTTGTTGCTTGGAAGAATGCGGTTAGTAATACTAAGACAGGTGTTATGATGCCAGATACCGGTGGGTTAAGAGTCCCTATAACAGTATATCCTGTGACCCCTGAAGGTGATAAAATTACAGGTTTTGGAGAATGGTTATTTGAAGGGTGTTGCCCCACTAATATAAGTGATATTGGATATGATTATAGCTCGGGAGATCCCATTACGGTAACAGTTACTATGAGTTTTTTGGCCATGAATGATAACAATTTATAATTTTTTAAAGCCTTTCCATATTTTATTTTTTATCCCTCTTTTTTGAGGGATTTTTTATTCTCCAAGTAAATGAAAAATTACTAATATAATAGTATGATTCTATTTAATAAATATCTAAGAAAACTTAGAGCACTCGACATTCAAAATCCTAATTTATGGGAATTCTATTTTACTGATAATCAAGATATTCAATTCAATGTGGTTAGTATGTCTTTACCTTTTAAATCGTTAGAATTAGAAAAACATAATTCCGGATTACAGTATTACAGATCTTGTTCTTTAGAAGACTCCTTTTCTATTACTTTTAATGAAACCACCGACTTTGCTGTACTTTCTTATCTTAAAAGATGGTTTAATGAAATATACGATGAGGAAAATAGAGTTTTTAAAAGCGGTGATCATAATAAGATAGGAATAATGAATTTCAGTAAGCATGTGTTTTTTGACATTTTTAGCATTCTAGGCTTACCTGTTACACTTAAAGAACTAGAAAAAAATACTCTATCTGTTACATTTTATAATATGCTATTAGCATCTATTGATGCTATTGATTTATCTTACGATAATACATCTGGAGGATTTACAGTAAGTGCCGAATTTTCTTCTTCAGAAATTCAATTTGATTTCTCTAATATTAAACAACCGTTGTCTGCGGCTATAGAGTCTAGAATTTCTTCTGGATTATCAAGTATGAGATTAGAATAAGGAGATTATAAACCATGAGTGATGAAGTAAAGGATTTCTTTGTTAACGATGAAGAGAATAAACAGCAAGAGATACAAAAAAGTAAGAAAAAAGATCAAAGATCAGACATCGTACCTAATGACTATATAAAAGTAAAATTAAGTACCTGTGGAAAACTTTCAGCTCCACCCATTGTTCATGTCAGAGACTATAGCGGGGAGGAGGCTTTTAAGCTTTCGTTGATGAATGATGATAATATGGTAGAAACTATTATTGATGTAATAAATAATCTTCTATATGAAGATTTTGATGCTGGGAAATTTCACGAGAGGGAAGTAGAAGAAATTTTACTTAATATTCATGCCAACTTTTGGGATTCTACCATAAGCTATAATTATGAACCTACTGAGGAGGAGTTAAACGAATTAAAAGAAAGTGATAGTGAAAAATTAAAGAAAATCCAAAATAGCAATGAGCCCTTAAAAGTAGCTATTCCTATAACTAATATCGAAACTAAACCGTTGCCCGATAATTTCAGTGAGCCTATTTCTATAAAAGATAAGAATATAAAAGTTCAATTTATACTTCCTAGAATTGAACATATTCTTGAAACCAGCAAATATCTGCAGACAAAATTTGCCCAGGAAGATCAAAAATTTGCTACTTTAAAACAAATAATAAGCCATAATGATAGAATGAAAAGAGAGAGAAAATTTAATGAAATAGAATACATTTCAGAAGATAAAATGCAAGAATATAATAATTATCAAATTAGAAGAACTAGAGAATATATATTAATACAGCAATCGCTACTGATTAAAAAAATTAATAATCAAAAATTAATAACAATAAATGAAAAAAGAAAGGCGTATGAACGAATACCTCAGAGATTATGGGATGTCCTGGGAAATATACTAAATAAAGACCTGTTTTTTGGCGTACAAAGAGAAGTAAAAGTCAAATCTCCATTAACTAACAAAAAAGTTACTAGGAGGTTTCAATTTCGATTATTGGATTTTATACCGACCCTGGAGTTACAGGACACTTCAGGATATACTATTTCATTTGGGGAATAGTAATTTCAGTGAAACATATTTTGATTATATGAGAATGCCAGCTCATATAATTAGAGACAGATTTAAGAAGTGGAAAAAATTAATGGAAAAACAAAACATAAATAATAAAAGGTTTTCCTTATGAGTGATAGTATACCAATTTTAACAAGAAGAGAAGATACTCAAAATTTAGGTACAGAGATAGAGAAGCATCTTTTTGATATATCAGATTCTTTAGGTAGAGTGAAGGAAAGATTTATACAGCAACAGGAGAGAACAGGAATTATTGTAAAAAATGTTCTAGGCAATATAACAGATAACTTATTTAAAAAAAGAGAGAAAAAATATGAGATAGTGCCTCCGAATGAAGGACAACTTAAAAAAATGGGGGTCGAGGGCGCCAGTGCTGTATATTTAGGAGAAAAACTAGATGAAATAATAAAAGAAGATAAAAAAGAAGAAAGAAGAAAAGATGGAAAGGGACTTTTTACTGGTTTGGGTTTGGGGGCTACTGGGATAGGAGCAGTAGCGGCTAGATTATTTCCTAGTTTAATGAAAGTTCTCCCTTTAGCTGCAATTGCTGGAGGTATAATTTGGATGGTGGTTGATGGTATTAAAGCTTCAATAAAGGCTGAAGAATGGGGTGTTAGCAAAATATCCGCTATCCTTGGTGGTGTATTAGGAGGAACGGGTAAAGGATTAGAAAATGCATTTAAAAATGCGGGGAAATTTGCATTGCTAGGCGCAGGTATAGGTACACTGATAGCCCCCGGATTAGGTACTATAGCTGGAGGGATTTTAGGCGCTGCTATAGGAGGGATTCTAGGTTTTATAGGTGGAGAAAAGATAGCTCAAAGCATTGAGAAAATAAAAGAAATAGGCGGCAATGTGTGGGAAAAAGCTAAAGAAATACTCCCCACTCTAATTGATAATATATTTGGTGGCTTAATCGATAGAATTAAAGAAAAAATAGGTTCAATTAAGGAAATATGGAAGGGCGACGACTCAATTGGAAGTAAAATAGGAGAAACCATAGGACATATTGTAACTTTTGTTCCCGGGGTTATATGGAAGTGGATCTTAGAAGATATTTGGCCTCCTATATGGGAAAAAATAAATGAGTATAAAGATGAGCTTTTAGGAATAATTATTTCTCCTTTTACAGGAGCCTGGGAGGCAATTCTAGGATGGAGGGAAAGATTTGGGAAAATTTGGAAAGACGAAGATAAAACTATTTGGACTAAAATAAAAGAAAGTGCTTTAAATTATATTTCATTTATTCCTCAAATTTTAGGAGGGTTCTTTGGAGGATTGTTTACTTCAGTAAGAAATTTCTTTAAAAAAGTCTTTGGAAAAGAAGAAGACATAATGAGTGAAAAGGAACAACGTGAAACTTCTAAGGAAACCGGTTCAATGATATTCGATTTATTTAAAATTATCACGGGTTTTTTAGGAGATATATTCAAAGGATTTCTTTCGGGTATAAGAAGCGGATTGGGATTAGATAAGGGCTGGTTCCAAGAAAAGATAATTAATCCCATAGTACAAACTATTGGGAACTTAATTTCTAAAGCTATAGAAATAAAGGAGAAAGCGGAAAAGTGGATAAAAGATCATATTACTGGGCCTATAGGTAATTTCTTCGGGGGAATAGGGAAAAGAATTTCAATTTTAATACATGGGGGAACAATAGAAGGAGAAGAATATGAAGGAGTTGTTAACTGGGTAAAAACACGGTTTGCAGATCCCATAGTTAAATTTTTTAATAATTTAAAGGATAAAGTCGATGAATATAAAACCAAGATATCAGACTGGGTAACTACGTATATTATTAACCCCGTGAAGAATTTTTTCAATATAATAGGTGAATTTTTAGCTAAGGCGCAATTAACTGGTGCTAAGTTTGCCCATCCACTCCAGTTTGGTAAAATAGGAAGAAACATAGAACAACTCCTGGGGCTAGGTTTAACACATTCACAAATACTTAAATTAACAAGTGCAATAGAAGGCGATATACCCACATCGCTTAAACAAATTGTCTCTGAATTACAAAGGTGGTATGGTGTAGAGGCGAAGAGAAGCTACCTTCAAAGAAAATATGGAATAGAAGTAAAAGAAACAGAAAACGCTCAAGATGTTATTATTACTCCAGAAGGTAAGCTAATCAGAACTCATCCAGACGATACGCTTATAGCTACTAAAAATCCAGTAGTAAACGTCGATTCTGAATTTGATAAAGAAATTTCTAGTGATATTAGAAAATTGGAAAGAGAAACATCTTCTACAATAATAGAACAAAATAATAAGATAATAGATTTGCTTTCCACAATAGCCGAAAGAACAATAGGAGAACAAAATAATAATGTATTGATTGATAGTAGAGGCGGAGTAGGCAGTGAATTTGATCCATTCTCTTCAATGCAAATTTTTAAAAAGGGGTTAGCTTATGGCGTATAGAATAAAAATACCCGAGGGAAAAAAAGTAACTATAAATAAAAATGGAGAACCTTTACTTCCTAATACTCCACTTATCTTAGACGATGACGTAACCATTTCATTATCATCTTCTTTTTCTCCATTTTTAGGAGCTTTATTTTCATCTCCATCTACTAAAACAGCAAAAATAATTAGTTCATTAGGCGCAATTATAGCTAGAAAATTTGGAGAAGAAAGGGGAGTGTCAACTCAATTAAAACAATTTGGAATTCAAACTTGGGACTCCACTGATCCTATATCTTTAAATTTAACTTTTTCTTTTTTTAGAGGATTAAGAGGGCTTTATGATGCTAAGAAGGAAGTATACGACCCGATTATGACTTTATGTGAGTTGCCCTTGCCTTCCTTGGGTGTCTTAGATAGTGTATTAACCGCTCCTGGTCCAACTGGTGCAGAAGCAGTAGAAGAGGTGGCTTCTTTATTGAGTGAAGAGGCTAAGGCAGCGTTATCCGACCTTACAAATTATTATTCTATAAGAATAGGAAATATAATCTCGATTTCAGGAATAGTTATACTTAAAGCAGAGCCCACTTTTACAAGCGAATGTGATGAAAGGGGATATCCCATTTGGGGGCAGATAAACTTAGATATAAATTCAATAGAAACCGCTACTGTAGATTTATTAAGAGAAGGCGCTTCTCCTGTAGATAAGATCTCTCCCGAACCAAAGTATACGCCTCCGCCTTTAAGCGGGCCTTAATCTTTAGAGGAGGGCAATTTAGTAATGTTAACACGTTATTCCTTTATGAAAAGCTCAAATACTTTAGCTTCGGATGGTACTTATTATCCCGATCCCTTAACTTTCTCTACTCAAAAATTTAGATTTACTGAATACGGTGTAGATTATTCTTTAATTGATATTGATATATCCAGATTTGATATATTAATAAGCAAAGTTTATAATAATCAAAGATACAAAGATTTAATACTCGATATTAATAATATCGATTATATTTGGAATCAAGAAATAGGACGAACAATAATTTTTCCTACTAAATCTGATTTAGAAAGGTTTATCGAAGATTTTATAGAATAATGAAATACTACGGATATAATATAAAATTAAAAATTAATAAGAGCGTTGATCTCGATGATCCTAGTCTTTACTCTTTTTCTCTTACAGATAGTATCTTCAACTTACTTAATTTCGGCACTATATCGTTCTATGATATAGGCGGACATTTTAGAGAATTTCTAATATTGGAAAACGGCAATGAAGTAAATGTAACTTTTGGTAGAGGGGAGACAATTAATAAATGTAATTATAATATAAAAAGTAACAGTATAGATAGAACAGAGAGTACAAATAGTATAACAGGAGAAATAAAAACAAAAGTAGAACATGCTTGGGGATCAGCAGATGAAAAAATAAAAAGCATTGCTTACGATGATACGATATCTAATATAATTTTAAAACTTGCGAATAGCTATCAATTTAAAAATAAAGATATTACTACAACTCACGATAGAGATATTTGGTATCAACCTTTATTAAATGATATTGATTTTATACAACAACAGTTATTGCCTAATGTGTATTCAACTTCAAGTAGCGATACTCCTTTATTTTGTTATACCACATACGATAACAATATTCACCTTATTAGCGCAAAAGAAATGTTTGACAAAAAACCAGTAAAAGAATTGTTTTTTACTCCTGCATCTTATAAAGAATTTGAAAGCATGATATTTGTTTTAAAACACTGGACTGTTAATTCTGATGATTATGATAATTTGTTGAATCAAACCATTACTTATATAGATAAAGAGAGCGGTAGTATAATAGAAAAAACAGATAAATTTAAAGATCATTTAATAAATAAAAGCGGTAAGTTATTTCACATAGGAGATGATAATCAAGCTAAAGGATACGAAAAATTCTTATATAAAGAAAAAGGGCAAAGAGAAAATATCTATAAAGGACAAATTATTAATAAATTAAAAAAGAATTATTTTATAAATGAGTTGATGATTACCTGCCCCTATGATCCTAATTTAAAAGCAGGAGAAACGATAAAGTTAAATATTTTTTTATCTGGGGAGGGAAAGAATCCTGTAAGATCAAAAAGACTCAGTGGAAAATATATAATTGAAGCTAGCGAACAGATATGGAGTGCACAATTAAAGAAAGCTTTTTCTAAATTGCTTATTGGAGTACCCTCTAGCGGTACCGATCCTAATATTCCTAGTGATTATAGATATAAAGAACTTTTGGTATAAAACTATGTACAATATAAGATTATACTACGGAAAAGTAGAAGAGAATAACGACCCTGATAAAGAATCAAAAATACAGGTACGATTATTACCTGAGATGAAAGATGTAGCAAAGTCTGATTTGCCCTGGGTACGTCCTTTTCTAGTAGAGAATATGACGGAGGAGGCAACATCTCATTGTCCTTTAGAAGAAGGTAGTACAGTTTGGGTATTCTTTTTAGACGAGTACTTTAAATATGGCTTTTACATTAAAGCAACTTTTTTAGATGATTTATTTGATTATGACTCTGTAAAAAGCGATATTGATTCTATAAGTGATTTAGACTCTCAATCCTATCCTCAACCGAAGTTTACAAGATATAAAGACGGAACTATAGTATTTCACAATTCTGAGACAGGGGAGACAGGAATTTATCATAAAAGCGGTTCTTATAATGTAATCGATAAAGATGGAAATGTTTTTTCTTATTCAACCGGAGATATTAAAATTTATAATGATAATGGCTCAATCACAATAGATTCTAACGGGGAGATAGAATTAAATAATTCAAATACTTCTACCTTTACTGTTAAGAATGGAAGTTTTGAATTTGATGGCAATGCAAAAAGTTTAGTTAAATATGAAGATTTAATTACCGCATTGGATTCAATGTTTACTCAAATTCAGACCATGGTAATGATTGATCCTCTTACAGGAGTTGCAGGGCCACCTCAAGCTCCTTTTAATCAAATGAAAACCACTATTTGGGATGCTATCAAAACTAATGCTAAATCAACTACAATAAAAACTCAATCATAGAAAATTTTACTAATATATTATAATGGCAATAAAAGACATTAAAGAAATAGATTATCCTCAAGTTTATGATCTAGATTATAGGGGCGGGATAGACGCCCAAGGGTTTATAAGGGAAACTTGGGGCGATAGGGCTCTAGTAAATAGTCTTAAATTATGGATTTCTTCTTTTAAAGGGGATTTAATTAATAATCTCAATACGGGAGGAAGAGTTGTACAACATCTTCTAAAACCTATGCGTCAAGTGGATATACAAAATTTCAAGCAATCGATTCGTGATGGCATAGCAATGGATTACGGCCCCACTTTAAAGATAAAGAAACTCGAAATAACACCCAATTATGAAGAAAGGGTGTTTGAAATTTATATGGAAGTTTATTCAAAAGAATTAAAGTATGTTACAGGATTATATGAAAAAATAAAAGGAGTTTAAAAAATTGGATTTTTCTTTTAATAGTATAAAAGATAGAATAATAACAAGTTTAAGAAGTAAGTCCGAATGGGCAAATATACTTTATTTCTCCACCAATATGCGGCTTATTGAAGCAGTTGCAAAAGAGATTGAAGAGTTGGCTAGGTATGATGAATATTTAACTAGAGAAACAAAATGGGATTTAGCTAGAAACAAATCATCTTTAGTAACGCAAGCTGCAGTACTGGGATATAAACCTCATAGAAAAATAGGTGCTAGGCAAAAATTGTGGGTTAGTTCTAAAGAGAAAGCGTTTTCTCCTGAGTGGAATCAATATACGGTTTATGAAGCAGGAGATGTGGTACGCTATGGTGAACAAAATACACTGTATGAAGCGCTAGTAGATAATCAAGGAGTGGAACCTACTAACACTAATTACTGGAAAAAAACCACTGCCGTTCATTCTTCTGTTATAGGTATTCCTAAATACAGCATATTTAAAACAGAAAATGATATCTATTTTACATCAATGAGCTCGGTTGATTTGCTTACTACTGAGAACTATGCAGAAATTGATGTAGTACAGGGCATACCGAGAACATTTACAACTATTGCGCAAGGTTTAATTTATGAAGAAATAGAAATAGAAAATGATAGTATAGATAACAGTTTCTATGAATTAAGAGTTAATAATGATCTTTGGACAGAATATAATGATATTAGACAGGCCGAAGCTGATGATAAAGCTTACCAAATATTAAATAAATTAGATTTTACAGGAATTATTATTAGATTTGGAAATAATTTAACTGGGAAAAAATTAAGTGCAGGCGATACCATAACTTTTAAATATGTAGAAACTTTAGGGGAACTAGGTGATGCGTTATCTAAAGGTGTCGTAAATACTGTTGTCTCCACTCTAGTAGACAATAAGGGAGAAACTGTTGATGGATATTGTTATAACGATGAAGTTATATCGGGCGGTAAGGATGTAGAGCATATAGAGGATATAAGAAGTAATGCAAAATATACGTTCCAGTCTGGTTATAATGTAGTAGGTAAAAACGATTACAAAATATATCTATTAAATAATTTTGATTTTATACAAAAATGCGTTGTATGGGGAGCGTATGAACAGAACATTGATGATGGAAAAGACCCTTGGGATTGGATCTCTACTCAAGAAAACCTTGTCTACATTTCAGCATTTACAACAGGAGAAACCCCTACTCAATTACAAAACAATCAAAAAGTGGAGATAATACAAGATATAAATGAAAAGAAGCCCCCTACTGATATTATTATTTTTAAAGATGTTGTATTCGTTAATATGATCTTTAACACAACAGCCTATTTATCAAGTACCACCTATTTATTGTCAGAAACTAAAACACTCTTAGAGCAAGCTATCCAAGAGGAATACAATATTACAAATTTAGATTTTGAACAAAATATCTATGAAACAAATTATAAAGCTTTTATCGATAATTTTGATGAAGTAAGGTATCATAATACAACTATACAATTTTATAATGTTGAAGACTTTACAAGTGGAGACTATAGTCAAGCAATTCCTTACGAAGCTAGCGCAACTGCTATTATGATTCCTGTAAAAACAAAATCGGTATACGTTTATATTAAAGACACTTCGGATGAAGATGCTACATACGTTCATATAGGAACAGATAATGGTGGAGGGGGATTTAATCCAACAGAAGGATATGATTTAAGTGGAAGTACTATTAACTATAATACAGGAGCAATTCAAATAAAAGAGTCTTCAGGAATGAGTGGAGATTATTCTAAATATGAAATGAAAGTGGTATATAGCACATCGGAAGATGATTTAATTTTACAGGGCAGAAATCATATTTTCTATTTAAGAGAAGTTAATGTTGAAACTCTTTATCTTACCGAATAGGGGCGTGATGAATGGACATAACTAAGAATTTGCCTAAAATAATGAGAGGGAATTCCTTTTGGACTCAATTTGTTGAGAGCATTAAAGATGAACTTCTTAATATTCAAGCAGAAATAGAAAAGAAGAAAAATTTTTATAATGTCAAAGAAATTGATTCAATAGAAGAATTAACTGATATAAATAAGTCCTTAGGTACAGAAGTTGATTTAACTCTTTTTGAAAACAAAACCACAGAAGAACAAATTAACTATATGAAGCAGGAGACCGAAGGAATTACTTATAAGATAAGAACAAAAGGTGTGTATGATTATTTTCAATATGTATTTAATAGAATTTACGAAAGAGGCAATCTATATATCGCTTATGTAACCGATACCGATTATATCTTTAAAGCGATTGATTATAAAAGAACTTTAAGAGAAGTAAAAAATCATGATTTTTCTACACCTTTTGTAAAAACTTATAATGTGTTTCCTTTCTTTGACTTAACAGTAGATATACAAGGACTAGATGATATCCCGGTAAAACATTTAGATGAAGACCCGACATGGTATTTAGACTCTGATTTATTTGAGTCTACAATTAAAATTACCAATCATATTATGGTTGAATTTATATTAGATGAAATAGTATCACAATTTGATAATAGCATAAGTGGTAATTTCTTAATTACAGAAGAATATTTTAGATATTTAGAACGGGCTACAGAATACGGAAGAAGAGTAAGCGATATTCCTCATATAGGGGGGCAATTAACATTATTAACAGATATGAGCGGGGATTATAATGTTATATATGACATTGAAGCATACTGTAGAACTACAGAATATTTAAATGATGAAGAAGATTTTATTTATCTATTAGCCGGAAATGATAATGATGGGTTTTTTTATAAAAAAGAAATTAATTTTAATGAACGATATACAGATTCTAAAACAAATCCCACATATTTTATGATGCAATCTTATATTCCAGCTAGGGAAATATATCCGGATATAATAGCACAAGGAGATGGAGTTAATACCACTTTTGATAGCAATACTTACGGATTATTAGAGCATCCTGAGATAGTTCCTAATACTTTTAAAGTGCTCTATGTGCATAATGCAACTAATTATGAAGGGTACGATGATGGGAATGGTAATATAACAAGTGATGATGGAAGTACACACGGTTCAATCACCTATGCTACGGGAGCTTATACTATAATAACCTATGACGATGGGGAGGAGATAAGTTATGCCCCTGATGATGGAACTAATATCGAAACAAGATATAAAACTAAAAAAGATTTAAAAATTTCTAAGATAAGAGTATTAAATAGCGATGAAAATGCAGTAATAGAAGGAAATTTTCCATTAGTTCAATTTTATAATGAAAATAATTATTTAAGCATACAATGTATTGTTTATAACAGCGAGAGTTAGGATAACATACTAATATTATATAATATACAAAGGGAGAAAATTTAATGAGTAGAAATATAACAGATTTTGGAACTCAAAAAATCTATTTTGATTATGCTGCTCCGGCAATATCGGAAGAATTTAATAATATAATGCATAAAGTAGTGAGAAGCGGTTTATATAGAGGGGGTAGTTTATCAGTTGAGTCAACATCACAAGTTAGAATATCCCCAATGGTTGTATTTATAGAGAATTCTAATAAATCTAGTGCTGATTTATCAGTACGAATTGAAACCACTGAAGATATAGTTCTAAATATAGACGAAACCGACCCATTTGTGATTTGTCATTATGAATGGTATAACGATCCTGTCTCTTACATGGAAGTTAAAACAGTAGCAGGAGGTTTAATAGGAGAGTACGATTTAATACTGGGAAGTGGGGTTTTTACTAACGGGGATTTAACTGGATTTGATACAACCGAAAGAGATTATATATCTTGGGATGCTGATACCACTAGATTAGGAGAGTCAGCTACGATAGTAAGTTCCCCATCCGGAGGAACTCAAACTAATTTAAGCGGGGAAACTGATATAGTAACTGCAATACAAGAAGTGTTCAACAGATTGATTGATTTAAGTGGAGTAGAAGACGATGCGGTTAAGAATCGACATATTGATTTTGGCACTTCAGCAACTCAAATAAACAGTAATGATATTCCTATAGGAAAAAATATAACCACCGGCGGTACAATAGATAGTGTTACACAATCCGATATTACTTCCAATGTTATTGAAATACTGTTTGATGCTTTAGCTGATTTAAGTGGAGCAGATGACAATTCTGTAAAAGAACGACATGTTGATTTTGGTACAGGACAAAATCAAATTGACGGGGATTTACTTCCTCTAGGAACCGCAATATCTAAAGTAATTTCAGAAGCTACTAATGTAGATTTTGCTAACAGTAAAAAAATAAGAGAAGCCCTGAAAGACACTATAGATAGAATTGCTCAAGTATCAGATCAAGTAACTACGAATAAAAACAGCATAAGTTCTTTACAGACAGATGTAAATACAAATAGCGATAGAATAGATAAGACCTATGGAATTCCTGTAGGAACTATAATGATGTTTGACGGAAGTAATTGGCAAGATGATGTTACTCTGCCTGGATGGTATGCTTGTGTAGCCGCAAATAGTGTACACGGAGCTCCTGATTTAGAAGATAAATTTATAAGAGGAGGCAGTAAAGGAACTAAAGGAGTTGACTATGGAGTAACAGGAGGTAGTGATACTGCTACTTTAAATAGTAATAATCTACCTCCTCATACTCATAGTATTAGTTTATCTCACAATGCAAGTATAGGAGCTACAGCTCCCAGTCACAGTCATGGAATGGCACATACGCATAAATATACGAGATTTACCGTTGATTATCATCGTACTACTGTTGTTACAGAAAATATTAACAAGTTATGGGCAGGCCGGTCTGAGGTAAATACAGGCGGTTCAAGTAGTGCAAATACAGGTGTTTCTGCACCATCGCATAGCCATTCTATTTCTATTAGCAATCATTCTGGTAATACAGGGAACGGGGGGTTTGCTAATTCAGCATTTAGCATCGTTCCCCAATATTATTCTGTTATCTATATAAGAAAGTGTTATCAAAGGTAAGGTATGGGTACTGAGCAGTTTGATGATATAGTTGGGAAAAAGATAAAATCTAATCTTGAAATAACCACTGAGGAAAAATATCCCGGTAATCCCGAGTACGCTAACAATGTAGATGGAGATTATACTAATGCAATTGGTGATGCGGTTGAAGCGTATGTCAATGGAGAAGAAACTCAACCACCCGATATTCCTCAATGGGATTCCCCAGCTTACGACTTAGAAATAATAGAAGATGGAACGGGTCTAAAAAAACCTAAAATTACACTTCACTGGATTGATACATCTTCTGATATATTAACAGAAAATTTTCTTATTTATAAGACAGATAACTCGGGTGGAACTTTTGGTACTTTAACCTTATATGATAAAATACCAGCGGATGAAACTGATTACGTAGATGAAAAATTATCTTTTAATACAGGATACCGTTATGCAATAAGAGCGGAAGATAGATTTCTAAATCGTTCTGATTTAACAGATTATCAGGAGATTACAACTCCTACGGTTCCTGAACCATCTCGACCTACTGATAAAATCGTAACAGGTGCCGGGGTAAAACAAATCGGTTTAAAATTTCAAGGATCGCCATCTTTTGAAGATATTTTATATTACCAAGTTGAATCAAGAAGTGCTACGGCAGATCCAGATGGATACGGTGGTTATGAGGTACCTGCATCTCCTTCTTGGGGAGATTGGGAAGTAATAAATCAATCTCTTTCTACTCGAATAATACATGAAAATTTAGACTATACTAAATGTTATCAGTATAGATACCGCTCGGTAAATTCTTACGGAGTATCAGGGAGTGCAAATAGCGAAGAAGGACATAGTGAGCTATTATCAGATATAGTTATCCCGCTAAAAGTAAAAAGAGATGACTTAGATTGGGATATCCAGGATCAAATAGATGGTAAATTAGATTATTATATAACACATTCTTCACAAGACCCTAAATATCATCCTGTTTACGGTTGGCCTGATACAAGTAAAGACGATTTAGATCATCATAGGGATATTTGGTATCAAATCGATACTGGGCTAAAAAAAGTTTTTAATGGTTATACTGGACTATGGGAAAATCAACCAAATATAACTAAATTAACTATTGCCGATGATAATGTCCTTACTCCTTCCGAGAAATTAATATTAAAGAAAGAATGGAATACGATAGCTAAAGAAAAAATAGTATTACTTACTCAATTTGGTTTAAAAGAAGGAGAAATCGGTGGTGTTGAAACCGAGAAATATAACTACATAAGCGCTTATAATACACTAGATAGTTATCTAAATAATATAATAGATGGAATTCTTAAAGAATCAAACTACTTACAAGTAATAGAAGATATTGCAGGAGCTACGGCCAGAGATGATGGGTTTATCTTTTTATTCTTTCAAGATTCTACTCCTACAGCAAATGGAGCAGGAGATTTATGGATAAATACCGAAGATGAGTTAGATATTCTTTATAAATGGAACGGCTCAAATTGGATAGAACAGACAGGTGTTTCAGAAGAGGATAGATTAAAAATAGTTTCATTAAAACAAACAACGGGTAGTGATGATGAGATTGTAATTTATTTTCAAGATTCAGAGCCTAGTATTCCCGCATCCGATGAAGATGACCTGTGGGTAGATACTGACGGTGGAGATTATCTCTACAGACATACTTCTGGAGGAACATGGGAGATAGTCGAATCTGCTATTCTAGACATAAACGGTGAAGAGCTAAGAGGAAAGTTTAGAGATTATTATGATGCAAAACAAGAATTAGTCAAAGCGATATCTGACGTATCCGCTGATGATATGAGAACAAGATTTGTAAATAATACCTATATGATCGATATCGAAAATGATAAAATAGACAGTACAACATACTTTGTAGATTTCATAAATAATGTTACTAGAACCTCTATTAAAGTCTATTCAGTAAAGGACGAGGATAAAAACAATTTAACTGGCCTCCAAGCAGATGATTTACTAGTTGCTACAGATACATTTAAAGAGTATCGATACAATGGAGCGTCTTGGGAAGAGTTAACAGAGACTAATACTGATTTTTTGCGAGCATTTATTGATGCTGATCATTTGAGAACAATTTACATTCCTGCCTCTGATGCTGACTTACCAAGCTTTTATCAGGCTAGAGACTTACTTATCCCCACAGCTACATTTTCTAATAATGATGGTTCTACTACTAAAGAATTTCAAAAAAATTCTGTATATATTACCACAGTAAATGAAATTAGCGCATTTAATAACGCCCACTGGGGATTAAGTATAAAATATACCGATGATACGCTAGCCAAGTATAAAACATCGGTATTTGATTCTCCACCTAATTGTGAATATAATGCGGGGGAAGAACGATGGGAAGTTAATACAAGTCTAGGCGATAGTTATGTAAGTGAAGATATATTTGTGCCAGGGCAGGAATATGTAATTTTTGATGGGAGTACAACAAAAACATTTGATAAGGGAGAGGTTTATGTAGCTAGCATAGCGGATGAGGAGGCGCATAGAAGAGATGGCTATCCGTTTGTAAATACTCATTGGGAAAGAAAATTAAGATTCAGTCAAGAACTGGATGATATAACAGAAGATAATAAATTAAGTCCTACTGAAAAGCTAGCTACAAAGAAAGAGTGGGAGATAATTAGAAAAGAGTATCCTTCGATAATAGAAGAAGCTGTAGAGCAGGGGGTAAATACTTTTAGTTTTAAATCGGCTTACGACGAATTAGATGATTACCTGAATAATGAAAGTACAGGATTATTAAATGATACGAGCACTACTTCTGATATCGTAGGCGATACTTTTAGATCCAAGTTCAGTAATTATTACGATGAAAAAGCTAAAATTCTTAGATCGATAGCGTATATGGCGTCTCAAGACGCTTACAGTGGAACTGATTATATAACAAAAAGAGAACATGTGGGGGAGGCGGTAGATGATGATACAGAATTGTGGCCTTTAACCTCTTCTGCTTGTAATTCATCTTTTGGTACAGAGCCTCTAAATAGAAATGTAGTACTTCAACCAAAAATGCACTCCTGGCTTGGACAAAGCGGGGGGGTTTTTCAAGAAACAAGCAACGTATTAAAAGACCCTTGTGATTTATCTACATCAAATTGGAGTAAAAACAGTTGCACTACTGAACTTGTAGAAAAAAAGATAGTAAACTTTCCGTTTACCAAAGCTGAATCGTCAACAGCTTCGGGGTATGTTTATCAAACCTTTGTTCCTACTGCCTCAAGAATAGCGGTGAGTGCTGTGGTGGAAAAAGGCAATACGGATAATACAGCTTTATATCTTTATGATTCTACTGCAGGTACATATATTGAAAGAGGGCTGTTTACATTCAGCACTGAAACCTTTACTCCAGATGATAGTTCAACAATTTATGAAGTAATAACTATAGAACAATATAGACGGTACGTAATTAAATACTCTGTCGATGTAACTGGTGGAAATACTTTACAATTACGATGTTATGCAGCATGGAATGGTTTAGCGGGAGATTTTACTTATTGGGCTGCTGTACAGGTTACTGAAACTAATTACCCCGTAGCTTTTATTTCTCCAAAGAAATACCCCTCGCTCACCCGACCTAAAAGTGGATGGAAATACAATTTTCCTCTACAATCACAAATGCGAATAAAAATGGAAGTAACACCTTGGTTTAATTATGGTACGAGTATTAATCATCGATTTTATGAGTGGTATATAGATGATACACATCGTTTAATATTATATTACGAAGCATCTGATGATAAAATTTGTATATATTGGAGAGATGGAGGTACTGTTAGATATCTTCGATCTCCTCAATTTGATGACAGTACCTCTTATCTCAATATTAATCAAAGACTGAAAATAGATGTAGCATTTGATCCTAATGGCTCAGGAAGTTTTCTTAAAATTTATGATAAAGATGATAATCTGCTCTCGGAAGATACAACATGGGATGGAACCCCTGATACTTTTACATCTAATTTTAATAATTTTTATGTGGGACAATATGAAACTGGACTACAAGCCGATTCTGAAATACACTCTTTACAAATTTGGTCGGGGGCTCTTACCGACACTGGAGATCCTACATTTCAATTAAAACCAGAACCTTTAATTTACGGATATCTTGAACAGAAAGAAACAAAAAGCGATACAGTTGGGGTATTTAATGAAATCAATACTCTGGTTTCAGATTCAGAAAATCTTACCACAGCAAATTGGGTTCCTTACCACTGTACAACTGAATTAACTGATCAATATGTAGAGGGGCATCGATTAACGAAACTTACAGCTACTAGCGCCAATGCACAAGCATATCAAACTGTTACTTTTACATCATCTGAGAAAAAAGCGATTACTGGAATTGTAAGAAAAGGAAATTATGATCCAGCAGGATTTTTTTTACATGATGCAAGTACTTCTACAAATAAATTATATCTTAAAATCAACTTTTCTACAAAAACAATTACTGGGGCAGTCGGTTCTTTAATTCATGCTATTTGGCTTGACAATAAGACAGTGCAAGTATACGCTGTATCTAATGCAGTAACTCATACTAATGCACATCGAATATATTGTGATGTAGACGGAGATGATTTAGGCTCTGCCGGGGATTATACCTATTGGACTGCAGTACAGGTATATGATAATGTGTTTCCTTATTCTTATACTCCTAACGACCGTGATGCTTGTTTCTTACAAACCCAAAGAGCGCTAACAGAAAAGCATACAATAGAGTGCAAAATCTGGCCTTTCTGCAACTACGACACTGCTGGAACCCATTACATAGCCTCCTGGTACGTAGATTCAAATAATTATTATATGCTTAGATTCTACTCTGCAAAGATTCAATTACTATATAAAAGAGGAACGGGAGAGGCGATTTTAGAATCTTCTGCCTACACTTCACAAAGCGATTGGAATAAAGCACATGATATAGCAATAATAGCAGATCTAGGAACAGGAGATACAACAGGAACAAAGTTAATAATAGACGGAGTAATAGTAGATGAAACATGGAGTGGAAACATTGATAGCTTCTCCCCTATTTTTCCCACCCTTACAATTGGATCTAAGACGAATAATAATACAGAGTATTTTGAAGGTTTTATATGGAATCTTGCCTATACTGCACGGAAAAAAGAAGTTTGGGAAGTACAACAACACTATCAAAGACAACGACCTTATTATGATATCAACTCTATAGCTAATGAATCTGATACTATTTACATAGATCCTTATAATGTGTATATAAAAAATTTAAAAGTATTCGATAGCGTATTTTTCGGTAGACAAGAGTCAGAGAGTCTTCCTTATTTTAAATGGGATACAAATAGTGGAAAAATAACAATAAATAAAACTCTTATTACTGCAAGCGACAGTTATAACTATTGGGACTTAGATACCGGGGGATTTAGAGTAGGCAATGCTAGTAGTTATATATATTATGACCCCTCAGGAAATGGTTCTCTAACGCTTAAAATGGATGCAATATATGCATCAACCTTAGAAACTCTAGTAAATGGAAAACTTTCAATTTCAATGGAAGGTGATTTAACAGGAGAACCCCCCTCTCTTCAATCTCCTATCTACGTGACAACCGAAGATACAGGGGGTGCTGATCCTGCTTATGGTATCATTAGCCATTTAAATGAGATAAGATTAAGAACGGGTAATGCAGACCCACAATCAGCTTCTGATGCAATAGTTATAGATAATAATCAAAATGTTGGCATCGGGACGACTAGTCCAAGTGCACTATTAGAGATAAAAACAGCTATAGCTGCAAGTTCAGGTCTCCTAATTACAGGTGGTGCGTCTTCTAGCAATGCTCTCAAAGTCGCTGGAAGCGCAGGAGATGGTGGGGGGAATGTCGTAGAAATATCTCCTAGTTGGAATACTAACAATGGGCCGACGGCTCTTTTGATTAATCCCGAGAATATTGGCGGAACCCAGACTGGAGCAAAACTGCTAGATATTCAATATGATGGTTCAAGTAAGCTTATGGTAGATAAATCAGGCAACGTCGGCATCGGAACGCCAAGTCCAGAGAGTAAATTGCAGGTTATTGTTCCAACAGCTGCTTCTGGCTTGGGGCTTCTCATTAGTACGGCACTAGGAACAAATTATGATGATACAAGCATTCCTTTTAGAATTATAGAGTCGGCAGGGACATTGTTTACAGTACAAGGAAACGGTAACGTCGGCATCGGGACAACGGGTCCGGGGGCGAAATTAGAAGTAAAAGCGGGTTCCGAAGGGCAATCTTCGCCTGTAGAAGCAATAAGAATCTGGGGTCCAAACAGTCCAACTAATATGAATTCTGCCCAAGATTTGAAATGGCATTTTGCTAGTGCGGGTTCTGCAGGTATAAGAGCATATCGTGGAGGCAGTTGGAATACTTATTTGCAATTTTTGACTAATGCTGCTTCTGCTGGTTCAGATAATCCTCAGGTAAGAATGACTATAGATGATACAGGCAATGTCGGCATCGGGACGTCGAATCCAAGCCAGAAACTTTATGTTTCGGGTAATATCCAAGCTACAGGAGCTATAATTGCAAATACTGCTGGATCTGTTTATGTGCGATATGGTATAGGTGATCCGGGAAGTGGGAATGGTAAATTAGCAGTATATGCAAGTACTTTAAATACCTTTCGTGCGGGGACTCAATGGGGGTGGCAACACTTTAATCCAGATGGACAAGGATGGTAAAAATGTATATAGGATTTGAAACAAAAAAACTAGAATTAGATAGAGTTGAAGCTCTATACCCGCCAACGATCATATTATCAGAAACAATACCAGAAACGACATATTATCTAGTAATTGAGGAATATTCTCAGTATTTTTATTTTAACGAAAAAGGCGAATTCAAAACAAAAATGTGGGAAGGGTGGAATAATTATCCGTTGTATACATTTAACCGTGATAAGTATGAAGCTGGAGAAGATCCTTTTGAACCATTTGACCCATATTCATCGAAAACATTTAAACACCGAATACGTCGAGAGCGAATTGAAAATCAAATTAAATGGCAACTACGATACCCAATCGAAATTAAGAAACTTCGCAAAGCACTCAAAAGAGTAATTATGCTACTGGAAGCTTCAGGAGCAAATATTAATTGGCCAGAACTAAAAGAATTTATGGAATATTCTAACACAATTGAAACAGTGATCTCTAAGCACCCAAAGGTTTCTAAATATCTTAATAGAATAGACCTTAAAACTGAAAATGGGGTTAACAATGATGCTTGATAATGAAGTACAACAAAAATTCTTAGAAGATAGCGGATATGCTCAGGGTTGGGGGTGGACATTAACTGATGAGGATATTGAGCAGATGAAAAATTGCGATAACCGTGATGTTCTCTACCCAGCGCTTGAAAATAAGCTTATACAGGAGTGTGAAAGCGAGCAGGAGGCGGCTATATGAAATTAGGAATAATAGTTAATAATCAAAATATTTTGGAAAAAATAAACAAAATGGATCTGCCCGGAAGTAAAGTTTTAAAATTAAGAAAAATAATAAAAAAATTTATGGAAGAATTACGACAATTTGAAGAAGAGAAGAATAATTATATTTTAAAACACGGTGAGAATGGAGAACTAAATAGAGACTCCAATCCGGAAGCTTATGAAAAAGCAATTCTTTTTCTAAACGAAATGATGAACAGCGAGATAGATATAGAACCAGCTCCCATTCTTGATGATAGCGATATAGAAAATAATAAATTTAGTGTTGCGGATTTAGATAGGCTGGAGGCCCTGGGATTATATAAACCCGATAGTGATGAGAAAATATCATAAACTTAATGTGCAAAGTTTATAATATGCATAAGGCGAGGAAAATATAAACATAAAATCTAAATGGGGGAGGCAGAGATGAATTATGAAGAACTTTTGCAATTTGGGGGCACATTCTATAATGATAACAACAATAATGCCGGAGTAGAATGGTATGTAGAAGAAAAAGAAAACCAGCTTATTATTAGAATTCCTGGCACTAATTCTTTTAGAGATTGGATAACAAATTTTATATTCTTCCCTATGTCGTATTATTATCCAGATGCTAAAGTGCACTCAGGTTGGTATAACGAGTATATACAGAGCGGAATAAATCTTAAAATGAAAAAAATAATTAAAGAGGGGGCTTATAAAAAAGTAACAATAATGGGGCATTCAAAAGGCTGTACTACAGCATTGTTTCTTACTCAATATTTATCTCTAACTTTTAAATCTGATAATGTTAAAATTGAAACTTTTTTGCTTGGATCCCCTAAAGTGGGCAATCTTAAATTTAAAAGACTATTAGAAAAAAATGAAAACGCCTTTATACACAATATTCAAGTAAGGGGTGATATTGTTTGTAAAATGCCTCCTAATCTTATCTTGTTATTTCTTCTCCCTTATTTTTTTCTAATTAATAAAAAATTCATATTTTGTTTTTTCTGGCACATTGGACACGGAAAAAAGATAAAAATAGGAAAAAAGAGCTTTATAACTTTTAAAGGTCATGAGTTTGATAATTACAGAAAATTACTTATAGAGGAAGAAAAAGAAAGGAAAAGAAAATGGATAAACAAAAAATAAAGAGTAGTACAAAGGCAATTACCTGGGCAGCTTTCTTACTTAACCCTTTAGCATGGATAGCAGACTGGTTCTTTAAAAAAAGTACCATCGATTATTTAATAAAAAATAAAATAGATATAACCCGTTTAAATGATATAGAAAAATTTATTACAGATATTCCTTTAGCTACCATTGCAACCGCCTTTGTTACAATAGCTACAGCATACGTAGCGGGACAAAAGGGTAAAACGATCAGCAAGAATATTGGCGCTCCAAAAGGCAAGGGCACAGATGAAAACGATCCTGATGATGCGCCTCCTCCTCTAAAATAATTTCAGAGATATTACTAATATTATATGTACAGCGAGAGAATAAACAAGTTTTTAAAAGAATATGATATAAATGATAATCTTGATTTTGATGATTTAAAATTTAGAGTTGGCGCTCCAATTACTTCTAGCTTTGGATTAGTCGCCGGATACAGAAAAGTAAACAACGAATATATATTTGATTCTGTTAGAATTCATACAGGTGTTGATAGAAGTTGGGGAGAGAACGGAAGCGTATATGCACCGTTTTATTTTAATAGAAGCGAACTACACGATTATGGTGCAGATCATGTATATGGAAGCCTAATACGTTTATTTAACGATGAGTATGGCTTTGAAATGCGTATAGTCCACATGAATCCAAAAACCGATATTGATAAAACAGCATATCAACTTTTAACCAACAATCAACCCATAGAACGAAATACTTATTTGGGGGTTTGCGGAACATACGGTAGTGCCAGTAGTGGAAGACATACCCATACAGAAATAGTATCTATTAAAGAAGAAAACAAAATACTGGATGTTATCCTATATAGGAAGTTTGGAGCAGATATTTATAATAGCTATACGGAAAATCACATAATAAATTTTTATAGATCAAAGAGGGTTTTTAAAAATAAAAAAGTTGAAGAAATTTTAGACCATTTCAATAATTTAAAAAAAGCTAGAAGAGTAGTAGGTATAATAAATGATTATTTATATGAATACAAAGATTGGTACTATGGAATGGAAAAAAGAATACGGTACAGTAGTGAAAAGTTGTTTAACGGATTATAAAAAAATAAAGGAGAGAAGAACGTATGAATTTAAATTGGAATAACATCATGGCATGCGCAGTTATAGTGATCGGATTAACAGAGTATGTCAAAAGTTGGGATAAAAAGGAAAAGTTAAAAAAGATTTATAAACTATTCCCACTAGGTTTTTCATTTGCGGCTAGTCTTCTTTTAACGTTTATAGAAGGTTTTACGATAAATAGTTTTCTCTTTACTGGATTGATTGTATTGGCTTTCTCAACACTTGGTTACGAAGCGATACTTAAATTTGTGCAGTCAATTATTGAAAAATTAAAATTAAAATAAGAAATACGGACAATGCTAGATAAATTTATAAATTGGTTATTTTCACACATATTAAAAGATAATGAATACTTTAAAAAGGCGGTCATAACGTAATGGCATGGGTACAGCTTATTAAATGGTTACAATCACAAGATACATTAACACTTATCATCGCACTTGGAATTTTAATATTTCTTATTTATAAAGGAATAATACGTATTCCTTCTATAAATAAGACAATCAGAAGAAAAAAATGTGAAAATCCTCACATAAGTTGTATTAATTATATTGATTTAGGGAATCGTTTATCAAAGCTTATGGTACTAAAAACAGAGATTGATAGAATTATAAACTTGGATATACTGAGAGAGCAAATGAACCTAGTAGATCAGATTGTATATGATATAAGAAAAAAAATGGAGCTTCATTTTGATAAGATACTTAAAAATCAACAGCCCGATATACAGGATGTCAATTCAAGTATTGAACATAAAATCTTTGAAAATATTGCTAAATTAGGAGAGAAAACAATAAGAGATTTATTTCGATTTATAATGAAAGAAAATCGCATTCCAAACAATGAAGCTGAATTTATCCTATACGCTAAAAACAGGGCTAATAACGTTATTAACCGAGTAATTGAAGAGCTTTCAGTTAACTGGCATCGAGGACTCAGCATTACTAAAGAAATTTATATGAAAGCTTACTATGGAAAAATACAAGATTTCCGTGATTTAAACTCTGAAATCGAAGAACAAATAATAACCACACTAAAGAGATGTAGGGACATTAACAACAGAAAATGGCTTGAAATTATGCAATATGATGATGAAGCTGCCGCTTTATTCCCCGAAATATATGAAGAAGCAATGAAGAAAGAAGGAGAAAAGCGGCAGACATGACTAGAATTGTATTTTAAAATACTTATATACTCTCGCCTCGAAATAAAAAAGTTCTTTTCTTAACTCTTCCATTCTTAAGTTATTTTTTTCTGGAATATTTTTATAAAAATCAAACTTAGCATCTTCAGGATCTGTTGGATGTCGTTCGCTGTTTGCTTTATTAAGATGTCGATTAAAACTTACGTAGTGTGGTTCTTTTTTAGCCCTCTCAATAGCGATACGCCTTCCTAAATCTTTAGAAAAGGTGTCCTTTGGATGACATAGCGACCACCCGATCCTGTCTTTTTCTAATGCAACTAAGCATCCATAAGGTTGACGATTCTCTTTTCTTATGTACTGAACTAACATAATCATTCCTCCATCTTAATTTTTTTCAAGATCAAATAATGTTTTAACATATTTGATCTAATATTCTCAGTTTCTAAATTCATTCTAGTTTTTTTCCTCTTCTGCACTAAAAAAAGAATTAAAAGATACTATAAGAAAAAAAATCAAAACGGCTTTTATTAAATACCTTATAATACTCCCTCCCATGTTATCTTTTTATTCTTTATCTTATTATAAAAATCGTATTGAGATAACCGCCATTCTGCACTCTCTATAGGATGTTCAACAGCGTATTCTAGATCTTCCAGAGTACTGTCAGCAGGATCTTGACCTGCCCCCGGCATAAAAACAATGAGATAATCATAATCATAAAACTTATTTATTTGTGTAATCATAGAGCGTCCTGCATCATCGTTATCAGGAAACAATATAAGATTTTTCACTTTACTCAGCAGCTTCTTTTGACCGGTACCTAACGAACTACCTAGTGTTGCTACAACATTTTTAGAAATATACCTCCAGATACGAAAAGCACTTTTTATTCCCTCTACTACATATAAAGGCTTTCGCAAACTAATACCGTCCCAATTCCATAATATATCCGCCTTACTGCCTTTCGGGTAGATTACTTTCAATTTCTGCTCTTCCGTATAATCTCTGCATTCCATATTCACTATTTCGCCGTTCTCTAATAATGGAATACATATTCTATCTTTAATAAATGTACCTTTCTTGTTTTCTTTAGAAAAAGAGATATACGCTTTATTTGTATAACGAATATCAAATTCATCTATCATTTCCTTATTAACATTTATTTTTTTAAGATATGTAAGAACCTGCGAATTTGACAAAGGATTATATAAACGCCCACCTGATATTCTTAACTCTTTCTTTAATTGTTTCTTCTCTGCTATAAGTTGATTTTGACCTAATGTCTGATTAAAAAGCCTTGATAATACCTCATCGCTTTTAATATATTTACTATAATTTCCGTTAGAAAGTTTTGTAACAAATGCATAAAAATTGTACGTAGCACCGCAGCTCCAACATTTACAATAGCCGTTGTTTTTTAACATTGTCATTGAGGGATTCCTATCCCTATGATTTTGATTTATACACCGAAATTTTATATATTTACCTTTATCTTCGAATTGTATTCCAAGTTCACGAACTATTGATAATATTTCAGTAGTCGTTAAGTAAATCATCTTTTAACTTGCTCACGTACTTTATATTTTTCTCTTTTGCGTATTATTGGAATACTTCTTATTTTATTAATATACTTTAATAGAGCTGCTTTAAAATATTTTTCATTAAATGAATATCCAACCCTTGATTTTTCAATATCTAAAACCGTATCTAACAATTTATTATAGTTTACGTTATTTACTATCTTAACAAATTCCTCCTCTTTAAATTCTTCAGGTAGTTTATTTAACTGATTAAATACACCAGCATCGACAAGATATTTATACATAAGATTATAAAGATATTCGTTTTCAAATAAAGGGCTCTCTATTAAATTAAAAATACTATCTACTTTTTCGGCATTAAGTAAATTATGTATAAATTCAAACTGATTAGACTGATTCATAATACCCAATTCTTTCTGTACTTCTTCTACAGTATATAACTCCCCTTCCATTACTCTATCAAGCATTTGTAAAGCATTACGATACGAACCAAGAGCATTGTTAGCTATTAATAAAAGAATTTCGGGCGCTTCTTCTTCAAAAGTTTTAGGGAATCTTTTATCAGCATATAAAGTATCAACAAGATTGAAAAACACTTCTTTTATATATTTAAAAATATCTTCATAATTTGCCATGTAAAACTTATAAATTTCATATCGTGTCTTAAGGGCTAAATGAAACTTTTCACTCTCGGTAGTACAAAGAATAATATATACGTTCTTACGAGGTTTTTCACTTAATAAAAGCATAGCCCCTTTTGCTTGAGCTGAATTTAACAAGTGTGCTTCATCAATTATTATTACCTTATTCTTATCAAAGAAAGGAACATAGGATAGCATATCCGATAAACTTTTAACCCCTTCTTTACCTAAATCCGTAGCATCTATATAAGTAGTATCCCGTTTAAACCTGCCATCGTTTATATCTTTACATGCTTCACATTTATTACAAGGCTCAACACAATCCTTTTTTATAATAGGTTCTTTACAATTGAGAATCTTAGCTATAATAAATGCCAGTGTGCTTTTACCCGTTCCACTATGACCTAGGAACATCATATAGGAAGGAAAATTATTTTTTAGACTTCTATTTTTAAATTCTTTTACTATTCTCTTATTGCCTTGCATTTCATCTAAAGTTTTTGGTCTATACTGTATTCCTAGCATATTACTCATCGTTGCTTTAATCTCCTTATTTTTCTATTTAAAATATCACAATATTGTAAAGCTCGAATACTAAGTACATTAATTTGCAATCTCTCACTAATTCTATCTTTATCGTTTCCTTGATTATTAGATGAAAGATATTCAATGTTGTTTAATATTTCTATAATTTGTTTCAATTCATTCATTATACCGCCTCCATTTAAAAAATGGAGCCGAGCGATATATTTACCACTCAGCTCCTGACGATGATTAGGAGGATTTATCTACTCTCTCAACCGAAGGGGCTAAGAGTTCTGGAACTGACAATTTTTTTCCATTCTTTTCGATACAAGCCACTAAATATCTTTTATATGATGTGGCCTGTTTATGACGTACACCATTCCTTATACGATAATTTTCCATAAATTCCATATTCTCAATTCTGTTAATTGCGTCATCTACTGTCTCATTGGCCTCGATAGTTGTTAGAATATATCCTTTATAATCATTATTAATATGTTGCCAATTTGCTTTTCGATATAATACTGAAAAATTTTCTAAATATTTTACTCCATCGTTTTCAGTAAGCCCATATTCATTTTCTAACCAATAATTGTAATAATCTTCTTTTTCTTCATATTCCTCCTCTCTATCTGCATCATCATCATATATAAGATAATCACCATCAGATACAAAATAATCTTTAATTTTAGTATTTTTCCAATCTTCGATAATCTTCACTACTTCATACTTACATACTCTCATTTTAGCATTATTATAGTCTGCTGGTACAGTTACTACATCCTTTGGATTAACTTTTACTAATACAGTTACATCCCTTTCCGATTCTAATGTACCGTAGTAAAGCAAATAATTATAACTACATACATGAAAGCCATAAGAACATGTCATATATCTATCAGGATCAACTTTGTCCCTATCCATTTCAATTATTTCACCTGGAGAATTATTTATACTCCTGGTATAAATGTCAACCAATATGCCCTCTTCATTCCTTATTACTTTCTTATAAGCTAAGAAACATCCATCCTCAGTAATTGGTAAATTGTTGTGTTCTAAAAACAAATACAATTCGTTTACACTTTGTGGAGAGGGATTTTCCATCATGTTTTCAATAAACTTTACAATACTCTTCCAATCTCCTTGTTGATCAATAACTTCTTCAAGTCTGTCAACAATAGCGGATCTTATCACTGTATCTTTATACTTGATAAGCCCATTTTCAATGGTGATTGGACTATCTTTCAGATAATTTTCAAATTTTACTTTTCTGTCCAGTAGTTTCTTAAGACTTTGAACTAAACGACTAACGGAATCCTCATCCTCCCATTGATCAAAAGCAAGTAGCATGTGACTTACTGGCTTGTAGTTATCTTCGGTAGAATGAACAGCATAAGATACACCGTCCATATACAACTGAATTTCATCCTTTGTCATAAAAAACTGCAATCTGTTCTTATTCATTTTATTTATCCTCCTAATATATAATATATATTTTTTATTGATAGTTTTTAAGTAAATCTATCAATATCTTCACATTTTCTTCTTTTATTCCTACTCCATAATAGTCCTCTATTGAATCCTTGTCCACTATTTTTAATATCGGGTATTTATCTTCTACCTTTTTAAGCAAATCGCTTGTTTTTATAAACATTTCCGATAATTTTTTATTATTTAATACATCAAATTCATCTACAGAATATTCAAAATCGTATATTATTTTTTTCAAATTCTTTAAATCCCTCTCAATTTCCGGTATACTACCTTTTCCTTTTTTTCTATTAATTAACTCTTTCACATCTTTGTCACTCTCAAATACTTTTTTATCACAATCGTCAACTATCTCTAGTATAGTTACAAGTTTTCTTTCAATATATGATAAGGATTTATCATGATGCATTAAAAAACTTGTATATCCATATTGTTTTATAGCTTTAGAGCTATTAAATTTTTCTTTCAATAATACTTCTATTGATTTAAAGAATGGTTTGAATTTTGTTAATTTTTTAAATCTTTTCGTGTTAATTTCGTATCCATTAATTACAAATATTGGAATACTGTCATTAAGCACTTCAAGACTTTTCAAAATATCTAATTTTAAATTAGGAACTCTTCTATTTTCATCTCTAACATCTTTATACGAATTTCTATATCTTATTACATAGTATAACTGTGAATTATTCTTGTATATATCACTTTCTAGCAATTCTTTATATGTAAAACTTTTATTTATGCCATCGCAGTTATGTAAAATAGTATAAAATCTATTACTATCTTTATTTTCTGTAGCAGAAGAGTCTGTTTTACTTCTCTCTCTACCTGGTTTTCTTATATATTTAAGTTCACTTATCTTATTTAGCTCTCCATCAACTCCCAATTTTTGAATATAATCTTCTGGAATGACTAATGCATGAAAGTTATATTGTCTCATGTTTTGTTTTAATTTGTATATTCCGCTATTTGGATTATTTTCATCATTTATAAAAATTTTTGTCTTAGGAGACCCGATTTCACTATAAGAAATAAATGAATTTAAAACAGATGATTTTAAAACTACTCTATCTTCATAAGTATCATAAAAAGAACCTTTTTTTTGAACTTTAAAAAATTTTATTTTCTTTCTATCATCACTATTATCTATTTCCAATGCCTTTTGTAAAGGTTTTCCTTTATACCAAACGTTTCTATTAATAAAATCACGAAAAAAATCAACTTTAGAAACGATAGTATAGTAACTTCTAATCACTTCTAACAATGTCTTATTATCACTGAAATATTCTTCTTGAATTTCATCTTGAACTTTCTTTACAATTTCTTTTAATTTTAATATAAGATTATTTACAGTTCGTGTATCTAATGAAAGCGCCTCCCTACTTGGGGCAATATCAAGCTTACCAATTGGAAATTCTATCACTATAAGTAAACTACGAAGAAAATGCGTAATGATAGTCTTAAGCTCATTGTTTAAAAGATTGCTATCAGATATCAACCCCGATTTTGATAACGAATCAACTCTATATTCAACGTTCCCTTGCACAGCAATAAGACCGTTGTTATATCGTCCTTTATATATTCTCCAATCACTTCCTTTAAATATAGCATCTTTAGGGTATTCAAGTGGAGCAAAATCACCTTCTCCACCTATAACTCTTGGCTTAATCCGAAAGGGGCGAAATACTTCTTTAGCGTTTGCCTCCCACATGTAAAAGTCTCCCTTATCTACTTCAACTTGTACTTTAACTCCATTATGCTCAGAAGTACTCATCTCTGTTACTTTTGAAATACAAGGAATGTTTTCCTCATTAAGATAACAGGCATAGATTTTCTTTTCCCCATTATATACCGACTCAACAGTAAAGGATTCCTTATACGCAAAAGGAGATTTACTCCCCAAACCCAAGACACCCACAAAGTCATTGCTTTCAGTTTTATCGCTTCCAAAATAGCTACTGTATAACGATAAAACTTTTTCCTCACTCATTCCTGTACCATAGTCTTTAACATAGAAGTATGGTTCAAGGGAATTAGGAAGATGCACTTCAAATGGTTCTCTTTCTTTACCTGCCTCTACATGTGAATCGTATGCATTGGTAGAGAGCTCACGAATAACAGCCTTTATTTTATTTGTATATAATTTATCTGAGAGAATTTGAAAAGCTTTTGGACTGGCAGTGATAGAAAAATTCTGCCCTTGGAGATTAGTTTTTACATTCTTTTTCTTAATCACTAATTGCATTTTAAGTCCCTCCTAATCATTTATTGTTATCTATTAATAATATATAAATTTTTGCCAATTTTTTTAAATTTTTTTTTAAAAAATTTATTTTTTTAAACGCCGTCTTATTTTCTTTTCTATTCTTCCTGGCACATCTCCTACATAATCTTTCTCAATTTCCCTCACAATTTCTTTTTCTACCGTAGATTCTTCATTTTTTATAATAGGAGAGGATTCTATTTTTTCCCTTTTAGGTTCTGCTAGAGCAGCAGGTTTCAGTTTTACACGTTTCTCATCTTTTTTACTTTTCTTTTTAATCCCTTTATTTTTTCTTTTATCGCTATTATAAAACTCTATTGATACATTACCCGCTACCATAAGCAGTACAGCAAAGGGGTCAAATACAACACATAGAAGAATAATAAGAACACGAGCTGCATTATCATAAAAATCTTGCGCATTTTTTTCTCCATAAATAATCATTGCTATATATTTAACTGGGCCTACGTTCACTTCATAAGACTCCTTTTCATTTTTTAACTTATAAATTTGATCTTGATACTGAGCAATATTATCTTCTGCTTGTTTAATACGATTTCTTAATTCAATTCTTTCGCTTTCCTGTTCCTCTCTTTTTTTCAAAGCTATCGTTATAACATTTAAATCAATATAACTTTGTAAAGCGTCATCTAATAAATTAATATCTTTTTGAGCTCGATCTATTTCTCTCCGTTCACGTTTAATTAAGTTTTCAAGTCTTTCTATTTCATTATCATATCGGATTGCTACAACTCTTTGTCCTACATAAGCTTTTGACAAATATCCAAAAATCCCAATAGTTGAAATAATAATAAGAATAATAATAGCAATAAAGAAATAAACTTTGATAAGATTTTTAGATTTTTTCCATGTACTATAGAGCCAGAGAGTGGCAGATATTTTAGCCAACTCCATAGAGGCGCCCATTATCGTAACTCCCCATAAAGCGCCGCTAAATATGGTGCGTATACCTGTAATAGAGAAAATTGCTGATATAATAGAAAGAACAACAGCAGATATTATTGAGAGAATCCCTATTATAGGCATAATATATTAGTTAACGGAGGTTTTAAAAAGTCTCTATGACATCAATTTCTCGTATCTTCTCCTCCAATTTCTCTCGTAATATATTCTTACTTTTGCGATAACTTGTATCTCTAGAATCGATATAATAAAGTAACTCATATATCTGCTCACCTGTCAGCTCGATAAATATATCATGTGGTTGCATCAACAATTTTAAAGTATCTCGGCTAACGAGTCTAAAATCATTTCTTTTACAAGGGCCTAGAAATCCTAAATCTCCATTTAGAATATCCACCCCCATAAACCCTTCTTCTTCTGAAATATTCAATGCCGGATTTTCAGTCCACACTACACGACCTATAATTTCTCCGTTTGTAACTATGTCTCCAGTTTTAAATTGAATATGAGGGGTCTTTTTATACTCTTCGATTTGTTTTCTTTTATATTCCTCTTCTAATTTATCTATAGCATCTCTTAATTTTTGAAAAATTTCTTCCATATTTTACTCCTGTTTTTAATTTTTATTTTTCTTTCTAATCGTTCTTGAAATCCGATAAGAGCTAAAGCAAATTCCAGCACAAAATATTCTCTTGCAATATCTGTGTTACTATAAAACCGTTCTCCTAATATCCGATTATTAATAGCTTCGGTGATTTGATTAATATCCTGAATGAATGCGATTTCATTATCTTCTGACAATTCCTGTAAAAATGAAAAACCAACAGTAAACAATACCATTAGAATTTCACATATAATCTTTTGCATATTTATACTCCCCTTCTAATTTGTCTATAGCATCTCTTAATCTTTGAAAAATTTCTTCCATATTTTACTCCTGTTTTTAATTTTTATTCCCCTTCCCAAACTTTCTCTTTTAATACCTCTTTAAGAGTTACATTATGCCAATTAATATTTTCTTTCCTATACTCATCGAAAAGGTATTCTACCATGTAGCCCAATATTCTTGATATTTTAATATCGTTTATCATTTCGATTTTATTTTCCTCACTTAAAAAACCGTAATTATCAATTCGTTCTTGAAATTCAATAAGAGCTAAAGCAAATCCCAGCACAAAATATTCTCTTGCAATATCTGTGCTACTATAAAACCGTTCTCCTAATATCCGATTATTAATAGCTTCGGTGATTTGATTAATATCCTGAATGAATGCGATTTCATCATCTTCTGACAATTCTTGTGAAAATGAAAAACCAACAATAAACAATACCATTAGAATTACACACATAATCTTTTTCATATTTATACTCCTTTGTCTTTAAATTTTTTATAAGTTTTCTATATTGATCAATTCTCCATGCTCAGCATTAAAATCAAATCTTCTTCCTTCTGCATAGATACTATTATCAATAATTTTAAAATTGCTGTTTAACAGCACAAATAAGGCTTTAAATTTTTCAAAGTCATTACTTAAACCGCTAATTTTAATAATTTCACTTGGTACTCTCATCATATTACCCCCTTACTATCATTTATTTGAAATTTACCACAATAATCTTCCGCTCCGTATGTTACAGGAAACCGCTCGGGATTTCTTGTAACATTTGATATCGTAACAGATATCGCAGGAGGATTAAACCTGCATTCTCCTATTTTCTTATTATTTAATTTTTGTTTCCAATATAAACAATCTTTACATGTATACCTGCTCATAAATTTCACACCCCCATTACTTTTTTAAGAGTTTCTTCAACATTATTTCCGGGAATTACTCTATTAAAATTATACTTTTGAGACAAATACTCGTATGCAATTCTTACTCTTTGAATAGATTCTGTATCCATGTTTTCGTATATATCATTTACGTTTTTTTCTTCTTTTATATCAGCAATTTGAAAAGGGAAATAAAATACCATATCAGGTTCAAGATTCAGAACTGATATTTTACTTAAAAAGTATGAAAGTTGTAAATCTTTATCCAGATCATATTTATATATAATTTGCTTCCCATACAATTGATAAGCAAATGTACTATACCACCACCGGTCACAAATTACGGTTTTCCCATCTTTTAAAGCGGGCAATACTATCTTAGTGACATGCTCTACTTTATCAGCAAGAAATAGAAAAAAATTTGTTAAATCATGAATTTGCCAACGCTTATCCTTGCATAAACTCCTAAGCAAGGGGGCTAAAATACCATAATTATCATCCCCAGGTTGAAATGTAAATATCGCTTTAATTCCTGTATTATTTAAATATTTTACCATCGCTCTAGCAACAGATGTCTTGCCTGTTTTATCTATTCCCTCGAATACTATTAGCTTATTTCTAAATTTATCTAGTTTCATCTATATTATTCCCCGTCTTTAAAAATGGCGCTATTCTTTAATAATAATAATATATACTTTTTTTAAAAAAATTTAAACTAAGAAGTCAGGATATCCTCTGACAAAACATATTCTATCTAAACCAAATTCATCTATTATTTCCTGAAATCGCCTTCTAAAGGATACGCCACTTTTATACTTTGTGTATAGATCGCCTCCTCCGAAATCAAACCCTGATAAAAATATTTTGTCAAAACCTTCATACAATGCCTGTAAAATCCAAAAATACCCCGTATTACCTTTTCTATCATTATAGTAAAATACATTATTCCCTCTTGTACTATATAAACTAAACTTTTTACTTTTATAATTTTGTATTTCTCTAAAAAGTTTCTTATCCAATACTCCAATACGAGTAAATGGCAAATCTTCTTTATATGCATGGTTACACCCCCATAGCTCGCCTTTCCAATTTTGTATAAAAGAAATATCAGGCTCCTCTGTCCTGGTTACCCCGTTACCTAAAATGAGCACCTTATTAGAGAAATCATTATATATGGTTTCCCCATACAATTTTACTTCTTCTTGTATAATTCCATCATAATCATTCTCTATAAAATATATATTATCACTAAAATTAAAATCATGAGATAGCTTCTGTAAATCCCGTATCCAGTTAGCTTTATTCTTCTTTTCGTGATTGGTTCTTCCTAGGTTAATTCCGCAAATATAGATATTCTTATATTCCTCGGTTAATGCATGATAAATGGCAAAAGAAAATAAATTGAGATTAGAACCATCCGTATTACATAATATATCAAAATTTTTACCAAATTCTCTTTTATACTCCTGCGCTTTAAACAAGCCAAGATTATCTACAAATATTTTACTAAATTGAATTGATTTATCTAGAAAACGAAAATTGAATCCCCATATTTCCTCTTTCCATTCTTTAACAAATTGTTTAGATTCTTTACATAGATTATCGTTGCCGAGAATTAGGATACTTTTCATATTAAAAAATCGGGCTGTTTTCCAATGAATGACATATTCTTAATCCCAAATTCTTTACTAACAGATAAAAACTGTTTTTTAAATAGCGCCCCATTTTGTTCACTGGAATTATAAATATTTGAATTATCAAAATCAAATCCTCCTAAAACAATCTCTTCAAATTCTTCATAAATAGCCTGTAAAACAAGAAGAATTCCTGTACTCCAATTTCTCTGTTCTTTGAATAGAAAGACTCCCAATTGCTTATTTTCATATTCTTCAAATCCATCAAACTTTAAAGTAAATATATCATAATCATAATTATTGTTAAGCTTATATTGAAGCGCCTTATCAACCATATATTTTTCTCTACAGCCAACTGCTTTAATAGTCCTTACATTTTCCACTTCTCTATATGCTTCATTACATACCCATATCCTATGTCGCCACTTATTTATAAATTTTTTAACTGATGGTTGTAGACGAGATTTGCCATTCCCCAATATTAAAACTTTTTCATTTAATACAATATGAGCGTTCTTATTATTTACCTCAAGATGATTTATCCCCTTTAAATACAATTTTGCATAATAATCTGAAGGCTCATCACTCATAATAAAAGGCTTATGATCCTTCCCTATAAATATTACTTTATCCAGTCCAAGCTCATCTCGTATAAGTCGCCAATTCCTTACCCATTTCTCCTTATTCTTTATATGATGATTTTGTACATATATATCTTTTCCACCTAGATCAAATCCAATTACATAAATTTTATCATATCCTTTTATTATAGCCCTTGCTACCAAGGTACTGCCAGAGTCTTTAATAAATAATCCAGGAATATCAATCATTTCTACACCCGGAAGCGTTTTAGCTTTTGGATTTTTTCCAAATATGCGATATTTACCCCCGTATCTTTTTTTATATTCTACAATTTCTTTTAATGCCGATATATCGCCAATTATTAAATCTAATCTTGGAAGCGAACCGTTATAGTATTCTAAATAAGCTGAATTACAGGCCCAAATTTCCCCGCTCCATTTTTGTATAAAATCCTGATGTTCTAATCTTGATATTCCATTTCCAACAATAAGCACTTCTTTTATTTTTTTTATAGAATTCTGGTGGCTGTTATTTAAATTTTTATTTTCAATAATTGAAGGATTTTTCATGCTATATATTTTTCTCTATTTAAGAATTTTGGTTGCCCCTCAACAAATTTAATTTTATTTACATTAAACCAGCATCTTATTAAATTCATCTGTTTTCTATACGTTAGCCCTTCTACCGCCCTGTTCTTATAGATATGATCTCCCCCAAAATCAAAACCACTTAACCATATCATATCATACTCTTCATACAAAGCTTGTACTAAAAGAAGCATGCCCGTTTTAAAAGAATTAGTATAAAACAGCTTAACATCTTTGTTGACTTTTTCTATAGTATAAACATCATAATCAAGATTATGCTTCTCTTTAAACTCAAGCATATCAAAAACTAAATGCGTAAACCTGGTTCCTACTCTATCAATTCTATTAAGATTATTATATTCTCTGTAATATGCATCATTACAAACCCATATTTCTTCTCTCCAATTTTTTATAAATCTTCTATTAAGAGAATTCTCTCTACTTCTTCCATTTCCTAAAATAAGCACGTTATTAGTTCTTTTAACATTCTCTTCTTGATAACTTTTTACAGGATAATTAACAAAAAAGTTTTCTTTTAAATGATCTTCTCCATTCATATATTTTCTAGCATAACTATTTATAGGCATCTCACTTAATATGAAAGGCTTATGATCTATTCCCACAAAATGAATTCTTTCTAATCCAAACACCCTTGCTATTTTTCTCCAATTATCCACCCATTTACTTTTATTTCTTCTTTCATGATTTTTTACATATATATCTTTTCCGCCCAGATCAAATCCTACTAAAAATATCTTACCATAATTTTCATATAATGCCTTTACAACAAGCGTTGACCCGGAATCTTTAATATATCTTTCTGGAATTTCAACTTTTTTTACTTCTGGTATACTTAATGCTTTTGTATTTTTACATAATAATTTATAATTTAATTTATATCTTTTTTTAGCTCTATAAGCTTCTTTTAATGCATCCTTATCTCCTATTAGAATATCTATTCTTGGAATTTTTTTATCAATCAGGTCTTTAAAAGCCCAATTGCAAGTCCAAATTTCTCCTTGCCATTTTTGTATAAAATCCTGATGTTCTAATCTTGATATTCCGTTACCTATAATAAGAACTTCTTTCACTTAAATTTCTCCTTTAGCAATAATTCAACAATTCTAAAGTCCGTCTTTACATCTATTTCAAAATGGGTATAATAGTCCATTATAAAAAGCCCAACCGGATCAGTTAACCTGTTTTTTGATTTAATAATATTACTAATCGTGTTTATATACATAGCCCCGTTTTCCATATAAATGTTATTTTTGTAAAAACGCTTCTCTTGCCTTAAAGGCCTAGATTTAAAATCATAATTCAAGGGAATAGCCCGAGATTTTTGATATTTATGGGAAAAACTTTCAGTCCATAAAAACCTGTGATTTAGATCCGCTACTGATAACATTGAATTGTATGACCCCTTTTCATATTCATCAATCATTTTATTAACATCCTTATAATTAAGCAAAGGATTAGTAGCTTGGACAAGTATAAAAACGTCTTCATTATTTTCGTATCCTTTTCCCAAATACTCCAATATAGCATCCTCGGTTGTTGAATTATCTTGTGCATTTTTATGTTCCCTATCATAAAAGATAATTTTATTAAATTGAAATTTTTTTATTATTAATTTATATTCTTCCGAATCGATTGCAACTATTATTTTATTAACTTTACTTTGCTGTAGAGCACTTAAAACCCAATATACTAGAGGTCTATGATTAATCTTTTTTATATTCTTATCTTTTATTCCTTTACTGCCACTTCTTATAGGAACAAACGATATTATATTATTCATATAATATTAGTCACTTAAAAAATATAATCAAATCTTTCTAAATCATCAGCATATAAAGTACTAACTATATCAACAGATTTTTTATCGTAATATTCTTTATAATTTTTTCTTCGTGGCGCTCCGAAACTTTTATTAATCTGTTTAGGCTGTGGTATTCCTATTAAATCAAATATGTGGCGTATTTCTTTTTCAAAGTTTTCAAATCTTGCAATATAATCATAATTTTTACTACCTTTAGGAATTGCAAACCAACGTAACTGCGGTACATAGTGTATTTTATGTAAAGACTCTTTTAATTGAGTTTGAATAAAATCGTTAAAATCTTTTTTTATAGCACTAAATACTTTATTGTCATTTAAATCTTTTTGAGAAAGTGAACCTCTGTTTGCCCGTGACCAATACGAAACAAGTCTATCAAAAGGATTTCTTACAATAGTAAACGTAAAGTATTTATCCCATTTTTTGGGGTACGCTTGTATGTATCGAATTGGGAAGGCATGTCTCCCACCTACTTCTTTTGGATTTATGACCATATTTTCATCAAATAATGCATTTATCGTATGCCCTCCAGTACGAGGAATACTTACAAAAATCGTCTTGTACTTATCACTTACCATATTATTATACTCTCGTTGTTTGTAATATGAAGAACCCATGCCCATTAGGCCAGCTTTTATAATTATCTTTATATCTACACCCTTGTACACCCCCCCAAGAAATATCATCCCAAAAGATAAATATCTTATCCACATAATCAGTTATCGAATTTATAGACTGCTGGACAAAATCTTCCCCATAAAGACATCTATATATTGCTATCAAAATTCTTAATAAACTCCTTTAATTTTTCAGCATCCCGTATTCTTTCCCATTCTTTCTCTCTATATAATGCTTTTACTTTATCTCGTTTTCTTCTCGCCCTTTGATCTCTATATGTGTCATCCAACTCTGACTTACCCACACTGAAATGTAAATGCTCTATATACAGATCAGGTATATATACAAGCCTATCTATTCTTTTTGCTAAATCAGTAAGCCAAGTATCGTTATAATCTGCACTAAAGTAGGGAGGTACAAAATATCCTACTGTTTCTATCCAATTTTTATGAATAAAGCCATGGGTTCCTAACTCCCCACTATCTACAATTCCATCTCTACCGTATACGAATAAAATTTTATCAGGATATTTTTCAAATTCGCTTTTAACAATTCTATCCCATTCTTTTGTTTTATAAACAAGATCATCTCCTGCATGATGATAAATAGGACCTGTTGCTTTTCTGTAGCATTCATTCCACATATTACTAAGTACAATCCTTTCACCAATAATGAATTTTATATTATAATTTTTTTGCAATTCTAGTGCTTTATCTCTTGATCTTTTATCGTCATTATCAATATAAAAAACAATTTCAACACTATTAGAATCCTCTGCTTTAGAAAATGCTGAATTGCATAATCTTTCCATTCCTGACGGTCTGTTTCTTGTTGGCACTAGTAAACTAATCAACTTTTTACTCTCCTATTCTAATTATTTCCACTCCGGGCTGATCTTTTATATATCTCCAGGGGTCAAGAATACAAGAGCCTTTTGGAAAAGAATATGTTCCAAATTCTTTATGTCTTGTTCCAATAAAATAGATAGCTGGCTCTTGTAATGGAGGGGGACTTTTATCAATATACGGATCATACATTTGAGCATCTATATCTTTTTCCCTTAGTATATTCTTTAAAAGGATAGCGGGGCTACCAACTTCTAAATTAGTCTGTTCTTTAAACGCTTTTCCTAAAATAATTACGGGCAAATCCAACTGCTCTTTCTTTTCTTTTACTAATTCTGCCAACCATTCAGTTTGTTTTTCTCTGCAAAGCATAATATTTTCAAACCAATCGTACGAAAGATTAAGTTTTCTAGAAAGCCATGAAAGAGCTATATTATCACGGGGATGACAATTATGCGAAACAATATTAGATTTTTTCTCTATCCAAAATAAATCATCATTATTCTGATGATTTGGAAATAACTCTAAATTATACACATCCCCTTCATAATATAATGTTTCAATTTTTTTAATATTCTTTTTTTTCATATTTTAACACTCCTATTAGCTAATCTTCTTTTAATTTCTATTATCATAATATAATTTATCCGTTTGTTTTACTTTATCTGCTCGAATAATTTCCATTTTACCATTCCTAAATACAGGAATTAAATGATCCTCAGTACAAATAAATTCTTCATCCTGAACAGAGAATTTATACAATTTGCCTTTATATTTTCTTTTAGTTACGTCTTTTATTAATTTTTCTTCTTTTTCAGAACAATCGCTATTAATAGATTCTATAAAAAATTTTTTATTTTCTGATGAGTGGAAAATCTCATAGAAATCCCCTATAGTAAATATTTCATTATTAACTTTTATTTTTGAATCATATAAAACACATCCTCCACCATCTCCCATTCCGCCCCTCATATATTTATTTGATATAATTCTATCAGTTGCAAGTGAAAGAGCCCTAGTTACTTCATCTACATTTGTATTTGGAGTCTTATGACATATCTCCATAACGGTATTCATCATAACTATTTTTGTCGATATCGCAGTGTTATAAACCACTTTTATAAGCTCTGCATTTTCTATTGTTGTTTCAAATACAGGACGATCATGTAAAGTTTTATAAAAAAGTTTTACTGTTTCTTTCGCTGCAAAACTATCAGTTCCTAATAATACAAACTCGGGGTTCATAAAATCGGGTATTGTGGTTCCCATAGCTATAAAGAAAGGATTATAACATAGATCTATATAAGGAGACATAAACGGACGAATTTCTCTTTCAATAGTCCCTGGTAACACTGTTGAAATAATAACCACAATTTTATGTCTTTTTATTTTATTTAATTCCTCTGAAAGTTGTATTACTGATTCTTTTAAGTAACTATAGTCAAAATCTTTTCTTTCATCCGGTAATCTTGTAATTCCTTCATATTTTTCAGCATGAGGCGTTTGTACAGCAATAAAAATTATATCAGAACGCCCCGCTACATCCTTAATTGGTAATATCTTGATATTACTATTATCGAGTAGCTCTTGAGCCCCCTCTTCTCTATATGGAATTTTTTTATCTTTTATAATTTCTTTAACTTTCTCGGAAGGATCATATCCCACTACTGAATGGCGCCCAAATTTTTCTATTGCTAAAGCGCAAGGTAGCCCCAACTTTCCAAGACCTAAAAATCCTATATTCATTTGAAAACTCCTTCGTATATTCTTAAATAATCATTCAATATTTTTTCATTATTCCAATGCTTCTCCATAAATTCTCTTGAATCCCGCTGAAGTTTCTTTAACAAACTTCTATTTTCATTTAACTCTGTAATTGTAGTAGCTAAAGAGTGCTTATCTGCCAGCACCCAGGGCAATTCATACAATTCGCACTTTAAGAACTCGGTAAGGTATTGAATCATCCAGTCTTTTAAGTTACACATAACTACTTTCCCTTGTGATAGCCCCTCCAATGATGATAAATGATAGCTGCCAGTATAAATATCGTCAATATGAATATCACCTGAGGCTCGTCTTTTTAAACACTCATCAAATCGTTCTCCGTAGATAATATCTTTTTCTATAATACCTTTACTTTCTAATTCATTTAATATAGCAGAAACCTCGCTATAACTTTTATAAGCCCATGTGGATTTCCTCTTTTTTTTAAGTTTTTCCAACGGCTCCTTATTAGATGGGCTATAAGTAACTTTTATTCTTTCATTATTAACTTCCTTGTATTGAAGCAAAGGGTCGCATATATCAACAACATTACGCACTGGATAAAAATCATCTTTAAGTAAAGACTTCAATCTTACCGCTTGATACTGTGCAATACAAGCTATTCTGTCTATTCTTACCCATTTCTTAATAACATTAAACATTTCATTAATTACTTTCTCAGGCTCACCGTGCATCTGGTACACAAACGGTTTATTAATATTGCTTAGCATTTGCCATCCCTTGCTATTTTTATGTAAAGGAGGCTGATTATGAATGTGTATAATATCTGCCCAGTTAAGATATTCTTTAAATTGTTTTAAATCTTCTTTACCTTTACCCCATACAACATCTGGTATTATTTTCATACTACTTAATCGAGATTGAATGCACTTTGATTCTATCCCATTTTTATTTAAAAAATTACTTAACCTAACCGGCGCTCCTGCTAATGGTGATCTACAAAGATGCAATATTTTCATCTAGTAGAAACTCCTCATCGTTAAACAATTTAAAGACAACATCATTATAATATTTGTCTTTCATTAAATGTAAGTTTTTCCAACTATTGAGATAATCCTTTCTTGAGAACGATAGTTTTCCAACTTTCTTTTTATGCTCGATACTCTTAGCGTATTGCGCACTCTCTTCAGCACTTTCAATATAACTCCCATCAAATCCAACATAATATATTTCTTTATATCCCATATACGCTGTAAGAAAATAAAACGCTCCCACTACCGAACCTTGTGCCTGTACAATTATATTATCTTTATATTCGGTATTGAAGCTCCCCTTCCGGATATCATTATCATCAATATTATTTGATTTAAAAAAATATATGTTCTTCAGATTCTTTATCTTTTCATAAAGTGACATAATTATTTCTATATCTAATGGGCTATCATTTCTTTTTTCCTTTTTCTCAATATGAAATGAAAAGATAGCATGCGGTAGTAATACATATTGAGCTAAATGTAATTTATCTACATTTCTTCTAAGTCCTTGATAATGAAAATTAACAGCATACTGAACACTCTTACTAGCTGTAAAGATAGATATAGCATCAGTAAGTGTACAAATATCATACTGCCTTTGCCCTTCCAGTTTCTTAATATTCAGCGTATCTATAGAAGGGCCGGAGCCAATAAGTAAAGCCTTGTTATTTCGAGGCTTCCTCGGTACTTTTTCTAAAGTAGGCAGAAAAGGCTCTCTTAAGTCATCGACTGTTGTTATCATTTCTTCTTACCTGCTCTTCTTAATCGTGCCTCATAATTATAATAATCGGGGTGTTCTATGATTTTTTTTACAATATTATAAATAAAATCATGAGTTTTTATCTTTCCTTTTTGTAGTAATTGCCACATATACTTAGCATTAGAATATTGATCATGTGGATCAACACGACCCCGATTTTTTATGTTTGCTTTATCACGAATTTTCTTAGGCAGATAGTCTGGAAAATATTCTCTATAATCGTTGGGAATAAATAAATCAGGTTTCATATAATAAAAGTCTATTCCAGTAAACCAAAGTTCTTTTGGATTATATTGTAAAAAATGTTCCATGATAATAGGGCCGTACAGTACGCCTTTTATTTTTTTGCTAAGTTTTGCTATTGTATCAGCAAGCGTAAATGTAGGAATGGTTTTAGAGTATTTATCAATAAGATTCCTCTGATTTGTTTTCATTCCTAATAATTTCACCCCATATTTATCTCTCCATGTTTTTAAATACCCCGCCGGTTGCATTTCACGATTAAATTGTACATTCATACAAAGTATATCGCATCTCTTACCATAATTCTCCACATAAGCAACTTTATCTAAAAGAAAAATAGCGCCGTTTGTTCTTATTACGCAATCGAAACTGTCTATTTCTTTACCGAGATATTTCCCTTGTAATATCGGAGACGGGCCAACAAATATTACTCGTTTCTCTTCTACCTGCTGCTGTAATAACTTTTCTACGTTCAATATTTCTTCCTTATAACACAGGATGTATCTTTAAATATTTCATCTGGAAATTTAAGTACTTCATTAAAAGCCTTTCTGACTCCTGGATGATGCTTACTATTACTATAATCATGTAGCGCCAGGAAGCCATTTATTTTTAATTTTGGCCACCATAAGCCAATATCTTCCTTTACATTAAGAAAATTATGATTAGCATCGATATAAATAAACATTAAAGAGTTATTTTGAAACATTTTACAAGCTTCTTTACTTGTTGTTTTTATTTTATAAATATTAGAATACTTTTTACAAAGTTCATCAAATTGCTTTTCTACTATTTCCATAGGATATTTATATGAAGAAGCGTCATTTTTATCATATCCGTTTTTCCAAGCATCAATCGCTATAACCTGATCAAAATTTTTTGCAAATATTTCTGTACTATCTCCTACGTAAGAGCCTATTTCTACAACTTTGGCAATAGTAGGATCTATTCGCTTTACATAAGCACATAAATCTTGAAGTCCCGATTTTGCATTTCTAGCTTTTCGTATACTAATTTTTTCCATTATATCTCCATACGATAATAATACATCCAAAGTTCTTCTAATTCATCATACCCTTTATTTAATTTATCCCTAGGGGATTTATCCCAAGGCTTTTGACTTACAAAGTGAAGTAGTCTTACTTTTTCGTTAGTTATTCTATACAATAAATCTCTATTTCTACTAAAGAAAATTTTATGTTTCTTACCTTTCCACATTCTCTTCTCACAATTATATTCTTTCGGAAGAATGTGAATCATCTTTTTAAAGTATTTATTAATAGCTTTTTGATCCGGCATTGAAAATCCCCGCCTTGAAAACTGTAAAATATTTTTATACAGCTTAAAGTCTAGATAGGGTTTATTTACAACAATGACGCCAGTATTTATTCCGCTTCGTAGATTATCGCTTCCTGATCCATAAGCCTGCACTCCCGCCAATCTTGCTCCACATCGAAAAAGTGGATTTAAATCTCCTAATGCAATAGTATCCATATCGATAAAAACAACTCTATCACAATCAGTATAAGAAAAAATATCAAGTTTGTAATACGTATTTTTTAAACAATCGTCTGTTATTGACATATTAATGTGTTTATAATTTTCAAATCTTGGTTTTACAAACTCTACATTATCATGTAATAAAGAAGCCATATAACCTTTATTTGAATTAGAAAGCCCCATATCAATAAATCGCCATTTATAATTTAATATTTTGGGACTATTTTTTACCACCGATTTATAAAAAGCAATAAAGCCGGGCATAAACGCATTATCTATCATTGACAGTAGAATAATTTTCACTCTTATATCTCTTCGTATGTCCTATTAAATATATCGATTTTACAGGGATAGAACTCTCCATTTACTCCTTGTATTACATAATTTCCTTTTTCACATTTCATGTCCCCCTCTAACGTTTTTATAACTAAGGCATTACTTGACTCCACAGATAAATGACAATGAGATTTACAAAGTTTTTTTATCTCATCCAAATTATTTCCATCCCATCTTATTGCTTTCACAATGATTGGCTTCTTTCTGAATTCTTTCCACACTTTAATTACCTCCGATCCTTAAATTCTTTTTCTTCTCTTCTTCTCCTGGATATAATACTCTTGGCCCGTATCCTTTGGATAACCCCCTCTCAATATCTCTTACTCCTTTAACAAGCTCAAATAAACCATTAGGTTCAACTGAAGCTGCTTGATCACTACCCCACAGATTATGATTCAACGTTATATGCTTTTCTATCCATGTAACTCCATACGCAAGCACTGCAAATGCATCTTTAATTCCGTAATAATGAGAGCTATAACCGATTTCTTTTCGAGGATACTTTTCTTTCAACCATTTTACATACTGTAAATATAAATCATCAATAGAAGTAGGATACACACTATTTGTATGCATAATAACATGAGGATCTAATATATTAACAGCTTTTTCTATTTCCTCCTCAGTACTCATGCCCGTCGACATTATCCTATAATCAAATAAATCTCTACATAATTCAAGAAGTGCGTCGTTGGTAATAAGAGCAGATGGAATCTTTACAATATCCACAAATTTCTTCATGAAATAAGCGCTGTCTAAATCCCAAACCGATGCAAACCAGCCTATTCCACAACTAAAACAATAATTATCAATTTCAGCATAATTGTCTTCATTAAATTCAATATCTTTTTTATATTGCAAATATGTAATAGGCTTTTGTCTCCAAGGTACAATTTTTTCTTTATTTTTCTTATCTTCAGGAACGCAGATATCCGGATTTCTTTTCTGGAACTTTACATAATTACAATCTGCAGCACTAGCAATTGTAATAAGTTTTCTAGCACTTTTAATAAACTCTAACTTATCATTTCCAAAGAATGCATTTAAGCCAATCTCAGCTATTATCTTAACTTCCATATTATACTACTCCAAAGATAGAATAAAAAAATTTGAGTCTATTATATTAGTATTTCTCTTCTACTGGCTTAAAATTATTTCGCTTGTAGATGTGAGATAATCGATTGGATTAACAAGTTTCCCGTTTTTCCTAATTTCGTAATGAAGATGAATCCCATACGATTTTCCCGTATTTCCCATTAACCCAATTACTTGACCTCGTTTTACCTTTTGGCCTTCTCTTACATAAGTTCTACTCATGTGTGCATATAAAGTAGTATATCCGCCATTATGTTTAATCTTTACCATCTTTCCATATACAGGGTGCCAAATCCAAACATCTGTAACTATTCCATCAGCGGTAGCTATTATCTTAGTCCTATCACTTGCAGTTATATCTATACCTTTATGAAAAAAGATCTCTTTTGTGAAAGGATAAATCCTATTACCAAATCCCGATGTAATTCTAACCTCCGGACTATAACATACAGGAAACACATTGGGAATATTATGAGTATACTCTTTCCTTTTATCAAAGAAATTTTGAACATTATTTAAGAAGCTATCAAAGCTTCCTGTTCCATTTTTAATTGCTGTCACTAAATTTTCTATAGAGGTATTTTGTACAGTATTATCAATACCGCCAATATTTATATATTGTTCCTTATTATAAAGAGAAACTACAATATCTTTAAGCGTTTCTCTATACTTAATTTGATTACTCTCCAAGTTGTTTATTTTCTTTTCTTTTTTCTCAAGTTCCTGTTTATATGCGGTTTCTTCTTTTCTTAATTTATTTTGATACCAAATATTTAAATCGATAATAAAAAATATAAAAAAAAGAAAAAGAAATCTCCAAAATAATTTTTCATTCATTTTAAAACCTCTCCTACAGGCGATTTAAAACTTTCACAACCTTTACAAAGTATCTGTTTCCTTGATGTACTTTGTAATTATTAGTAACTGCTTTAGGACCAATATTATAAGCCATAATGGCTTTTTCCCATGAATTAAAGTAAGTATATAGCCACTTAAGATATTTTAAACCCACCTCTATATTATGATAAGGGTTCCAGGGATTAAATTTCTTTTCTCTATTCCAGAATTTCTTTTCAAAATAACTTATATAAACAGGATTTAGTTGAAAGATACCGATATCCCCGGATACCCCTCTGATATTCCGCCAACCTGATTCTACTTCAATTATTGCAATTGCTATATCAGAGGGGATATCATATTCTTTACATTTATCTATTGTAAAGTCTTTTAAAGGGGAACTAAAAGAATATAAATGAGTAAAAAAGTACAATAATATAACTACAAAATTCTTCATTTTCCTATATCACATATAAGCATGGTATGCTATCTTCTTATATAAATCCTCACTACATATTTCACAAAATCCAACATCTTTGATGAGGAACTTAGAAAGATCTCTAACAAATTTTTTGTCTTTGATACTCATATACCAGTTAACATAAGAAACAGGTTTTTCTTTTTTATTAGAGAATTCGTTTCGATATTTATCATATTTAGAAATTGTTGATTGAGATAATCTCATCTTTATAAAAGTTTCATACTTCTTATATTTCTTATTATTGTGAAAAAATTGCAATAATAGATTATTTACAATCTTTCTTTTATCGTATTCGATCTTTTTATATGTCGCTAGATGATTATCAATGTAATCTTCAAAATTTAAATTATTTTCCTCATCGATCACAGAATCTTTATTTAGACACGATAATCTTAACTTTCTATATATTCCCTGTTCATAATCTAATTTTACAAATGAATGGTTTTTCATCTCTGTTTTGAAAAACTTCTTAGCCTCATTCATTAACTTCATTTTAAAGATATTTGTTATATCAAAATTATCATCTATTTTATTAACATCAATATATTTAACAACTTCATTTAATATAAGATAAGCTTCCATTTTAAAATCTTGGAAATCGTCATAATTTTTTGTCCATTTCAGTAATTTCCCGCTTACCTTATTAACTAAAGGTTGATACTTTTGCCATAGCTTTTCCATATTATATTTGACATTCTTATTATTCTTAATTTCTTTTATTAATTGTTTATCGCTTTTAATTTCTTCTTTTATCTTTCTCATTTTCTTCTCCTTAAAATTATATTAGTCATAAGTTATAAGCTCCTAAAAAAATGATTTGCATAACTTTTCATGAAATACCCCCTATTATCGAGGGATATTCCCCTTCTATATATGTATTTGTCAAAGTAGAATTATCAGAAAACTGTTGCCTTACTCCGACAAACAATTTGCCTTTTGGAGTTTTACCTCTAAAGGTTATTTCAATAACTTCTTTCATTTGGCCAAAACAATTGGGAAGTATATCCCCAATTGTTATATTTTCAATGTCTTCTTTAGAAAACCTTTTCATATTATCCTCCTTGTAATCAATTTATTCTAACAGTTTAATTTCTTTTTTAATTTCCTTCTCTAACAAAAGAGAAGTATCTTTAGTGTTTACTGTAGTTTGACGTCCTCCGGTAATTTCTGCAAGCTTTTTCATAAACTCTTCTCCTTTATCTCCACCAGGGCCAATATAAATAATATTGACTGGCGTTGCAAGTTTAAGCGCTTCTTCTATTGCTTGAGATTCAGAATCGGGTAAGCCATCGCTAATAACAATTATTGTTTGTCTTTTACTCCGCGGCAATGTCGTACATAAACGGAAAGCTTCTGCCATATTTGTTTCTCCTGCTGGAAATGTTTCAATTCCTAGACAAGCGCTTTCTGAAAATGAAATATATGATGCCCTTGGATAGTCTTGAATTGCTTCCATTAAAGCATCAAACTTGGATTTACCCTTCACATATTCTGACATCGATCCAGAGCAATCAAGCAATAAAGTTAAACTTGATTGCGCTTCAATTCTTTTCTTTTCTTTTTTTATGTCAGCTAAACCTTTTTTTAAGCTATCTGACAATGATAGCATTGAATCTTTTTTAAAAACTAAAGCTTTTTTCATATTTCTACCCTCTCTTCTATTTCATTTAATATTTTATTGCATAATACAAAGAGCCGATCAATACAAGCCTCTAATTCTCCCTCGCTGTCAGTACTCTCAGCTCTCGCTATTATGCTTGAAATTTTTTCAAATTGCCTCTCAGCTTTTTCAATAAATTCATCATCAATTAGGTCTTGAAAATAACAATGTTTAACAAGCGTGAGAAGATTAATAGGAATATATTCAATGTCTTTCTTTTTTATTGAGTATTTGGCTTTCGCTATTACAGCAGGCAATGGCCTAATTATTTCAAAGTTTTCATGCATAAAAACTCTATGAGTCCCCGTATGAGAAAGCCATTTATTCTTTTTATCTACAATACAAAAGGCTGGAGGCGGCCTATCATTCCTTTTTTGAAGAGGATAAAATCTAAAAGATCTTCTTCCTCTTGAATTTAAACTGCACACGATAAAGACCCTTCTGGTATAAAATTCCTTTAAATTTGGAGTCCATACCATCGGATCTGATTCATGATTCGGAACAATTTTAGTACATGCGGTTGCCACGAACTTAGACGGATTCTCTTTATCAAATGTAAACATGAAACCGTCTCCATTTTGCACTTTTCCCACGAGGCAGGCCTTTCTGTGGCCTCCAAAATCCTTCTGCTCGTGCTAATCGATACATGTATCGATCAACTGCTCGAGCCAGATCAACTGATTTTTCAGTAACTTCACAACAAGCTAAACTTACTTGTTGCCTAAAATCTTGAGGCATTTCTTCTTCTAACCACCGCCATCGTCGATAAGCGATGGCAAGAGCATAGGGAAAATGTGGACGAGGGTCATTGTATATCTTCTTCATTTTATTTTCCTCCTTAACATCATTTAATTTTTAGGAATTAAATTCCAGATAGCTTTCTTTTTATTTTCAAATGCGATTCATACAGACAGCGAATCTTTCCTTGATTGTCAATTCTAAGCAAAGCTTCACCAAGCGTATTTTCAGTACCAAAAGTCTCTCTTATTCCATTACATTCTTTGTAAATTCTCCAGAAGAATTTGGTTTTATAACCATCCCAGTTACCTGATCGGGAAATGATTCTAGATTCTTTAATGATTTCATATCCACGGAAGTACCATTTCCCGTTTTTTCTTTTAGCTTCTTTTTTTAATTCCTTGATTTTAGTCTTATCATTGTCATTCATTTTTCTCTCCTTTACATTTTAAATTCATTAGTTATAATACTACATTCTGCTTACAATGTAAATATATAACTGCACCTGGAAATTAAACTGGGGCTAGCCACCAGGATAGCTATTCTATAAAATAACTACATCAGCATCGACGGGCTCATATAAAACCACATGCCCGCTGGCTTCTTCAATACTCTTGACAGAAGCTCCCGCCCAGCCAAACGGGCCTCCGACTCCGAAAGGGTCAATTTTAATAGCATTGAAAAAATCAACGCTATCCATGCCTTCCCAAACCTTGTTGTCATCAACAAAGAAAACTGCGTAAACATCTTCGCCCTTGTCGACGACTTGATCTTTTATTACTGTGTCATACTGCACAGTAAATTTCACTGCTACCTTTTTCATTTTTTCTCTCCTTATCATAATATTCTGCTTACAACATAAGCATATAACCATGCCCAGGAATTGAACCCGAGCCTTATACCACTAGAATGAATAATTGGAATTATAATTATTTATGATAAAATCTTGCTTTTATTCTCCCACTCTTAGTTGTGTACAATTCAATAGCATTCTCCCACTCTACACTTGAAGGGGGGTCACCATAGATAACAACCTCTCTTCTTTCACTGTCATCTACCCACTTATAAAAAGTTTCCTCCTCTATCCAAGAGTGATCCGAAAATATTACTTTTGCGTAATCCCTAAATACTTGATAATCTATCTCTCCATCCGTATAGAAGCACATCGCTACATCTATACCCTGCTCATAAATAAGGTAATCGGGAAGGTCGCTTATCCTAATAATATCTCCCATCCTTATCTCCTTTACGTTTTAGACCCGCCGGTCATAATATTATATTTCGCTTACAACGTAAGCTTACAATTGTACCCAGGAATTGAACCAGGGAATTATTCATAATAATTAAAAAGAACAGGCATTATAAAAGCCATATACCGGAATTTATTATACTGCTGCGATGATACAAGAATCAAAGGATTAAAAGGTTCCGCAGGTATTTGTACTTCCAGAAAATAACCGGAAGGAATATTCTTTAAATAGTCACGTAAATGATCGTATTCGATAGTCCAAGTTTCTTTTGTGTTCCAGTTTTTGGACATTTTAATGATTATGTCCGTGTATATGAGCGGTATCGAGCTAACAGGATATTGAACTAAATATTGAGTTTGTAATTTATATTTCTGCATCACCCGCTTGTGATCTGGGAAATTAATATTATCAGATTGAATCAGATATTTATTTTTTAGATCAATATAATAAATTCCTTCGGGCAAAATTATATCCTCGTCTGTAGTTTCAACAATATACATTCTCTTAGTATCGGTACTTACAAGAGAATAACCTGTTGAGAGGATATGACCGAAAAACGGCAACCGAGTGCCTTTCCCGGCAGCTACCTTCAAGTATTTTATCAGCGGTTTTAAATCTTGATGAATAAAAATCTGATCTTTTTCTTTCATTTTGTTATCCTCCGTTTTATTCTATCTATCAAATTTAAAATAAACTCTCGGTTCAATCTCCCCAGGACGTCCAACGTCAAACCCGATGGGCATGATCGGTTCTAATTCATAAGCTCCTAGAAAGCCCTCGAGAAGATTCTCTTGATCGATTTGATCAAGAGTAAGAAAGATTGCCTCTTCAGCTGGAGATAGGGAAGCGCCAACATTACCTAAGAACCAGAGTTGACCGAAATTGAGATTTTTAACCTCAACTTCAACTCTGTACCATGGGTCATCAGCAAGAATGATCCATTTTGGAAAACTCTGCCCCCGCAAGGCTTTCCTAAGATCATTTACAGATGGGAATTTATACTTCCCGTTTGTATTGATCGTTAGAGATAGAGAGCGAGGGGCTGGAGCTCCTTCTTTCTTTACTCCATCCCAAGAGAATCCAGGGCGGATTGAAAAAGAATATTTCATTTCTCTCATTTCTCCTTTCATTATAATATATTCTGCTTACAACGTAAGCTTACAGCCGTGCCCAGGAATCGAACCTGGGCTAACCACCAGGACGGCTAATTCCAATTTGTTAGTACTGCAATTTTTCCAAAAGCCACACATACCCATCCCATTCATAGCGAATAGGATGAACGATAAACCCGTCTTCTCTCGTATGGTTGCGAAGATATCTTTCTACAGCTCCAGGGCTTCTCTTTATAATTCTGTATGGATGATCTTCCTGCTGCTGCAGAAACCACATGAGATCAATGATCTCATCCTTCTTTCCGTTCTCCCAAATTTTTACCACGTCATTTCTCATTTCTTCACCTCTCCATTTTAATAATCTTCTCCAGGTTCTCTTCTTAGAACCTTTTGAAGTCTAATTTTATATGCTCGAGGACTTAGAACTTCTAAGTCCTCATAATTTTTGACGAAATCAAAGCACTTTTCCATATTCCCCTCAAAGAGGACATCTGCCCTTTTGAAGGAAACCACAACCCACTTTTTCTCCATCTTTCTCTCCTTTCTTTTTCATAATCTTCTACTTGCCATACGGCGAGCTATATTCCTATAAATATATCACTTAGCGAACTTTTGGCCCCAGCTTCCCCCTCTAAAATTTTAGAAAAAGTGCAGGCTCGGGCCCACCGGGACGCCCCAAATCCAAGCTTACAGGTCGGATATGTATCCCACCGTGAATGTCCAAGAACTTGTCGAGAAGATTCATTCGGCTCCCATCATCGGATGTGACATATTCTTGGTTAGCCTGATTCATAACTGAGAGAATTTCTCTCTCGGCTAAATTGAGAGTTGCTCCAACTTGGCCAAGAAAGAACAATTGATCAAATGTCATATCCCTGATATCACATTTGACTTCGATTCTCACATCTGGGCCATCATTAACAATAGTCCAGATAAAGCCATGCCCGTCCAGGGCTTCCCTCATATCTCTTACTGACGAGAAACTCCGCTCTCCGTCAGTGAGAATTATTAAAGTCATTGAGTGCGGGTCTGGCACTCCATGCTTTTTTGCCCCATCCCAGAAGAATCTAGGGCGAATTCTAAAAGACCGCTTCATTTTCTTCCTCCTTTAATAATATTATTAGTCTCCTTTAACAGAGACTCTTCACTATAATGCCCCCCGCAATATAGACAATATAAGTAATCTCCATACCCATATATCTTTATATCAGATAAAGATATGGGATCGCCAACATTAAGCGCTTCAATTGCACATTTAACATGATAGCGCAAAGGATTCGCTATCACTTCATTATACATAGTACTATTTTTCATTTTCTTTCTCCATTTAATGATTTTCTACTTGCCATACGGCAAGTTACAGCCGTGTCCGGGAATCGAACCCGGGCCTAACCACCAGGACGGCAATCCCTCTATTCCTCAAATTGCTCCCATCGGGAGCTATAAATATATGCTCCCGCGCAAGCGAGCATCTGCACGTGTTTATCACAAAACTCGCCGCCATCACCTTGACCCCACCACACATGCCAGACGCCTTCAGCGTCTTCCGGATACTCGAGAATCCCTGCAGGGTTCTCTAGCCCGCAATACGGACAAGATTCAGCATCTCTTAAAATTTCGTCAATTGTCTTCTTCTTCATTTTCTTCTTCCTTTAGTCTGTCACAATAGACATTACCATTTTCATCTACTCCCGAGTTACATCCGCCACCAAATGGCGAACATGACAACCCGGACGACTTCCAAGTGTAATCATAATACGGGCAATCATCACCCGACATAATTTGAGACGGTTCTTTATTCATTTTTCTCTCCTCTTATAATTTCATTGCTTTCCTTCATTAATGACTCTTCACTATATTGTCCTCCACAATACGGACAATATAATGAACCACCATACTTATATATCTTTATATTAGATAAAGATATATAATCATCAATGTCAAATGCTTCGATTAAACATTTGACGTGATAGCGCAAAGGATGCGCTACCGCTTCATTGTACATAGCATTGTTTCTCATTTTCTCTCTCCATATAAAATTTTATTAGCTTGTCCGCCATCCACAATTAAGACAGCGAACAAGGGGATCATCCCCCTCCAATCCGGTTACCTGAAGCTCCTGCTCTCCGCATTTAGGGCAGGGCTCAATCGGATACCCGGAACTCATTCCAAGTACCCATTCCACACCAACAAGGTTAAAAACCTTGCCGGATATTTTAATGGTTTTTTCTATTTTCTCCATTCTCTCCCTCCTCTAGCTTTTTTATAATTACTTCCATACTATCAGTCTGGAAGTAATTACTAAGACGGCTTAACATCATGTCAACTGTGCCGTCTTCTTTATCTGGAAAAAGCTCAATGCTTTTTTCCAGTTTCCTTTGTTCTTTGAATAGGCTATTAACCCGTTCTCTTAGTTGCTCAATTTTAGCGCTGTATTTTTTTACTTTCCTTTCAGCGCTCTTTTGAGCAATTATTTTTTCATTGAGTATCCCCCTATATTTCTCAGTCACATCTTTTTCTCTTTCATAAGACGTAACTTCCTTTTCCCCCCAACAGCCGCCCCTCATACCATCGGGGGATTCCTCAATATAATGACTTTCAACTCTCTGAACAGGGTACACCGTATATACCCGCTGTTCATCAAGGTCAATCTCAATAAGTTTAGAACTAAGAATTCCTTTTATTCCCTCTCCTTCGGATATTTTTCCACGTATCCGAGTTTCGAGCTCAATTCTCTCAGCTTGGCGCTTAGCTTCGCCGAGAGAAGATAGAGCCCCTTTCATTCTAGTAATCTTTTTTTGAATTTTTTTAATTTTGGGGAGTATCTCTTTTTTCAGGTGGGTGACTTTTTTAAATCGGGGCAGTAAAACTTTACGCCCCCAAGCCAGGGCTTCTTGGTGCCGTTTTCTTAAATCGGCTTCCCTGGCTTCTTTTTCAGCTATTTTATACAAGCGATAGGCTTCTCCCATCGCTTGCCATTCTTCTTTTTTTAAATATTTCTCAATTCCTGACTCCCAACTGCCATCTTCGTTCGGGTAGAAGACAGCAATCCTCTCCTCTCTATCGTCAGGGAAAACCTTAACGACAGAGACTCTGGGAGTCCATGTCCTCAGGCTGACTTTAGTGGGAACTTGCCAATCCCACTTTCTAATTTCAACCCGAGGCTCTGCTTTTCGGAGCGGTGTGGCGATAAAAAACCGCTCCTTTTCAACCAATCTACATTCCCACCACTCGCCAATGGTGGGCTGAAAACAAGAACGGCGATCTATCAAAATCACCTTCCCGTTTTCGTTTTTTCCAAAGAACGGCCCTTTCGAGCCGTTCTTTACTTGGAGGAGTTTCATTTAAATATTTAAATACAAAACTGATCTACGCAAACCAGCATTGATACTCGATCAGCTAGTTTGCATACCCTAGCCTTTCCCAACGGCCGACCGCTTGCCTTTATTGCGGTTAGCGTCGGGAAAGACACCAAAACGATATCGACGCTGCTGTCAGCCTCAAGCTCATCAAGAGCTTGAATGATAGCTGGAGGCAGCTCAAAAGCCATCTCCACATCGACCCAACCTCTAGAATTCTCGATCTTTTTCTCGATTTGCTTGACCGAGAATCTTCTTACAGTTTCACAGTCGACACGTGACAGCACCGTGCCATCTGTGAACTTGAAATCGTGCGGACTGGAGAAATTTACAACTCGCAGTCCATTCTTCAATTTTACTTTTGTCATTTTTCCTCCTAATCTAATCATTTTTTCGTTTCCAGCCGCGTGGGATTCGAACCCACCCCGGCTAATGCCGGTTCCCGCATCGGAATTTCACCTTGCGGCCGATGCCCCTGTCTGCAGCCAGGCGTCCGGGACTTTTTTACGGTGGGACACTCACCGAAATTTCATTTTTAATTAACTGCATTATACCCCCCTTTGCAAAAAAAGTCAATAGTTTTTTCTAAAAAAATAAAAAAATTTTAATTTTTTTCTGGAAAAATAGTAAACACATGTTTACTACTCCTATATCTCTAAAATCTCTAATTCTCCTGTCAAATTTAAGATTGCTATATCAGCTCATCCCCAAATCCCCATACCTGATTTTTATCATAATAATCAGCTATATTTATTTCAAGTTCAAGTGGAATTCCTTTATTCTCCGGTCTATCTTTCTCAAATTCTTCTTTTGCTACTTTAAACAACTCATTTACCTCTTCTCTATGTGTATATCCTACAATAGCGTCATGTACATTTCCACATAATCTGCTTTTCAAATTATTTTCTTTAATATATTTGTTTAATTTAATAGCCATTAATATCATAATTGCGTTTTCATAACTTTGTACTGGAGAATTTAACGCTATATTTTTAAGATTTTTAATCACTCCTTTTCTATCATCCTTTCCTTGATATTTTAATTGTGGCAGTCTCCTGATTGCCCCAAACGGGCTTCTTACGTACCCATCAATTTCAGCCTGCCCTTTTATCTCATTTGTACCCACAATTTTATCTATCCAACTCTTCAATCCACTATATTTTTCAAAATATTTACCTCTTATATCACTAGCTACTGCCCAACATTTAGCAAAATAAGATTTATTAGAAATAGATTTAAACATATCAGATTTATCATCATTTAATAATGAAAGCATTTTATCAACCTTGTTTTGCAAATTAAAATCATTTATATATTTAATTACGTCCCTCTCACCCCATTCTTTCTCAATAACAGTTTTAGCAAAATTAAAAGCTGTTGCACCGAATTCTAATTGAAAATTGATTCCCTTGGCTTTAAATCTTATCTCTTTTATATTATCATCCCCAGCTTTTTTTAATTTAATAAACTCTTCAAGAGATAAATCCCTTCTTAGTACAAATTGAGCAGTCATACTATGCATATCGCCACCCAATTCTGTAAAAACCTTCTTCATTTCTTTATCTTGACTATAAATAGCTCCAATACGTAACTGAAATCCCGATGCGTCTTTTTCATCTATAACATAATCCTCGCTCGGGGGAATAAATATCCTGCGATACCATTTAGCTCTTTCTCCGTGTTTCGGAATATTTTGTCCATTCGGGTTTTGACTCCAATTCCTGTGAGAACTTGTAAGAAAGGGGCCAAATGTGGGGTGTATTCTATCATCACGCTTCCTATATTGAAAGAATCCTGAATTATCTTCTCTTTTGCCCACAAAGGTATTCATAAGAGTCTTCAGGGCCCTGTACTCTTGAATAAGCTTAGCCTCTTTATGTCCATCGTTAATCCATTGAATTAACTGATCATCTCCAGTTAAATATATATTATTTATTTTTAAATCTGCATTTAATTTTTTAATTAAACCGGGCTTAGGCTTTTCTTTACTTCTGCCATAATCTTTCCATCCTAACATTTCCAATACAGCCCCCAATTCATTACCGCTATCCAGGTCAAAGTCAACTTTTAAAGATTTTATTATTTCATCTTTTTTTTCACTTATTAATTTCTCCAATTCTAATGAATATTTTTCAAGTAAATTCCAATCAACACACATCCCCTCTAATTCTATATCTAGAAAAACATTCACAGCTGGCATAACAATATCATAAAAATATTTTTTTAAACTCCATTGGCTCTCAGGAAATTTTTCTTGTACAGGAAAGGCTCTATCAATTCTTTCTATTTCCTTTACTTGTTGTTCATATATCTGATATGTAACAATAGCATCCATAATAGCATAGGGATATCTAACTTCTTCTGGAATCCTGCTATAATCATTTTTACATTCAGGATATTTCTTTTTATACAAGTCTAATTCTCTATCATATCCCCCGTGTATTGTATAGAGCCATGCATCACTTTTAAGTGATGAGCGTTGCATTTCGTTTATAACATGACTGGCATTCCATGTATCATGATATATGTTGATATTTTCTCTAGGAACCCCTTTTAGAATGAAAAATTTTGTATCATATTTTCCATTTTGCATGATAAGCATTTTATTCTTAATAAATTCTGAAAAAAGATATATATCAACTTTCTTCCAATCTAATAAGTAACCGGTTATACCATCAAAGGAGATAGTTACTTCGAGTATTTCGCTATCAGGATGCCAGGGATCTAGTAATTTAGTTTCAATATCACAGGCCATCTTACAAGCTTTATCTTTATTAGCCTGCAGCCACACGTTAGGGTCCTCAATTACTTCTTTCTTTATTCTTTGTTTTTCTATTTTCGGAAATTCTATCATAAAAGCGTTTCTAATTTGATGTTTAGCAAAAATGTAAGACCAATTATCAAGGATTTTATTTTTTCTAGGGTTGATAAAATTATATAAATTGTCAATCGGGAAAATTATAGAATCTAAATCAGGAGCATAAAAATAAGTTTTGTTAAATATAATATCATAAAAACCTTTGATATCTAAATCGTCGCTTTTAATAATAGAATATAACGCCCTGCCTACTGTAATAATTTTACTTTTTGGTTTTATATACTGCTTCAAGTCTATACATCTGTCGGCATAAAAATCAATTATTTTATTTGGTTCTTTATCTAAATTGAAATTGAAACAGTTCAAGACAAGTATATCTGCATCAACTATACTAGAAATAAATCTTAAGAAAATTTCTCTAGTTTTATAATTATAATTTTTATCTAAAACAACTACAAAATCATAAGATTGATCTTTATTAGATTTAAATACTACTGAATCGATCATATTATAATATTTTTTAATATCGAGGTTTCTATTTAGAGGCTTACTAAAAATCAATTTGCTCCCCTTTTGCTTCGATATCTATTTCAAGATTAGTTGCTTTAATAAAGTTTAAACAATTATTTATCTTTCATTATTAACATAAGGTATTTGCTTGATCATTCCATTCCACAATTTAACAAGATATAATTCGGGAAATTTACCTCCTCCCGCTTGCTTATGTCCATGAATATTATGCAAGTTATTTACATCAAACCCTTCCCTAGCCCTCACTGACACTTTCCCGTTTACAGCCTTTTTATTACCCCCCTGAAATGTATTAATATTAATTATATATACAATATCATCATATTTCTCAAGCAGCTTAGAGCAAACAATACTTACTCTAGAAGAACCATAATAAAGAATAAATTTATTTCCTCTATTATCAATTCTAATTTTCATATTCTGTTCAGCATTTAATAGCTCTTCCTGTTCTTTAGCGATGCCCTCCTGTATAATGTTATGTTCATAATCTGTCCAATACCAATCTCCTCCCTTCTCAAATTTAGAAAGCTGGAGATGAATAAAGGGCATAAACTTCTGCCAGGTTTTCTCTTTCGCTTCATAATCTGTACATTTCCAAAGTACTCTATTAAGATTTTGAGCTTCTTCCCATAAAGGGGAGCCTTTATTCCAAGTATCATATATATTTATTAAATCAACAAAATGTTTCACAATCTCAGGAATTGTTTTTTTCTTATCTTTAATAAGCCATTCGTAAAAAAGTAAAGTTCCTGATTTTGATATATCCACATAAATATTATCGTCTGAGGGGAGTTCCAAGGACATCTCATGGTGGTCAAAAATAAAGTAATTTTTAAAATTACATTTAATATAATTAAAAAAAGAAACGCTAATTGAAAAATCAGTTATAAATATAATATTATCCTTTCCCTTATAATCTTCAACTATATACTTCTCGTCATCATTTTTCTCTTCACCATATATAACAGGAATATACTGATCAATTGGCAGTTCAAAATATTTAGATAAAATTATAGGAGCAATACCGTCCAAGTCTATATAATGTGTCAATAAGATATTCATTTTAAACATAAACCCCCATTTAAGAAACATTAACTAAAAAAACAACTCAATATTTCTTTCAATCATTGTTTAGTTCCAGTTCTTTTAATTTTAAAAATCCATGTTTCCATTCATTCCATATTTTATTATTACTCAGATCCTCCTTTAAACTTCCTACATTTCTAATAATGTACGAGGGATGATATAAAGGAAAAATTGTATACCCAAAATCATCATCCTGTAATATCTTCTCTTTATACTTACCAATACCATTTAGTCCAAAGGCTTTTAATGCGTTATCTCCAAAAGGCACAACAATAGTATATCCTTTCTCCTTTAAGAATTTAAGTTCATTATATAAACCTTTCTTACAGTAACGAACCGCTTTTATCGAATCCGGATGAAAAAAATTATTATTGGGCGGCCTGCAAGAAATTCTATTTGTCACCCATTGTATATTTCTCTTAATGCCTACTTCAGCTAACATTTTATTAAGAGCTTGCCCAGCCCGCCCTACAAAAGGGCGTTTTAATCTATCTTCATCTTTTCCAGGAGCTTCTCCCATAAATATGATCCTACCTCCATACGCCCCCTCGCCCCACACCTTATTTTGTCTTTTAAATGGACAGAAATTACATTCGCTTTCTTTCCTTATAAATTTAAACATCTTATTTATGTTCTCCTCAATAATAGATAATTAAAATTCACACATCGCCTTTAAAAATATTTTTCCACTCGTCCTTACTTAAAGTTTCTTTTTGAAATAATTTCTCATCGAGATCAGTTTTTTGAATCAAAGCTTTTTCAATATACTCATCTAAACTTTCTTCAAAAATTATAGGATTAATAATAACCCGTTTACTTTGTCCAATACGGTGAAATCTTTTTATACTCTGACTCCAATTTGTATAGCTAAAATCACGACTGAAATAAATTACCCGAGAGCATTCAGTTAAATTTATTGCTGTACTCATTACTCGAAAACTGCCAACGAGCAGATTACTATCCTTATCTTGCTTGAATCTTTCTATCTTAGCATCTCGTTCTTCTTGAGTTTTTTCAGTATTGCCGTGTATAGTAATTGGATTATATTTGCTATACCGTTCTGAAAGTAAATCAATTGTTCTCGGATGAAAATCAAAAATAACCAGTTTTTCCTTTTCTTCATTTAAATAATTATTTACAAGAGAATCAAGAATATCAATCTTTCCATGATGCTTTTCAAATTTAAACTTTTTTACAAGGTCTGCTAATGTGCGTGAATAAACAGGGTCAATCTTCCCTTTTAACAACTCAGCATTTTCATAAGCGAGCGAAATATATGCAAATTTATTTCTTAACTTTTTTGGTACTAATCTTCCATCGTTCTCTTTCTTGATAATTGTAATAACATAATTAACAAGAGCCTCGTAGATTTGTTTCTGCAAATCACTTAATTCTGCATATACATTTTTAATATATAATTTAGGCAATTCAAGAACTTCATCTGATTTATATCGTACTACTAACTTTTTAAACTGCTTTTCCCACCATTCTTGTTTATCTTTATAAACATAATTTACGGCATAATCACTAAATCTATTACCTATATTAGCAATATCATCAATCCACTGGTAGTATGATTTGCCTATTATATTATTATCAAGAAAAGTTATCTGATTGTATATTTCATCAAATCTATTTGGAGTAGGAGTTCCAGTAAGCACATATCGAAAATCAAAATACTGTTTATGCAAAAGAATTACTTTAGCCTGTCGAGATTGAATAGACTTAATATTATGAGACTCATCAAGTATAATAGCTCGTTTATTACCAAATAAATCCCAAGGGATGACAGGTTTTCTATATTTTTTATTTAACCTACCATTATTTAACTTTCTAAACCAATCATCACTAAGCGTTAAGTAATGCCGATATGTCATGATAATTACCTTAACATTAGACAGGTCTTGTTCAAATGGATTTCTATTACTATTCGCTTGTGATATTAATATATTATCTTTCGTAAGAAAATTAGAGAAATGAAGTAATTCTCTTCTCCAGTTATAAACGCCTTCTGAAGGCGATACGATTACGATTTTATCAATTTCGTTTTCAGCATACAATTGATTCAGTAAAGAAGTAACAATATACGTCTTTCCAGTACCCATTTGAAGAAACAATGCAAGTCTATTCTGTTTAATACCTTTTCGTATTGCGTCAAGTTGAAAATTCTCATAGGGCGGTTTCCCCTTAATAGGCGGCACGATAAGATACTTCTCATCAAATATTTTCCTTCTAAATTCTGTTTCCGGTTGTGTTTCTTTAAGAGATTGCTGCATCATTTCTTCTTCATTTCTAACAATAATCGTATCAATCTCTTCAAGTTTGTATTTAATCTTTATAAAAGAAGAAGCCTTACCATACCATGCTTTATACTCAGGGTCATACCGAAATTCTTTAGTACTTTTTATAATATCTTTTATACTATTGAAATAATCACCATTGAATTTTATACCAACCAACTTAGCTGGCTCATTATACTCTACCTTAATCATTTTTTTATCTCCTTCTCATTTTGGGCGGATTAAATAGAATTTTTGCAGGATCCTTTTCTTTTTCTGCATCCTCTCTACATATATAAATATACATTTTTTTATCTATTTCTTTAATGTCAAATCCCAGAATTTTATAAATTATTTCAAGCGCTTTCGGATTAAATTTGCCTGGTATAATGTATTGATCAATTTCTTCTTCCTTTATTGGAAAGAAAGATATAAGCTGGTGATTAAGATTAAGTCTGTTTTTATTTTTTCTAAACTCATTTTTAACTTTATCGCTTATGTAATCTATAATATCCAAATTCTCTAGTATTTCATACACATCTTTATATTCACTACATAACCTCTCAACTATTTTAGTCTGTATTCTCGGCACACCAACAGGAATTTCATCACTTGCGTCACCTTTTATCACTTTGTATAAAGTTACAGAATCTACAGTGGGTTTAAAGTTATATTTATTAATAAAAGCACATAAATCAATAATTTGCTTATTTCTATATAGGTGTGTATTTTCACTAATACAGCGAGCCCAATCTAGATCTTCAGATATAAGCAAGTTTTTACTTTCTTTTGAAATATTTTTTAATATATAAGGAACAATATCATCGGCCTCATATCCTGTACCATAAACTATTACATATTGTTCGCTTTTATTAAGAAGAATAAGTCGTAAATAGTCCATTCCCTTGTAGAAATGTTTAGGCCTTCTAAATCGAATCATTTTATAACCGGGATCAATCATTTCTTGTCGTAAATTATACTTAGAATCATGGTTATCAAATAAAAACCAAAATTTTGTATTCTTTTTAGCGAAATTCCTCTCCCATTTCAATACGGAATTTAAAAATCCCCATATCCCCCCTGTTATTATAGTGCGCCCCTTTACTCGATGGGTCATATTTTTAAATATAGAATAATTTCGAGTATACCAAAGATTTGAATCTACTAAAATATTATCATACATATAGTATCATTCAGTTAATGTATCCTGTAAATATAATCGAAATATTTCTTTTAACATATTCTTATTTGAACTTATTTGTTGTAAGAAATTATCTAAATTTTTATTATCATTTACAATACTTTCAATATCTGTTTCCTTAAAAGCATCATATCTTCTTATTAATTGTTCAAATTTTTCTTCATTTTCTATTTTCTCATTATTCAAGTTAAACGGAATATATTTATTAATTGCCTCAACAGAGAATATATTTAATTTAATAAGAAAAAGTTTAATAAAAACTATCAACTCTTCGGGACTAACATCCCCCATTAAATCCAAGGTACTTGTATAATTATCATCTACATTATTACTATAGTCTTTATAAATGTATTGTATCTTAAGTTCATGTATAATTGCCGACATAATTTATTAATCTGCTCCTTTTAATACTAATTAATAGTTACTCCGTCACCTTACTGTAATCCGGTTGATAGTAAAAGGTAGAAATCTTCCCCCTTTTTTTATGCCATAAGTGCGCTTGCGCTTCTTTAAGATGACTGTGACCTTCAGCATAAGCCCATGCACTTATAGGAGCAATAGATGGGAGTACAAGTACTCTTACTCCCATTTTTTCCATTACCGAGTATGCATGAAGGTGCCCAGTATGAATCTCTCTAAACTCAGTTTTACCCCAAAGTTCAGGCACTTCTCTTGCCATAATAAGCGGAATACTATCTATTTTTTTCTTTCTCCCGCCACTTTTCGTACCATGATCAAATCCGATAAGACATTTGCCCCATCTATAGTATTTCCGAAGCTTAGGTTCATTATCAATTTCTACTTGATTTGTTGTACGATAATGATGCTTTAATGTCTCACCTAGATAATAGGCCCTTTGTACATCATGATTTCCGGGAATAATAGGAACAATAACGTTGGCAATTGTTAAAAGCATATCGATTCCTCGTATTGCCATTTCCACTCCATAAGTGAAGCTCTTTTGATATCTACAGTCTTCATGCTGTACGGTACCGGAAAACGTTGTGTTTTGAGCATTATCAACATTAAAATAATCGTTGCCTATTGGAAACAAAATTCTCGAAATATCGTATTCCTTACAAACTTTAATAATATTATCTACACATTCTATAAATTTTTCTCTCGTAACTTTAATATCATAATTTGCATCGCCCGTTTCTTCTCCCCATGCAAGTAGTCCTAGATGTGTATCAGGAATAGAAACTTCTAACATAAGATCGTTATTCTTTATGTTTCTCTTAATTTCGGGATATTCAAATTTATAATCTTTAAGAAACTTCTTAATTTTCTTAGCTGCTGTTTCTATAGACTCCTCTTTTCTTCTTTCAAAAACAGCTTTTATTTTACATTGATAATTTCTATTTACTACCCATTGATTCTTTTTAGTAGATGTGCCGTTTATAACGCCATCGTTCCATGACAAGTCTTGCTCTTTATATTTTGCTGATACGTCCCAGTAGTTCGTAGTAATTGTATAATTTCTTACTTTCCATACCGCCATATCGATTTCAGCATAAGTAATCAAATCTTCTAAAGTTTTAATATCCGGAGATACCGATACAATCGTCTGTTTTTTGTCGCTTACTGTTCTTGTAATAGTTGTTTTATTTGAATTGTTAAAATCTTTCTTAAACTCTACACGTAATATTCTTGTTATGTTATCATTAAAAGTTTCATAAGTAAAATTACTTAAAACCTCCCTTTTACACTGATCTATATTATTTCTTACCCAATCTTCTCCTTTTTCTTTTAAATAAAAACGAATCCACTCTGTAGAGTATTTAAATCTTTTATCCAACCCCTTTTTTTCTCCTTCTTTTTTTAATCTGTTTGTGATGAAAATCTAATTTATGCCCCCTCCTTCTTGATTTCTTAGCCTCTAATCTTCTCTCTTCTCTATTTTTAATTCCGGGCAGGGTAAGAAACTTTTTTATAATTGTTCGATTATTAACAACATATCTTTTTTGATAAGCGTAATCTTCAAACTTTCTGACAACAGAGTATTTTCCTTTTGGAAAAAAATCATTAAGATTTTTTCCTTCTGGAATTTTTTTTACATCTTCTTCAGTATAAAAAAGAACATGACCTATTATTCTCATAATTATTTATGCTCTCCTACACTTTTTTTGTAATAACGTTATTATATTTATCTACTTCATATCCTTCAGATACGAGCTTCGACTTATTATCAAAATATTTCCATCTGTTACGAGGATCAGTTATATCGTTTAAAATTTTTTTAAGAAAATATGTACAAGGAATTTTTAATTTAAATCTTTTTATTTCATTTGTTACAAGATTTCTTATTATAAGTTCATCTACTTTCATAATTACTTTTTCTATTCGCCATTTTACTTCCTTTTCTTGAATAATCCCCCCACTTGGTGTAATATCCTTAAGGGATATATCCCCCCTTGAAACCATACAGTTAAGCTCCTCAGTTGTAAATTTCTGCTCATATTTAACAACTTGAATCATAATTGGATAATGCTCATTTATAAGTTTTTGACGTATATCATAAATATTCGATTTCACATCTTTTGTAAAATCAAAATTAAAATCAAATAATTTTTTCTTTTTGTAATCTTTTCCTACATAATGATAAAGAGTAACTCCTTTATCCGTTATGATAGGATTATGTAAAAAAAGGGGGGATTTAGAACAAAAATTTTTAAATCTTTTTTCAAATTCATCTAGAAAAATTCTCACATCAATTTTTTCATCATTTACTATCATTTGAGTATTACCTCGTTTCCTATATCTTAGTAATCTTTGAACTTGGATAGAGCAACATGAATCTCTTTATTAGTCAAGCCTATAATATTATAGGCGTTCTTATCTTTATCAGTAAGATCAATCTGAATTAGAATATCAGAGTCATCAATAACATTGATAGCTTCATAAAAGCTCCTTCTAGCGATCCAAAATCCATACCCAATTTGATCTTCATCAATTTTTTCAACGTTTACAACATGTTTAATTCTGGTATAAGCGTCGTCATCTGACTTTATTAATATGTGTTTTTCATCTATTGCCTCTATGTAAACTCTCTCATTTACCTCATTATAAACGAATTGCCCTACAAATTCGAGGTTTTCTAAAAAAGAGTCTTTTTTAATATGAATAAATTTATCATGTGTGTATAAATTTATAATATCATCTGAATCTAAATTTTCAGGTATCTTTAATTCTAAATATTCAACAAATTGAATTTTTATTTCTTTATTTTCATCGCAAATAAAAAGTTGTTTTTTATCTTTATTAAAATAAATTTGTAATTCTCTGAACGGCAATGCTTTTATAACAGAAACAACCGACCTGTTAAAATCTGCATGATAATCTATTTCTTGATCACTATTTAAGACGGCTTCATAAAGACACGTCCCATCCGTACTTACAATCTTATTCTTATAAAAACGAACCCCCCCATAATTTCTAGCCGACTCATCACCGGCAAATTCCAAGCCTTTTATCATTTTTTGAATGCCCTCAGAACTTAGGCTAAATTTCTTCGCATTATCAAAATCAAAATTTATATAATAAAAAAAATCAGAACCAGAGAACGAGTATAAATTATATTCATTATTTCCCACGCAAAAAGCTTTATTTTCTTTTACTTTTAACTCCTCAAAAATAGCACAAAGAGCAAGTAATTCCTTACCTGCTACATAGAAGTTATCCACTTTGTCTGGATCAACAGTATGCTGAAATTGAACTTCAGCAATAAAATTATCGCTAGTTATTCTAAAAACAGATTCTTTAAAATCGAGATAAACCTGATTTTCATTGGCCATTCTAACTAAGTTAGAAAATTTAGAAAATTTCTCTGTAATAATCTTCAATTTGCTTCTCCTTAATGCTTAATTTTTTACATGATATAATATATATTAATTTTAAGAAAATTTTAACTAACATTACACTATGAAGAATTTAACAACAATTCAAGTATTTATAGTGTTTCCAAAAAGAAAAGATAAATGGAAATATTATATTAATGACAATCTTAAAGATAGTCATACTCTCCATCGTGATAAAATTCAACAACTCATATTACAATATATAAACTCTAAAGCTGGTAATCAAGTAATAGAGCATCTAAACAAATATCATGCTTTCATAGTATATACAAAACAGAATAAAGTATATAGATTACAAGTCGATAAGGAGTCAGCATTTAAACAAATGAAAGAAAAATTCAACAGAGAAGCATTTAATGCAGATAAAATTTATAAAAAAATAAAAAAAGAGCAAACAAAAAATGAAGATGATATGTTTATCTCTCAAAATAATGCGCTATTGAAAAAAATCTTAAAATAATGTATCTTTTAAAAAAAACGCCTATGACCAACTTAAACGAAAAACAAAAAGAATTTCAATATCTTATTAACGACATTACTAATGAAAAATCACTTTATTATCTTTTCACAAAGCACACAAAAGAACCGTCGTATAAAACAGAATATAAAATTATTTACAGACTTGTTAATCTGCAGTATGACGATCAAATAATTGAAAAGTTTTTTAAAACTTTTATCTGGAAAAATACAAATCTTAAGCAAAACAGAATAAACTCTCTCCGATCGTCTATCCAAAAAGCCAGAGTCTATTATAATAACCATAAAAGCAAGTTTGACTATGAATATGATATAATTATTGGACAAGTAGACTACTTTACAGCTTTGACAGTTTATGAAAGAGTAACGCTTAGGGCAATTTTAAGAATTGCAAAAACTATAGGCCGATTCGATAATTTACAACTATCCTTAAGAAGAATAGCTAAAAAATCAGGAATAACTCCTCCTGCGGTTAATAATAATATTAAGAAACTTATAAAAAAAGAAATTATAGCAAAAGTAAAAAAAGGTAAAATGAAAGTAGCTACAATTTACACCATAAACAAAGATAGGATACTTAAATCTATTTTTTCCAAAGAAAATCTAAAAATAGATAGCGTATCTGTTAAATCTAGCAAAAATAAAACTAATGCGAGAATATTCGGCGGGGGGGAGTTGGGCAAAACAGGGTATCTTATCTTAAATATGTTTTTAGACAACCCAAAAAAAGAATTTAGCATCCAGGAAATATCTAAAGCATTAGCAATAAGTTTTCCAACCTCTAAAAAGAAAATTGATTTTTTAGAAAGAGAGAAATATTTAAAATCGAGAGAAGTAAAAACTAAAGGGAGACCTAAAAGAATGTATAGACTAAGAGATTGAAAGGGGGGACTTTTTTAAATAGATTAACAATTCTTATATTAATATATATATATTAATATTAATATATGAATTGTAAACCTATTTAAAAAAGATCCTAATATATACTCCTGTTAAATATGATAAAAATATAGAAAATATGCCCGCCAAGTGCCGACTTAAATTTTTTTCTGTTTATGTGTATATTAGATATGTAAAGTAGAATTTGTGATATTGTATATCACATTTAAAAGATCATCTGAATAGATGATATAAAAAATTATTTATATTTATTTATAGGAGGCTATAAATGGGAATTAATGACTTTACAGAAGATATGTTTAACAGTGCAATTAAGAAGCACAAAGAGGAAATTGAGAGAGAATCTCAAAGAGGAGCAACATTTGTAAGAAATTTTGAAGATATAGTGTATTCTGCACTTCAGACAAATCAATTAAAGTTTATACGAATTATTGGTGTTCCGATGGAACACAGATTAGCTTATGATCCATTATATTCACCAAAGCTTGTTTATATTTCCTGGATAGAAGACGATGGAGGAAATAGAATGCGGGTAGTTTGGCCTAATAGGCTAGAAGATAGAAATTGGCCACTTTATCGAATAATGGATAAAGTTCTCTCTTATGATTATATAAGAGAAACTAATAGTAAACTTTATCATTACAGTAAAAAATATCCAAAGCTTTTCAATAGAGTATTTAGAAATTTACGTATAAGAGACATGGATCTTAAAGAAGATGGAGAGTTGACTAAAGAATGCAGGGAAAGTATTAATCCTTATGAAACAGGATGGAGACCATCCCAGTATGTGGTTATGAATGTTATTGATAGAGCCATGTACGATTGGCACAGAAAAAATAAGCATACAGTAATTCTTTCAAAGAAGTCAACTTTAAGAACTCGTTTAGATGGATCCCAGTATTTTATATATGAGCCGGGAGTACCTAGGACAGTATATGATCTGCTAATGAGTGATGAAATTGCAGGAGCGTATGGATACTTTAAAAAGTATGATATTATTATTAAAAAGCTTAATGGGGATCCTTGGTATAAAATGTATCACCCAGAAGAAGAGAAAAAGTTTATGGGGTCTTTTAACTCAAAGCAAGAATTTCTAGAAGAATATCCTTTTTATAATCCAGAAGTGCATCTTGGAGATTTAACAGATGAAGAATTGAGTTGGGAAAAATACAATTTCGATAAAATTTATAAAGTTACTTCGTATCAGAAAATCCTAAATAGATTAGGAAATTTTATAAAAGATTATGATAGGAAATTCAACGATAGGTTATACGAAGAATTGGAATATCTTGCAGAAGAGGAAAGAAAGAATTACAAGGAAGAACAAGATGAAGATAAAGAAAATGTTAATGTTTATGAAGGCCCTAGTGAGAGGTCTTCTTCTCAACCTGTAGGAGAAAATCCTCTTCCTGTAAGAGAAAGATCAAGCAGTGAACGAGCTAGAGAAGAAAAGTTTGATGTGGAACTTTTTAAAGAAAAAGGATTTAAAGGAATCGATGCATTGACTAGTGATGAGAAAAAAATAATTGTAGGATATGACGAGGAAAGAGAAACTTTTATTTATAGTACAGATGAAGATTTATTTGCATGTATAAATTCTAAAGATGAGAATGATCCATGTCCAATGATAACTCCTGAGAGTTTTTCAGTTTGCCCGAGGTGTGGGGCTAAATTTTAGATTAAAAAAAAGTTTTTTTAAATATTATTTGATTTAAAATGGTCGTCTACAGAATGATGAAAAAAAATTGTGGGCGATCATTTTTTTACTAAGTTTTTATGGATGTTAAAGAAAAAAATAAATATAGACAGAGCAGGCAATGGAAAGAATTTAGAAAAAGAATTTTAAAAGATAGAGATTATACCTGTGAAGTTTGCAAAATAAAAAAGAAAAAAGGACTGCATATTCATCACTTTGATGAATCTGCCTATGGAAGGGAAAAAGAATCAGATGTTGTTCTTCTCTGTTCTGTTTGTCACAGGCTTGTTGAGTGGATATTATCAAGAACTAAGAATAAAATAGATATAGATGATTTCTGCAACAATTTAAAGAGGGTATGCTATAGAGATTAAAAAAATTTTTCTACAGCTTTTGTATTACTAACATATTGTGATGAAACAAAAAGAATTATTGCCACATGAAAAGGCAATTATTAAAAGTAAAAGCAGGAGGAAGGACGGGAAAATATTATATAAGAATACGTGTGCCTATTGTGGTAACATTGTGGAATATTTCCACGGGGGGAGGCCTGAGATTTGTCCTGCATGTGGTGAAGATGATTATATAAAACCAGTTACGGAGACAAGGCTTTTTTTACTTCAGAGAGAATATTTTGATAGAAATAGAGACCCTGAAGTTTTAAGTAGCTTATATATTTTAATGGTGGAGTATGCCAAATCTCTTGTTAAGAAAACATTACCCAAAACATTCACTTATCATTTTGATAGAGTTGAAGAAAAGGCGGCGGATGCCGCCAGTCTTATAATAAGTCTTTATTTAGAAAAACCTGATTTCAAGATAGAAAAATCTTTTGCTGGATTCTTAAAGACTAAGATAAAACAGGTGCTCTGGAATAAAAAATTACAAAATGAAGAGGATCATGAATCTATTTACGATACTGTTAATGATGATATTGATAAAGAGATCTTACAACTTCCAAATGTATTAAAATTTGAGACAATTTTTCCTCATTATTCAGATTATAGACAAAGAGAGCATGAGAAGGAGGAGCTTTTAAAAGGGATTCGAAGTATAATTGAAAAAATATCGGAGACGGTAGAAAAAGAATATAATAAATATTATATGCTTCTTACACTTATAGGAATTTATCAATATATAATAAATCAGGGAAATATAGAAAAGTTTTATACATGCTTTGGCTCATTATATTCGAAAGAATTAATTGAAAAAAGTATGGCTATTATTTATGAATTTTTGAAGGATCATTAGAATTATGGATAATGTATATGCTAACACCTGGGAATATAAAATAAAGCGAGCTTTTAGAAAAAAAGAAAAATTTGATAAGATAGATATATTGTGGGAAATAGTTTCTTTAATTCTTTATCAAGAGTCTAACTCTACAATACTTATTGAAGTTTATAAGTTGTTTAAAGATAAGAAAGATGATTTTATCCGGCTTATATCTCTTTTAGACGGCAGGAAATTCGTTCCCCCTACCAAACGAGAGTTGGAAGAAGCTTTGTTATTAGCAGTGTTATATTATGAAAAGGAAATCGAAGGTAAAGATTGGACACAGATAAAAAATGAATTTGATTTTGATTTTTCAAGTGTAAAATATGGAATCCGAATTAAAAATCTCGATAATTGGATTAAGCAAAAAATACAGGAAATAATACGAAGGGAGGGCTTTTTATAATGGATGATAAAACTAAAAAAGAACTGGGAGAGCTATTTACTCATATAAATGATAAAGATATTGAGAGAGAAACTAATCTTATAAATATTGCTGAAAGCGATCCATTGTTTTCGTTAAAAAACGTTCTTTTCCGATTTTTTCAGAAGCGACTTGATGTTATACAAGAAGAAGAGAAGTTTAAATCAGAAATAAAAAATGCTATTAGAGAGAAAATAAATAACGACGAATTATCGTCAGCACAACTTATTAGTTTGTATCAAAAAGTTTGTGAACAGGGAGTTTATTCTACAAATGCTATACTTGATGTGTTTAAACCAAGTAAAGAGGGGGCAATTAGCCCTTTAGTGCAGCCCCATCCTAAGGAGGATATAAATTCTGCGGGAACAACAGAAGAGCTCCCCCCTGCACAAAGCGAAGCTCTTATAAAACTTGCCGAACTTGTAGAAAAGCTTAATAAAGAAAAAGAAAGTACAAAATAATTTAAAATTTTTTTGATTATATCGTATATTATAAATACATGATGTTATCATATAAAGAATTTGTTAATTATTATTATCGTAACGGGAAGTGTATAAATCAGCTTTTAAAGCCGAATCATCAGTTGAGCAATCAAGAATTGCAATCAAATTATAATAAATATGTTAGAAGAGAGCAAAAAATGAGAGAAAAAAGAAAGGAACAAATTGACAAATATTTAATAGAAAATGAGGAGAAAAACGAAGTTGTTGATTTAAAGCTGGAGGAAGTATATAATAAAGTCAATTTAAGAGATAAAGGGAAATGCCAACTTATGCAAAAATTATCACCTACCGATTATAATATGCTATGTAATATTGTATGGAAAGAGATGCTAAACATAATTGATCATGCTCATATTTTCGGTAAAGGTGCCTATCCAGAATTAAAGTACGATAAAGATAATATTGTATTACTTAATAGATACTCACATTCGATGCTTGATCGGTATAGGCATCCGATAACAGGGGAGCAAATAACTGACAGTGAAGTTAAACAGTGGTGGATATTTATTGTGGGTAAAGAAAGATATAATAGTTTAAAAAGCAAAATTACGGAAAGGATAAGATCATGAATGAGAAAGAAGCAAAAGAAAAACTCAACTCTTTTTTTAAGGATATGGAAAAAAGATATGGAAAAGGAACCGTATCGACCCCCGATACGATAGATAAGTTAAAAAGAACTGTTCCTCGTTGGCCAGTGACTTCACCTGTTATTTCTTATTCACTAGGTGGAGGAATCCCCAAAGGTAGAATTATTGAGTTGTATGGCGTAGAATCAGGCGGAAAAACATCTATTGCTTCATATTTAGGTGGATGTGTGCAACAAAATCTCGAACCAAACGAAAAAGTAATGGTTATTGACGTAGAGAACTCTTATGATCTGGATTATATGAAAACCATGGGACTTGATACAAATGATATTATCTTCTCTCAACCGTCTTCCGGTGAAGATGCCCTACAGATTGCTGAAGAGGCTATTGAAACAGGATTAGTTAAGTTTATTATAATCGATTCAGTAGCTGCGCTTACTCCAAAAGCCGAAATAGAGGGAGAAATGGGAGATCAGCAAATGGGATTACAAGCTCGTATGATGAGCAAAGCATGCCGGAAACTTTCAAGTATATTGAATCGATATCAAGCTACTGTTATCTTTATAAATCAAATTAGAGAGAAGATAGGAGTTTTTGGAGGTAATCCAGAAGTTACTCCCGGGGGGAGAGCTTTAAAATTTTTTACTTCAATTAGGATAGAAATACGTAAAGTTGATTTCTTGAAGAATGGTACACAAGATATTCCGTACGGATTAAAAACAAGAATTAAGGTTACCAAAAATAAGACGGCTCCTCCCTTCAGAAAAGGAGAAGTGGAAATTGTTTTTGGAAAAGGATTACAATTGGAGAAGGAATATGTAGTGTTTGCTATTGAATATGGAATTATAGAAAAAGCTGGTAGTTGGTTTTCTTATGGAAAAGAGTTTAGAGTACAGGGTATGGATAATGTGATAAATTATTTAAAAGACCATTCAGAGATATTTGAAGAAATAAAAGAAAAAGTAAATAAAATTTTAAATTAAAACATAAGGAGTAGAATAATGAAAAATTGTTTGTTGTACTTATTTTTATTAGTTTGGCCCATTGGTGTTGTACTAGGCATTATTTTTAGAAAGAGAATTGGGGAGCAACAGCAGAGAGAAAGAAGTTTAATTGGTATAGACTTCCACAATAGAGATGAAATTTTAAAAGAACAATTTTTAGCGGAAAGGAGAAGTTAAGAATGAAAAAAATAATATTGACTCTGGGTTTGTTTCTAATTGTTATGTTTAATCTATGGGCAGATGAGGTACCTCTTTTAAATGAGGAGCAGCAGGAAGAGGTGCGAAAAAGGATTGAGTCTTGGGATATAGATGTTCCAGAAGTTTTTTGGGATTCTGAGCTTAGAATAAAAGGCGGAACAAGTGAAACTTATAAAAAAAGGCCTTCTGTAAAAGATGTCTTTAGAGATGTTGTCTTTTTCAAGGAAGAAAATCTGGACGGCAGTATTACTTTCGCTACTATTGAGCCTATACAAGTAAAAGGAAACGAGGTAATATTATCATTTGAAATTTTTAGAGAATTTAATAATGGCAGAAAAATAGTTGATAATGCGATTTATTTTTATTTTCAATATTATAAAGATGAGAATTATAGCTATCTATATAAAATTTATTTGCCAAGCATCATGATGTCTAGTACTAACGGTTATGAAATTGTATTTGCTATTGTAGCGTATGCTTCTCATGTTAAAGCAATGGGCATTGAATAGTTAAAAAAGGAATATCAATGGGCGATTTTTTCAAACAAGATATATCAAAAAGAATTTTTGAGATGAAATATATGATACATGGAGAAAAAGATGAGGATCAGGTCTTTAAAGAAATAGCAGAAGAAATTGGAAATAATGAAGAAGAAATAAATATCTTTTATAGTGAAATAAAACAGGGGAGATTGATTCCAGGCGGAAGAATACTTGCTAATGCTCGCCCTTATTCAAAATTGAAAAATTATATTAACTGTTTTGTAATTGATATTGAAGATTCGATGGAGTCTATTACAAATGCTCTTTCTGAATATATGAAAATTTTAAAACAAGGAGGGGGTGTTGGCTTTAATATTTCTAAGTTAAGACCAAAAGGAGCAGAGCTATCTGTAGGTGGAAAAAGCAGCGGACCTTTATCTTTTTTAGAAGTATTCGATCAAGCGAGTAAAACAATTGAGGTGGGAGGGGCCCGCCGAGGTGCAAGTATTTGTATTTTAGATGTTTCGCATCCTGATATTGAGGAATTTATTGAATTTAAACAAGGCGATGATAATAAAAAACTTACGCAATTCAACATTAGTGTGGGAGTTACTGACGAGTTTATGAACGCTGTTTCCAGTAATATGGATTGGGATTTAAGATGGAACGGTAGAGTGTTTAAGACAGTTAAAGCAAAAATACTATATGATAAAATAATGAGAAATGCTTATTTGTATAATGAGCCTGGTATATTTAATTTTTCTATCGTAAATAAGTATAATAACGGGTATTATTTGTATGAGATAAAATCTCCAAATCCATGCGGCGAGATCCCTTTATCCCCTTATGGAGTCTGTTGCCTCTCATCTATTAATCTTACACAATTTGTGGTAAAATCTTTTGAAAGCGATGCGAGTATTGATTGGTCGTTATTAAAAAAATCTATAATGACTGGGATACGATTTTTAGATAATGTGGTTGATAAAAGTGAATACCCTTTTAAAAAAATTGAAAATCGTGCTAAAGGAGATAGAAGAATAGGTTTAGGGGTTACTGGATTGGGAGACGCACTTGCAATGCTTAGATTATCTTATGATAGTAAAGATGCCGAAAAATTTATTGCAAGATTATTTCAATTTTTCAGAGATGTATCTTATAAAGCTTCGATTGAATTAGCTAAAGAAAGAGGTACTTTTCCGAATTATGATAAAAAATTTTTAGAATCAGAATTTATTAAAAATCTTCCAGTTGATGTTAGGGCAGATATTAGGAAATATGGAATTCGAAATATTTGTCTAAATTCAAATGCTCCAACAGGAACAATTTCTCTTACGGTAGGTCAAAATTGTAGTAGTGGTATAGAGCCTATTTTTTCACTTGAATATGATAGAATTGTACAAGTAGATAATGAAGATAAAATTGAAAGAATTTATGATTACGCTTGGCTCCTCTATAGGGAGAAGTTTGGGGGGGAGGAAATTCCTGATTTTTTTAAAACAGCTCTTCAGATAGATCCTTATAGACATGTTGATATTCAAGCTGTAATTCAAAAATATGTTGATAATAGTATTTCAAAGACAATAAATATTCCTGAGAACTATTCTAGGAAAGACTACTCCAATTTATTTTATTATGCTTATAAAAAAGAAGTTAAGGGGGTAACTAGTTTTCGTGTGGGCTCAATGAAAGGAGTGCTCAATGTAATAAATGGAAAGGATGGTAATAGGCCTTTATATATATGTAGAACTTATGCTCCAAAGAGACCTCCAGAACTTCCGTGCGATATATATGAAATAAGTGTAGATAAAATAAGGCATATTGTATTAGTGGGGAAGCTTCATGGTACGCTTTATGAAATTTTTGTCACAAATGATCCAGAAAATAAAATAGAAAAAATTGGAAAGAAGACAGGTATAATAAGAAAAGTAAAAAAAAATCACTATCAACTTTCAATCGATAACGGAAATGAAAAAATTTGTATTGATAATATAGGAAAGGAGTTTGATGAAGAATATTCATCACTTAGTAGATTTATTTCAATGTCATTACGACATGGAGTACCTCTACAATTTATTGTTGATCAACTTCAAAAAGATAAGAATTTTGTAGGTTTTGAAAGGTCTGTAGCTCGGATTCTTAAAAAATATATTAAAGAGGGGGAAAAGGTTTTGACTGATAAATGTAGGGAATGTGGAAAAGACCTTGTGTATAAAGAGGGATGCGTACAATGTGTATCCTGTGGATGGAGTAAATGTAGTTAAATTTTTAAACAAAAAAATATATATTAAAAAATGAAACAATTGAGAAGGAGGATAGTTTATGTATTTAAGAAAAATTTCAAAGGAAATAGAAAATGTGGATGAAAGACAAATTGATATACGGGGTAAATGTGATCAGAAATTAGAAGAATGGGTATCCATGTTTAAGGGGTATGGTAAAACTTGTAAATTACTCTTTAATAATATAATTGTAAAAAGTATGAAAGGGGAATAGTTAATGAACCGTTTTGTTAGAAAAATAGAGGGGGGTTGAGAATTATTTTGTTAAAACACCCATTTGAAATGTCGAAATAAAACAATTGGAAAGGAGAATAATTTATGAGTATAAGAGAAATTTTAAAAAAAGTAAAAAATGAGAGAAAAAAACAAATTGGTATGCTGGGTAATCGTAGGCGGACACTAATAAAGTGGGTGTCCATATTAGGTAAAGAGTATGGTAATGCTTGTGAGTTCGCTCTTGAATATAATTGTGAAAAATATGAAAAGGCACTTATTAAAGTAATGGCAATAGCATTGATGTCTTTAAAAGATTTAACTTCATATTAATTAAAAAAAATAGGGGCCGATGTATGAGGGGCATCCTGTTAAGATATTCCCCTCTTATACAAACTTTGCCTCTTTATTTAATAAATTCAAAAAAAAAATATTAACAAAAATGCTTGAGAGTAAGGAGTAAATAGATGAAAGACAAAATTATTAAAAGAATTATCAGGAAAAAGATAATAGATTGGGTAAAAAGTATAGAGGATGAAAAGTTAAGAGAAGATATATACCAGGATTGCATTGTTACTGGAGGGGCTATAGTCTCTTTGATGTTGAATGAAAAACCGAAAGATTATGATGTTTATTTTAAAACTAGAGAAACAGTTAAAAAAGTAGCGAAGTATTATATAAAGAAATTCAATGAAAAAAAGAAGGGTAGTTTAGCGTTTCTCGAAGAAAGAGGGGATGATAAGAGATTATCTATACTAGTAGAGGATGAAGTCGTAGAAAATATTGTAGAAAGATCTGATGACATTCCCGAGGAAATTGTAGAAGATATTGTAGAGAGAGCTGATGACATTCCAGAAGAAGAGCTAGAGGGGGATGTAAAAGAAGAAAATGAAAAATATGTGCCTGTTTTTCTTTCGCCCAATGCTATTACATTATCTAATGGAATACAAGTAGTGATACGTTTTTATGGTACTCCGAGAGAAATACATAAAACTTTCGATTTCGTACACTGTACAGCTTGGTATCGTTATAGAGATAATAAACTCGATTACACTAAGAAATGTATTCGTTCTATTTTAAACAAGGAACTTATTTATATAGGAAGTCAATATCCTATTTGTTCTGTTATGAGAACGAGAAAATTTATAAAAAGAGGGTGGAAAATTAATGCCGGGCAGTATTTGAAGATGTTATTCCAAGTAAGTGAACTAAATCTTAAAGATATAAATGTTCTTAAAGAACAGCTAATTGGTGTAGATACTACTTATTTCATGATGCTAATAAATGCATTAGAAAAGAAGATAGAAGATGATAATGCTTTTGAAGTTGACACTGAGTATATTTGTAGTATTATAGACAAGATTTTTTAGGTTGATTTCGGGCCGTGATTGTAGGGTTATCTTGTTGCGGAGATTCCCCCTACAATATTTATTTGCCCTATTATTTTGGGAAATTGAGTGGGTTAGAGCTCGAGGTTTGTCATAAGTTAACAATTATTGACTTAGCTACCTCGGGCAGAACCTAATCCGTTATAAATTTACAGAGGGATGCTTGATGTAGTGGGGTTTGATATAGTAACCCCGCAAATAATGCATGATTTTATTCTACAATAAGATTGGAGGGCAGAATATGGAAATACGTTGTTATAAGTGTGAGAGTTGCGGTAAAGTAGTATATGATCTCTATGAAGAAGGGGGATGGATTTTTTGGGATGATAATGGATTTCGTATTACTTTTGGTCGACAAGACGATGGTATTGCTAGATTGTTTAGATATATAAGTGATATAAAATTACAGAATAACCGTATTGACTTTTGTAGTATAAGCTGTATGTTGAAATTCTTATTTATACAAGGGTCTCATTATAATCGTCCAGAAAGTATATCATTGACCTTTGAGGAGCAAAAATATAAAGAATTACTTGAGGATCTGATAGCATTTAGTAGTGAGCTTTTTAGCGATGGTATAGTAAAGAAAAAATGCTCAAGGAAAGAATAAAACTTTAAGTCTAAGAGATTTATGTTTTGTATCAAAATATTAGAAGAAATTTCAGATGATGTGAAAGAGACTTGTAATGATAATAAACAAAATTAATTATAGTATAATAACGGCAAAGGATTTATAATATTAGATGATAAGAGATGACATAATGAGTAATAATAGCCAATCCACATTGACTTTATTTCCTGAATTAGATGTGCCATGTAGTAAAAAGAAACACGATACCACAGAAAAACTTACACGATTGGATTTAGATGGTACTTTAAAAGAAAAAGTACAGCCTTTTTGCCGACTTAAGTATAGTGAAATTTGGGAAGATCCGATAAAAGGGCATAGGGTGGGTGTATTAGACGCAACAAATTATGAAGATGTAAAAAAAATAATGGGAGGCGAAAAGGCAGAGCTAATCGTCAATGATCCGCCATACAATGTCGTAGTTGGTAATAATAATACCAAAAATCTTTTTAAGAAAACTTTAGCTGACTATATGATTTTTTCTCAAAAATGGACAAAGAATGCCACCGCTATTATGGCAGGAGACGCACATTTGTATATATGGCTTGGCGCCGACCAAAAAGATGGTTTTCAACCGCTACCAGATTTTATGATTATGATGAGAGAACTCAAAGAGCTAAAAGCTAGAAATTTTATCACCTTGAGAAACCAAAGGGGATATGGAACGCAAAAAAATTGGATGTGGATAAGGCAAGAGTTGTTACATTATGTAAAAGGAAATCCTGAATTTAAAGTGGTGTATACTGATATACCGAAAGTATTAAAAGGATATTACAAAGTAATAAATGGTAAAAGAACTGAGAATATGGAGAGAAGTAAATCAGACACAATCAGGCCAGGAAATGTCTGGATAGATATTCAACAAGTATTTTACAGACTGGAAGAAAATGTCCCTGGTTGTTATGCTCAAAAACCTTTAAAAGCAATTGAAAGGATTCTTTCAACAAGCTCAACTGAAAAAGGTATTGTGGTTGATTTCTTTGCTCATTCTGGGACTACTTTATTGGCAGGTGAAAGGCTAAATCGTAAGGTTTGTACTTTTGACAATGACCCAATTTTTGCAGAGCTTACTATTAGGAGATTAGAGCGGTACAGGAAAACAGGAAAGACAGGATGGCAATGGAATAATCCCTTTCCCGAGGTTGATGGAGAACAGCAGAGATGGATTTAGGACAGTTAAAAGAATATGCAGTCAATTACAGTACAATACCAGAATACATGCAACTTAGTCTTAAGCGTTATATTGAAAATGGAATAAGACCTAGTGATTTTCTTTATGCCGTATTATGTAATGATCTCGTTGCAGCATATTTAAATGCTGACGATACAAATAGAAAGTATTTAGGCAATTATGCATGGTGGCTTATACAAAAATGCCCTATCGGTGCATGGGGGGACAAGAATACTGTTGAGAAGTGGATGGCTAATGGCGGTTTAGAAGGAATTGAAAAGGAAATTAAAAGTAATTTTTAATATATTGATAGAAGTAATTGAGTATTAACTTCATTGGAGAAAAGGTTCAAACGTCTGTAGAAGGAGAAAAAAATGGATAAGTATAATATTGATTATAGCTTAATACCGGAACACATGAGATCTAGCCTTCGGCACTATGTTGAAAATGGAACAAATCCAGGCGATTTTCTTTTCGCTGTGTTATGCAACGATCTTATTGCTGCATGTTTAAATGCTGACTACATAAGCAGGGAGAAATTAGTTAATTTTGCACGCTGGCTTATACGGGAATGTCCTATTGGAGCATGGGGAAATAGAGATATAGTCAAACTCTGGGAAATTAATGGGGGGCTAGAGGGGATAAGGACGCAGTCAGGTTGTATGAAATTAACGCAAAATTGGAAGGAAGTGAAAAAGAGTTGAAAACAAATTTCAGCTCGGTTGTTACAAAAGTATACAGAGAAAAATTATGAAGAATTCTGAAACGAAAAAGAAGTTATTGTTTTCAGTTACTAAAAAGGATTTAGTCATTACGTGGTTTTCTGGGAAAGGGCCCGGAGGACAACATAGGAATAAACACCAAAATTGTTGTAGAATTAAACATCCGGACAGCGGAGCTCTTGTTGTTTGTCAAGAAGAGAGAAGCAGAAAGGCTAACTTACGAAAAGCTTTTATTAGGCTTGTAAACAATAAGAAATTTAGAAACTGGATAAGGATTCAAGCTTCAAGAGAATATTTAAAAGATATTGAGTTAGAAAAGGAAATTTGGAATAAGGTTGAAGAATCTATGAAAGAAGAAAATTTAAAAATAGAGTATTTGTAAAATTTAAGTAGAAGAGAATGAATGCCTTGGCTCCGTTGGAGAAGGGGCATAAATAGATAAATAAAGTTGAGGGTATGGATGAGCAGCCGGTCGCTCTTGTGGCCGGCAATATTTTAATATAATATTTACTGAGGTTTGTAATGATAATTAATGTCGAAGTAATAACTATGCAGTTTCAACTGATAAAAGAAATAATTCGTTATGAAGATACTCTAGAAGAAACAAATACTCGAATATATGTTATTCACTATGTAGAGCAACCTGCTGCACCATATACTGTGCCTAAAACGACAGGATAACATGCGGAGGTGCTGTTATTTATTGAATTTCTTTTTTGATTGGTTTAGTATTAATAATCAATGTGATAAGATATCCCGGTTTTATTGGAGAAGGGGGATATTAACAGAAGTAAAGTTGAGAGTATGGATGAGCAACCAGTCATTTTCATAATTAGTAACATTTTAAAAACTATGATAAAGGGGTGAATAATGAATAATAAAATACCTTTGAGTTATTATGGTGGGAAGTATAGAATATCTGAGAATCTAATTAAATTATTTCCCCCTCACACAGCTTATTGTGAGCCTTTTTGTGGGGGAGCTTCTGTTTTCTGGTGTAAACCAAAAAGTAAAGTTGAAATATTAAACGATCATGATGAACGTCTGATAGCACTTTACAGATGTATGCAAGAAAAATCTGAAGAATTTTTAAGAAGAATTGAATACACTCCTTATAGTGAATCTGAACATAAAAAAGCGAATCAAATTTTAAAGAATCATAAACAATATACGCAAGTAGATGTTGCTTGGGCTGTTTTTGTAGGTATGAATCAAAGTTTTTCAGGTGTGGCAGGAGGGGGATGGGGGAGAGATAAATGGACAACTACATCACCAGTAAGGTATTTAAATAAAAAAAAGGTATTACAGCAGTTTTTTAAAAGATTAGAAAAAGTTTATATTAGTTGTTGTGATGCTATCAAATGCTTGGATTATTGGGACTCTGAGGATACACTTTTTTATCTAGATCCGCCCTATCCAGGATCAGATCAAGGTCATTATTCTGGATATACTGTAGAAGATTTTAATAGACTGTGTGAAAGGCTGGATACAATTGAGGGATCGTTTTTATTATCCTGTTATGAAAGAAGTGCATTTAAAGATAAAAACAGTTAAATCGGCGTCACCAAATAAACATAAATGTAAAAGTATAGAAACTGTATATAGAAAAGTAAGTAAGAAGGTGATGGAGCAGGGGTTATTGTTTACATAAATTAATAGAGAGAAGGCGGTAGATGAATAATAAAATACCTTTGAGTTATTATGGTGGGAAGTATAAAATATCTAAGAAACTAATTAAATTATTTCCTCCTCATATAACTTATTGTGAGCCTTTTTGTGGCGGCGCTTCTGTTTTCTGGAATAAATCAAAAAGTAAAATTGAGGTGCTTAACGATCATGATGAACGTCTGATAATTTTTTATAGATGTCTACAAGAAGGTTCTGAGGAGTTTTTAAGAAAAATTGAATATACTCCTTATAGTGAATCTGAACATAAAAAAGCGAATCAAATTTTAAAGAATCATAAACAATATACGCAAGTAGATGTGGCTTGGGCTGTTTTTGTAGGTATAAATCAAAGTTTCTCAGGTTTAGCAGGAGGGACATGGGGGAGAAGGATGAAAAGTGAATGTGGTACGTTAAATTTCTTAAATAAAAAAAAGGTATTACAACAGTTTTTTAAAAGATTAGAAAAAGTTTATATTAGTTGTTGTGATGCTATCAAATGCTTGGATTATTGGGACTCTGAGGATACACTTTTTTATCTAGACCCGCCTTATCCGGAAGCGGATCAAGGTCATTATTCTGGATATACTGTAGAAGATTTTAATAGACTGTGTGAAAGGCTGGATACAATTGAGGGATCGTTTTTATTATCCTGTTATGAAAGAAGTGCATTTAAA